AATTAAATTTCTGGCTTGTTTTTCTCATGCTGCTGATATAGAATATAGAAGAAAGGATACGGGTCATGAGAAGTATGACATTGGGATAGGTAATGTAACTCTGATTTCTGGGATCTTCTGTCTGTTTTAACAGGCGGGCCAGGTCAGGGAAAAAATGTTTTATAACCTTAACAAGTTCTACTGCAAGATGAAACTGTTCCAGATGTTTACGTGCCTCTTTCCGTGTCACTTTTGTTTTCATAAAAAAGCCTCCCTTCTTTACGTGCATAATGCGAAAAAATAATTTTGGGTTAATTATATTATCGCTTATTTTCCCGCAAAATGGGAGGTTTTTTTGCGAAAAATTTTTAATCGTCAGAGCTGGATAAGAGAATATTCTAGTGGTTTTAATTAGTAGAATATGATATAATAGGGAGGGTACTAAATGATTAATTTTGAATACAAAATAATAAAGGAATTTGAATGTTGTGGAAATCAGATGGTGACAGTTAGGATTGGAAATGCTGTACATGTAATGAGTTTAGAGGAATGGCATAAAGTTTATGGTAGGAACCATCAAGAAAAGTGGGAAACTAAGGTTGATTGGAATAGATTTGTACCAAAAAATCAATATAAAAAGAAACATGTTTCTTAAAACTGGTGAAATGAAAAAACACATGATGTAACTATATAGATGGCAAATAATCATCATCTGTAAAAATTAATATTGGATGCATCATGGTGTGTGTCATAATAAAGATATCTATGTTGCAAAAAATATTTTAATGAAAAGATTACGACAGACAGCATAAGATAATAAAATGTAAATAAAGAATATTATATTAAACAAATATGGTGTTAAACGGAGGAATTATATATGCTTACACGAGAACAAAATATATTCTTGGCGAAAAAAACATTTACAGAACTTGTATTTAATACTGCATATATAGAAGGTTGTAATGTAACTTTCCCACAAACACAGACTATTATTGATGGAGCTGTTGTTAGTGGAATATCTGTAGATGACATACAAACAGTTCTAAATCTTAGAGATGGATGGAAATTTATAATAAGTTCAGTGGATGTGGCTTTAACGTTAGAATATATTTGTAAGATAAACGAGTATGTATCAAGAAATGAAAGTCTTGAATGGGGAATATTGCGAAAAGGAACAGTAGGTGTTGGAGATTTTATACCGAGTATTCCGATCAAAGAAAATGTTCTAAAGGAAATTGAACGGATAAAGGGGATAAATAGTCCTATTGATAGAGCGTTAGAATATTTTGCATATGCCTGTAAGCAACAGTTATTTTGGGATGGAAACAAGAGGACTTCTACAATGGTAGCCAGTAAAATATTAATAGAAAATGGCGAGGGAATCTTGACAATTGGAAAAGATAATGCAGAAGAATTTAATGTAACCCTAAATAATTGGTATTTAAAAAACGAATTACAACCATTAAAGGATTGTTTAAGAAAATGTATTAAAACATTAGAGATATAGTTAATAGGATTATTTCATTGCCTGAGATAGGAGGTTTATATGATAGAAGTTATGGAACAGAGGCTTGCTGCTAAGAAAAGAGAATTAGAGCGACAGCAGGAATATTTTAGAATTGACATAAAAAATATGGATTCAGCAACATATGAGGATAATGCAATCAGTTCACTATTGGAAATTAAAAAATTGAAAACAGAAGTTGCTGAATTGGAATTTTGTTTACAGTTGAAATGATTGTTCTATTGCCTTTAGTATAAAATCGTGAAAACAAAAATCCATTTGTAGAAGTGTAATATATACACTTTTATGAATGGAGGAAATACTGATGGCAAGAAAGAAAGGAAACAATTATATTATTGATGAGGAAAACAAAATTGTAAAAATTGAGTTAAGACGTAGAAAAAAAGAAAATCTATGGACAATTATTGATCTTGACGATTTTGATAGAGTTGTAAAAAACTTTGGTTATACATGGTTTTCTGATTATAATAAAGTCAGAAATTTATTTTATGTTAAAACTTGTATTTATCTTGGAGTAAGTCAAAATGGAAATGGAAAATATAAATGCATTTTACTTCATAAATTTATACTCAATTATTTTGGAAAAAATAAGGTTGATCATATTAATCATAATACATTGGATAATCGGAAATGTAATTTGAGAATTGTTGAGAATGAATCTAATACTCAAAACAGAAAAGGTAAAAACAAAAATAATAAATCTGGATATAGAAATGTGTCTAAAAGCGGTAATACATGGATAGTACAATTGCAAGTAGATGGAAAGAATACAATTCTTGGTAGATTTTCATTAGAGCAATTGGATGAGGCTGGAAAATTTGCTGAAGAAATGAGACAAAAATATTATGGTGAATATGCAGGTGAAGCATAGGAAACGGGAAGTCGTTAGTGGAAACATTGACAGCTTTTTATGTGATTAACATAAAATAACCCAAAAAAGATGTTGACAAGTACCTGTTAAAACGATATGATATTTACTGTAAGGAGGATGACAGATGGCGAAACCAAAGCAAAATGGAGTAAGAAAATCTGTCTATATCTCAAAAGAACTGGAGGAATCTTTAGAAAAAGAAGCTGCCGAAAAAGGCACTAACTTTTCAAATCTAGTAAGAATGATTCTGGTTGAAAGAGAAGCGGATAAGAAAAAATAAGAATAGCGGTTCTCAGCCTGGAAAACTAGAAACCGCCATTCAGCTCTCCGTATGGTAAACCACACGTTGACACTTCTATTATATCAATTCTTTAGAAATAGTCAACGGAAAAATCCCATCACGGTAGACGCATGTCTCTGTTTTTAACAAAAAATGTCTTGATTTTTTATTAAAATAGCACAAAAATAAGCAATTTTATTATGTTTTAAAAATTTACAAATTTTAGAATTAAGCAAAAATAAGCTCTATTTTTTATCAGAGAGCTATGTGTTTACAAATTGTTCATAAAGCATGCGTCTACCGTGCCCATTACGATTGAACCTTGACAACTGAATCCATCCGCAACAGTTCTTAGCTTGTTCTGTAAGGGGTAATACCATAAATCCCCTGTGAAGTGCGTTATGGAAAATCAAAGAAAGGATTGATAGAAGTATGAAGTATACAGTTAGAGCAAGTAAAAGCGGTTATGCTGAAATTGAGGCAAATAGTGAAGAGGAGGCATTAGAAAAGGCTTGGTGCGCAGATTATAACTGGGAAGATGATGTATATGATATGGAAATCGTAGACGAGTAGAACATGTCTTATACATACGGGCGGTAGTTGTCAAAGGCTATCGCCTGATTTATAGGTTTTATGATGTTTTAGTATAAGGTCATTGACAATGTATATACTATTGTATATACTATTGTATATACTAATTATAAGGAAGGAGATGATTTTATGCAAGCAACAATTCAAAAATGGGGAAATTCACAGGGGATAAGAATACCAAAAGCGTTTCTTGAAGCATTAGGGATGATGGAAAATGATCTCGTGGAACTTAACAGGGTTGATGATAATATTGTGATTACGAAAGTTAAAGAGAAAAAGGAATTGACACTGGAAGATATATTCAAAGATTATGATGGAGAATATAAAGCTGAGGAATTTGATTGGGGTTCTCCTGTTGGGAAGGAAGTGTGGTAATGTATAATCCGAAGCAAGGAGATATTATATTCTTGGATTTTAGTCCACAATCAGGACATGAGCAGGCAGGAAGGAGACCCGGAGTAGTCATAAGTAATGAGCAGTTCTTTATGAGGACTAAATTTGCTGTGGTATGTCCGATCACAAATACAAGCAATAAATTTCCGTTGCATATCCCTTTAGATAACAGAACAAAAACGACAGGCGTAATATTGACGGAACATATGAAGTGCTTGGATGTAATCAGTAGGAATATTCAGTTTGTAGAGAAGATGCCAGAAGAACTGTTGGAGAAAACATTGGCATATGTTAAGGCATTTTTCTGATAAAATAGGATTTGAATGCTGCTGTTGAGGAAGCTATTGGAAATATGGTTGGATAATTTGGAGGAAATGTGCATGGAATCATATATTATTTTTACAGAAAATTCTTCAGGATATGTTAAAAATTTTGTGAGATCTGATGATATTAAACAATATATAAATGAAAAATATGATATAAATGTAACTACTGTTAGAAAAATAATAAAAGTTCCAAAAACCGATATATATATAAAGCAATAGACTGTGATATCAATCATGATATGAGATTGGAAGATAGTTATTTCTTTGTTTGGGAAAATGGTATTCCAATAGATAGATATAAATTTTCAGTTGATGTAAAAGTTGATGTGCGACAGATAGATTTTGATGAACTTATAGCTATTACAAAAAGTTTTATTAATGGAAGATTTAAAATCACTTATTTTGGTGAATTAGATTTTCTGTTTTATGATGATGAAGAGTATAAAAAATATAATAGTCGTAAAAAAGTATATGATGAAATCAAACACAGAATTGGGCTATATGATAAAAAAATAATTAATATTACATGTGATGAACAAAAACAAAAGGTTATTATTTTATATGAATGAAATCTAAGTTTCAAGTGGAGGGAATAATGTATGAAAATAAGTATAGACGAAATCAAAAAGGAACCATTAAAGAAAGAGCGACTTGCGTATAATGGTAGGACTGGTAACAGAATTGATGTTGAGGTACATTTAAGTCCTTTAAGAGCCATGTATAAAGTTGGAAAAGAAGGAGATAAGGATGTCAACCTATTTAGTGATTTAGATAGTGCTGTTGAGAAATTTAATTTATTAGAAGAAGGATGTTTATCATTAAATAATAATAAACATAAAGCGTATCATTGTAAATTATGTGGTTCTTACATTAAAGAGGACAATTTGAGTGTATGCGATAAGTGTGCATCAGAATATCAGTATTAACCATGAAATATGAAGATAATGCGATAAATGCGTTGCTGGAAATGAAGAAAGTTAAGACAGAGATTGAGCAGTTAGAATATTATTTGCAGTTGAAAACTTGATTTTATTGGAGGAAAAAATTATGACATGGCAGAATTTAGTTAAATCTCAGATAGAAAGTTTGGAAAATGACAGAAATAAAGAAGTGAAGAAAATGGATAAAATAAGAGAAAGTGATTCACCTGCTAATTTTTCTAAAAAGGTTGAAATTGCTGCAAATATAAAGTCGATAACAGAGTCAATAAATGTACTTTATATTTTACTTGGTAGAGAAAGGGAAGTAACAGAATGAGAGATGAATATGGAAGGATTAACAATAGAGCGCAAATTATAAGAAGTTTGGATAAACTCAGATTGGCACATTTTCTTACTCTGATTGTAGAAAATCCAGAGGAATATCCCAAAAACACAATGGAATGGTTAGATTGGTTGAACGCTGAAAGCGGAGATAACATTGATAAATTGTGAGGTGGTATGAATGATTCTATACACAAAAGACGGAGATAAAGTAAAATGCATCAAACTAAAACAGCCGCCCAAAATCAACCGTAAAAATGATTATTGGGATAATTTCGAGCAAAATATTAATGATCAGAAGACAAAATTTGGGTTTACTGTGAGAACAAATAGAAGTTTTTTCTATTTTGTATTCCGTGGAGAATGGTATAAAACTGATATGTGTAGTGTTGATGGGGTGGATTTGTGGCATTATCTTCAGGAGATGGGAGAGTCGCTTTATGACAGTAGAAGAATTAGAAAATGATTTTATCAGCGTGTGTGGTATATGTTTGGATAATGATGAGTTTGTAAATGAATTTTATCGATTGAAAGGTTTAAAAAGACCAGATAAAAGAAGTCCAATAGAAATACAGATAGATAATGCTTGTGGATATAACGCAGGTAAGGACTTTATGAAGAAGTTTACAGATTTTGTGTGGGAATTTGTGTATATTCCGTTGTTAAGACAGCAGATTGGATAGGTGAATTAATATGGAAGAGAATTTGGGGCGTAAAAGAATAGAAGAAATTAATAGAATAGCAAATAAAAGTGGTAAAACCAAAGATCCTCAATATAATAGGGGGTTAATAGCTATTAAGAAATTTGGATATGAATATGTGATGGGAAATCATGATGTGGAATATTGGTGTAAGTGTAATAATCTGTAGTGGAAGGACTTGTTATGGATTGTAAAGAATGGGAATCTTTAAAAACTGGAGATAGAGTAAAAAGACTTTTTGAAGGTAAGGGAACTATCATTGCAAGCTGTGGAGTTGGGCGAGTGGTTAAATTTGATAGTGGAAAAGTAGAAAGAATATCTGATGGAGATTTACATAAGATAGTCAGTCGAAAGAAAGGTGACGATTAAATGAAAGTATTATATTGTGATTGTTGTAAGCGTAAAATTGGAGACTATGAACAGGTGTATTCTATTGAAATAAAACATGGAGTTGATAATGAATTTATATTAGATGATGTTTGCGATGAGTGTTATGAAAAATTCAAAGATATTATAGAAAATGCTGAAAGATGGAGACAAAATAGGCAATAAATGTCTGATTTCAATAAGCTTAACAAGAGGTGTTAAATGAAAGAATTATACATAGAATATAAACCGTGTTCAAAAACTATCTACAAAAATGGGTATCCTATTCTTCCTATATTTTGTACATTTAAAGCACATGTAGTTGATGGAAAATGTACACATTCAGAGTTAAGAATAACGGATGATCTTAAATATATTTATTTAACATATAAATTAAGACCATCGTTTTTTAGGATTACTAATATAAGTTCAAAACCATTTATTACAAAAGATTTTAATGATAAACTTCGGAAATATAGGCAAATGGCAAGAAAAATAGATGAGATGAAAAAAGAAATGAAAGAATTATTATACAGTTAAAATTCGATTTTCATTGGGAGGAAATAAATGAGAGAAATACAAATAACGGATAAAGAATACGATAAATTAATAAAAAGACTCGAATTTTTTGATACTATGAGAAATAATTTACTTACATTTTCGTTTACATCTGTATTAGCTGTTTTAGGAGTTGCATTAGCGATGGATATGAATTCCATAAGTGCTTGGATTTGCTTGATTCCGTTTTTGCTAATTATTCCTTTTACTGCTCGTATATCATATTATAGATTAGCAAGTGCTCATATTACTTCGTTTTTAAAAAGTTTTGGAAAATTAGATATGCAATTTGAATTAGGAACTAATATAGTTAGAGAAGGAATATGTAAACACTATAAGTTGATTGCTTGGTTAATAAATCATGAAATGGTCTTATTAAGTATAGCAACGAGTTTAACATTTTATTTAGCATATATATTATCAATTAGCGAGTGGAAGTTATATAACTATATTAGTTTGCTTATACCTGTAATACTTACTGCTTTGGTTTTTATCATTGCAGATTCAACATATAGTTATAAAAAATTGATGGATGATTATTCTGCTAAATGGGAGCAATATATACATGAAAATTGAAATCCGGTTTTCATCGACATAAGTGAGGTGATAAAATTTAATGACATATATGGATGTGTTAGAAAAATGGGCTATTTATAGTAGATATGATAGGGAGCAAACATCTTTTAATTTGTTGTCTAATGCATATGGGTTTCATCAAATTGGAAAATTGATTGAAATGTTATTGTCCGAGTATGATGAAACAGGTATGCTTGCAGTAATTTATACAAAAATACAATTTGAGAACTTATTAAAAGAAACAAAGATTACAGTATGGGATGTGTTAAGTAACCCAGATGCATATAGGGCAGAAAAAGATATGTATGAACTTTTCAATACACCTATCGTTACTGAAGCAGAAAATGATTTTATTGGTAGACTTAATCATATATATTTAAAAATAACAAATGGAAAATTGATTGGTAAAGATGATGGGCAAATAAAACAACTGTTTAATAGTATTGAAAAAGTCATAGAGTCAATAAATAGATGTAATGTGGATCTGTTTATGAAGGGTGGAAAAATTAACAATGTACAGAATGTAAGTACAAAATTGTATATTTTTAATACTTTAGCCGAATGTCTTATTAATATAGAAAATGCACAAGATGGAATTTATTTTTGTTTTATTAGTGCAAGTAATTCAGCGGATTGTTTCTTTGCGTTTTTCTTGAAGAGTAATGGGAATATTATATCTGTTAATGATAGAGTTGATGAGGCGTATATTGGACAACATAAAAATTCCAGAAATGGAAGTTGGACTGAACAAAAAGTCGATGGTATATTTCCTTATGATTATATATTTAATTATTCCAAGCGTGATTATAAAGGCTATGCTTCTAAATATGAAATAAATGATGAAAAGTTAGATTTATATAATTTAGGAATAGAAGTTTTTATGCCTATTGTAATTTCAATGTTGTTGATTGTATTAAAATATACAAACAAGGATGTTGAATTGCCGTTGCATTATCTTGACAGTTTCTTGCCAGAGAATCAGTTAAAGATAAAAAACCATAAGTTAATGGTTATTGGGAAAAGTAATCTTATTGTTAGTCATAATAATGTTGATATTAGTTTTGATAATCAAAAAATATTATCTGGTGATTATGCAGAAGAGTTTAATTTTCATAATAAAAAGAATATTAACTATAAGGAAACAGGATATTTTACAAACGATAATCAATTAATGGTGGATTTATGGGGAGAGGGGTTTGTATTTGATCCCACTACAATTTTTAAATCAAATAATATATCATGTTTAATGGACAAAGAAAATGAATCATATATACCTGAATTTATTGGAACTGAAAAGAGAATGAGATTACAAGTGTATAAAGAAGCGAGAATGCAGCTTGCAGAGTATATAAAAGAAAAAATCTATCAAGCGTGGGTTGATTATGGCAAAACAGAAAAAATAAAAGAATGGTATCAACAATCGCTTCTTTCTAATAAAGAATTTATTTATCGTATGTTGATGAAATACGAAGAAGAAATTGAAAATGGAATTAAGTCAGAATTGAGTTGTGGATGGAGAAGAAGTGATGGCAGTATAAATATTTATATTACAAGAAATGATGATTATCCTTTTGGACATATGTTATCATCTGATGGAATCATTGGATGTACTAGAAAAAGAGATGGATGGAAATGGCTTTGTAATGTAACTGGCTGTGTATGTAATATGTGGTTTGTTATTGCTCCACAAACATGGGAACAATTAGAATTATTAACTAATCAAGAGGTTCCTAAAATTGTAAAAGGATGGAATGTTGATGGGCGTTCATATTACGGAAATCCACTATTAGATTCAACAGATGCAGTTGCAAGTGTAGGTACACCATTTGAACATAATAATTCTTATTCTTCTGATGATAAATTAAAAGATGCTTATTATGATTTTAAGGTGGCATTTGGTTTTTCAAAAAGAGGTTGGAATAAAATAATGAAAGAGTTAAAAGAGCAATAAAATGTTGCTTTCAAGTGGAGGTAGATTATGTTTGAATGGAAAGTTGAAGAAATGGTATTGATGAACAACCGTCATGATGTATATACAAGTCGTGGTAAAAGAAAAACAATTATATATGATTGTGAAGATTCTGTATCAAGAGAAGATAAAATTGCTTTTGTGGATAGTAAGACAGACGGAAAACTGAGTTATCTCCTTTCTCTAATTGAGAAATTCAATGCTGACAAAGATAATTTGCCAAAGAAAGACAGTATGTTTGGTGGGTCAGAAGTTAAAACGACATCTTTGAAGGCATGGATAAAGCGAAATGATACAAAATATTCACAAAATATAATTGATGATTGGCATAAATATGGAAAATATAATCTTTTGGGATGTGAAAGAAATATCCAGTCAAATACCAGAGAAACTTATGATTATTATGAAGATCTGGTTGACGAAGTGTTTCACAGACAGCTTATAAAATGTGAGGAAGAAGAACAAAAATACTTTCATGAGCATGATGAGTATAGTATTTTGAAAAAGAAATTTGAGGAAAAACAACAGCAATATGGAACAACATTTGGTGTTGGAATTGTTATGGGGAGTTGTGAAATATGCGTTGGTGATTTTGAAAATTACAGAGATATAACTATTGAAGAACTGAAAGAACTTCTTTCTAAATATGATCAGCTTGACGCATTTGTGGAAAAACTCTCGAAAGAAACAAATATTGGATATTAATAATTTTTACTGTTTTTAGATGGAGGTAGATTATGTTTTTATATAAAGTAAAAGTGGAAGATGCAGAGTTTAAATATGATGTTTTTTTCGGAGTTTTCTGTAATTGCCGAATCTGAAGAAAAAGTTGTTGAGATAGTACAAGAGAGGGGAGCTAACTACGGCGAAATTCCAGAGTATTTAGAGGTGTTAAAATTGAAAATAGAAAAAGTTGCTGATGTATCAAATGTAAAATCTGGATATGAAAATAGTATTATTTCCTGCAATTATATAAATGCATAATTAGAATACTTTTGAACATATAAAAATAAATATGGAGGAAAATTATGAGTGAATTTAAAGCATTAGACGGTGGAAAACCTTTTATGCAACCGGAGAGTCCGTTTTTCTTATTGACAGAAGATGAAGAAGGAAATGTGTCTTATTGCTGGTGGGATAACGAAGAAGGACTTCAAGAGGATGCAGTTGAGCGAAGAAGTAATGGAGAACGGATTATTTGCGCAATTGAAATTTCTTCTTGTAGAGATGTAGAAATTCCTCCTGAGTATACTGTTGATGATTTTATAGAAGAAGTTAATTCCGCTTATGATGATGCCAAAGAAAAAGGATTTGATAGCATTGTGTTGGTAGTAGAAACAGATACAGAACAGACATATTATATCAATGACACAGAAGATGGATTCCAGTGTGATGAATTTGATTATTACTTTGAAGATTTGGATTCTATTGCGGAAACACTATTTAATGAAAAGATTATTGGAAAGCCTATAGAAATTAGAATAGATTAGGCTTTAAAATTGTTTTTATGAGTGGAGAGGACGACATGAATATAAACCCAGATAAAGTAAAAGAATTAGTGTTATTGTTTTCTGAATTGGATGATGATTATCAAAAGGAATTGATGGGAAAAGCGTATGAGTTATCTTTAAAACAATCCCAAAAGAATTTAATTAAAAAAGAAAACAAAAAATTTAAAAGTGAAAAAGAATACAAAGAGGAAATTGAAAAAAGAAGTAATGAAAGAGCTAAAGAATCATTAGATTTGTTGCAGATATTTGATAAGATTGATGATGAAGGGAAAGCGCAGCTTGCAATCGTTTTAGATAAATTAAGTAACGGAGATCTAACAAGAAAAACAGATATTGAAATAAAAATTAATAGTAAAAAAGTTTCTTTAAAAGATTATATTGAAGAGGTATTGCCACAAGCTGATTTTAAGTCTGCTAATGAAAAGGCGACAGAATATTTAAAAGAAATAAACAGAAATTAGACAATAAAATGCTGTTTTTAAGTGGAGGTCTTGAATGTTTAATAAAAATGGGAAAAGAGTGATTCAAGTTGCGATTAAACATATTATTGAATTGCCAGAAAATATTTCAGATGATGAAATTGAGAAGTTTTTAGAAGAAAAGTATAAGGGAAAAGAATATCAATGGTGTGATGGAGATCAAGATGTTTTTGGTGAGTTTTAGCAATGAAAGGCTGGTTCAAAGGAACAAAAGGAGAACAAAAACTATGTTATTCATAGGGAATTGCAAACAAGTATAATAAGAAAATACCTTAGAGAAAATAAGATTCCAGATATTAAAAAAAATCTAAAATATTTAAAAAGGAAAAATATAAGGATAAAATATTGAGAAAAATTGAGTTTTATTACAATTCGGATAAACATTTTTGTTGGAACTGCATGGAATGGTTCAAATTTGATGGGAATATTTTAGAACTTGAAGAATGTCCAAAATGTCATATTAAAATTCAAAACATTAATGAAGTCGATATAAATTTAAACAGTTTAACAAGAAAACATCGCAATAAAATGTTTGATGTAATATATAATAGCGAGAAAGTATTAGGATTACATAATGGTTTTGATGTGCTTGATGCAGAATTGCTATTTGAATTAATAAAAAAATTAACACCAAAGAAAAAAACGGAACTTTTTTTGTATTTCGAAGATGAAAGTAATACTAAAATTATTGATTTTGTTAATAATCATTGGGAATATGATAAATCATTGCTATGGAGAGAAACGTTTAAAAGATTAACAAAGAAAAAACAAAATAATTTTATTCTTGACAATTTCTCATATTATATAAATTCAATAAGTAAACGTAAATATAATTGGAAGAATTTCAAATGTAACTTAATTGAAAATAATGATGTAAATGGATTATATTTAATTACACATACTTGGAATGAACTGGGAATGCAAGTATATGGATGTAGATTATCTAATCAACATTTATGCCCCTGTTTAAAAGAGTCTACAACAGGTGGTGCATTTAAATGTTTTAGATCATACCTTGAATCTAATGGATTGAATCCAAATACAGATATTCCATTTGATTTAAGAAAACCTGAATAAATTGTTAAATATAGAGATGGACTGTTATATAAATCAGTTCCCTTTTTTATTAATAGGGCAAGAACACCCGCGACTTTAGTCGTGAGATGTTCAATGTTAGAAAACTGATAGACTTTGCTGCCTGGTTATGGTATACTAAAATTGATACAATAGTATGATTCATAATTGGGAGGTGAATTATATGCCAAATACAAATTTAGAAATTACACAAAAGGCCATGGAAGATTTTAAGAAAATTCAAGAGTATATGCTTTTAGCGAAAAAGGAAAATGCTACAGAAACATATGCCAAACTGAAAGATGAATATGTATATCTGAAAAGTTTTCTTAATGTGGCGGGTGTTAACCTTATAGAACTAGACAAAATCAAAGAATAGTATTGAATAATAAGGGTGTAGTTTATCAATTAAGCGCCCTTTTTTTATGTGGAGGATAAAAAGTATGATCACATATTATAAACTGCTTGACATGTTTAAGCAGGAAGCACATTGGCCTTAGACAACAAGTAGTTTTACAAGTGTAAGTATTTTATGTAAATTAGGATGAATGTTCAGTTTAAAAAGGAGAAAATTTATGACATTAAATCAATATAGAGATAATTGGAATTATATGTATGAATGGAAGAGAGGAATAGATTCTCAGTGGTTTCCTTGTCATATATTGATTAATGATAATCATACTGATAATGAACATATATGTATATATACAAGAAATGGTACTATATTGAAAGAGCATCCTAAAAATGTAAGAAGAATGTCTGAAAAAGATTATCGTAAACAAAGAGAACAATATATTTCACTTTTAGGGAAACATTATAAAACATATGGATTTCATGAAACATTGAAAGAAGATTTAGAGTTACTTATGAAAAGTTAATAAAAATGAAATTTCTTTTCAAAATATTGTATTGACTATTCTCTTTTGTTATAGCGTATTGAACGTCTGGTAAAGAAAATATTAAAAAGTAAATCTATAGATATCATCATTTAATGGATAAAAGGCTAAAACCAGAGAAATTATTTTGCATTGCTGAGATAAATATTTTGATAATTGCTTTATATTTATAACTATGTTAATATTACATAATAATATTAAACATCTGGAGAAAGTGTTATGAAATATATAAAGCAAATATTTCTATTGATTTGGAAACATAAAGAATGGTTGTTCAGTGGTATTGGATTAACAATTATTTCTTCGATTTTTTCTAGCAACAAAATAGAGAACGTACCTGATGATCATAAAGAAACTAATGATATAAAAATTGAAGCTGATTACAAAGGTGATATTTATGAAAATAGCATCATCAATAATTATAATACAATAAATACTAATCATGAAAAAAACAATACAGAAAAATCTATCATTATGTCTGAGTCAAAATATTTAGAATATTTAAATTCTATTGTTGATAATGATGTTATATACCATTATTATAGTGATTATGATGGAGATGGAAGTTGTGAAATGTTTGCTCTTGTAGGTGAAACGAGACCTTATACAGTAGTGGACGAAGAAGAAGAAAAAAATTTATACGGTAAAATTTGGTTTATTAATGAATATGGAGCAGTGGAAGTTGAAAGTGATGATATAGAATATTGGGAATCTCCTTACGTTTTTTCTGTTGATGGGAATGTATTCATTACATTTGAACAAGCTTTTACTACAGGTAGTTTAACTTATATTTGGGGTGTAAAAAATGGCGAGCCTTACCAACCGAATATTTCAAAAAAAGGAAATGGTTTAAAAATTAATGAATTTAATGAGATAGAAATTACACATTCAACATATGATATGATGTATATGGATGAAATAGGTAAGCTAGGTCATACATGGAAAAAATATTATTTTTACTTTGATGGTAGAACATTTCGGGAATATGGTGGCATGAAAATTAGTGTTAGTGATATTTTAAATATTCCGAATGGTAATATGATTATCAATGAAATTAATAATAAATCTTGTGAAATAGATTCTATCTTTTATAGAAATAATGGAATTATCAATATAAATATTTCTAAGGAATCTAAACATGAAATAAATTATTATACCATTACAATACGGTATGATGGAGACAATTGGGGCTTTGTTCAATCTGAATTTGGGAGAGATTACGGACGTGGCACTTATCTAAAGGAAATGATTCCATCAGCCGCAGTTTCACCAAAAGAATATCCATATTAATAAGAATCTTTCATATATGCAAAAGCATTAACAATTCTACCATTGTTAGTGCTTTTTATTTTGTTTTTCAAAAAAGTAGTAAACCAATAAATAATCAAAATAATATTTTAATATTCAAAATATAAAAGTAAACGGTAGATAGTACGTACCTCGACTATGAGGGCAAAGTGTGTGACAATAGGCTATATTTCTATCATAAGTATTAAAAGTTAAGCCTTAACTTTTGATACCGTTATACGGAGGTAAGTCTATGAACTCAGCAACAACAGCAGTGGCTGTACAATACCGTTTAAAAGAGTGGGCGGAGCAGATCAGGGAGTGCCAGAACCGTCCCGCAGGCATGAGTGTTGTCGATTGGTGTGCCGGCCACGGCATTACGAAAGCAAACTATTATTACAGACTGCGCCGCGTAAGGGAAGCGTGTCTGGAATCCCTTGCTCCAGAGGCTCCGATGCAGCAGATTGTCCCGGTAAACACCTGTCTGCTACAGCAGGAAACACAAAGCGGCAGCGGTATACAGCAGGGGCTTTCCATCTCTGTAAACAGTTTTTCCATCCACGTAACGGAATCCACACCCATGTCGCTGCTTGCGGCAGTCCTGGAGGTGGTGCGGAATGCTCAATGACGCAACCTGCTTTAAAGCCGTCTACATTGTCTGCGGCTACACCGACCTGCGCGCTGGGATGGACCGGCTGGCGGCACTCGTGGAAGCTCAGACCGGGAACAGGCCATATGTCCCGGATACCCTCTATCTTTTCTGCGGGAGGCGCACAGACCGCATCAAGGGACTTGTATGGGAAGGGGACGGCTGGCTCCTGTTATACAAGCGGCTTTCGGAAAGCCGCTTCCAGTGGCCGCGCACCCCAGAGGATGTACGTGAATTAACGCCGCAGCAGTTCCGATGGCTGATGGAAGGGCTGACGATCACCCCGAAGAAATCGGTCAGGCCGGTGGAACCGCCGGAATACATGGGATGATTTTGTGCAAAACGGAGAAATTTTCAGACGGTTTTCCTGCTGAAAAAAATGTCCTGCCTTATTCCTGCACAACCACGCTGCACACCATAAAAGGGCCCGGGATGGACGCAGACATGCTGTTTCCTCCCGAAAAGGGTCCTGGAAACAGCATCGTACAAAGGCAGCATCCGCTGTTAAAACCATAGGCATTATGACGGGCATCCGGCAGCGCCGGGTTCGCAAAAATCCCGTATCCATGGTATAATAAGGCTATCAGGATACCAGGAGAAAACAACATGGCCTCAAAATATACGGAAGAACAACTGAACAGTCTTGACAGGGAAACGCTTACCAGGCTGTTCCTGTCGCAGCAGGAGCAGCTTGAAAATATCGACCATACGCTCCAGCTTGTTCTGGAGCAGATGGCGGATTTAAAACGGCACAGGTTTGGCAGGTCATCAGAAAAACATGAGACCGAAGGCCAGGTTTCCTTCATGGAAGTGGATGGGAAGATCGTATTCTTTAACGAACCTGAAGCTGTCGCTGCGGAGGAAAGCACAGAGGAGCCGGAGAACGTTTCCCGCACAAGGCCGAAGAAAAAGCAGGGAAAACGGGAAGAAGACCTGGACGGGATTCCGGTAGTTGTGGTGGAACATTCCATGACGGATGGGGAACTGGAAGATAAATTTGGAAAGGACGGCTGGAAACAGCTCCCGGATGAAGTGTACCGCAGGTACCGCTTTACCCCGGCGAAAATCGAGGTGGAAGAACATCATGTAAAGGTTTATGCCGGGAAAGAAACGGAAGAAGTCATCAAAGCGCCGCATCCGCAGACTTTATTAAGGGGGAGCCTTGTTTCCCCTTCGCTGGAGGCAGCGGTAATAAACGCAAAGTATGTCAATGCCGTCCCTCTTTACCGCCAGGAGCAGGAGTTTGAACGTTATGGCCTGCACATTTCAAGACAGAACATGGCGAACTGGACGATCCAGTGCGCAGACCGTTACCTTGCGGTCCTCTATGATTACCTCCAAGAAAAGCTGTACGGCTACCACGTCCTGCAGGCAGACGAGACGCCCGTGTTGGTGAATAAGGACGGCCGTCCTGCCGGGAGCAAAAGTTACATGTGGGTATACCGCACCGGACGGATGTACACAGAACGCCAGGTTGTCCTGTATGAATACCAGAAGACGCGCAATGCCAGCCATCCCAGAGAGTTTTTGAAAGACTTCAACGGCGTATGTGTCACGGACGGATATCAGGTCTACCACACCATTGAAGGTGAACGCGAAGATCTGAGGATTGCCGGATGCTGGTCCCATGCCAGGCGCAGGTTTGATGAAGCAGTAAAAGCGCTGCCGAAAGCAAAGCAGAAGGACAGCCGCGCATATCTTGCGCTGACCATGATACAGGCGATCTACCGGGAGGAAAAACAGTTAAAAGATCTCCCGGCGGAAGAACGGAAAAACCGCCGCCAGCTGAGCGTAAAGCCCCTGGTGGAGGCTTATTTCACATGGGTTCGTGAAAACCTTCCGAAAGTGCCGCAAAAAAGCAAGACGTGGGAAGGTTTCAATTATTCCCTGAACCAGGAGAAATACCTGAAAGTGTTCCTGGACGATGGCGAAGTGCCGATGGACAATAACGCTGCGGAACAGTCCATCCGCGGATTCTGCATCGGCAAGAAAAACTGGGTGATGATCGATACCATTGCCGGCGCAAAGTCCAGCGCCATTATCTACAGCATTGCGGAAACTGCAAAAGCAAACAACTTGAAGCCGTATGATTACTTTGAATTTCTGCTTACTGAGATTCCCAAACATCTGGATGATACAGACCGCAGTTTTCTGGATGACCTGCTCCCCTGGTCACCAAGCCTGCCGGAGAACTGCCGGAAGCCTGGTAAGAATGAATTGAAATAAGACTGGAGCAAATCTGTTTCTATCTTACAGGTTTGCTCCAGTTTTGTATAGGTACGCACTATCTACCGTTTACATATAAAAGGCAGGTGATAATATAAAATGATATCATATAAACCAAATATCATGCGGAAGGAAAAGCATATTCCTCTCTTGATATGGCGATCCTGGTCAAATAATATCAACTGATTATATATTATTTTCTTTTACTATAATATTTACACTTTTCAATCAAAAGAAAATAATATATAATAATAGCATAATTAAACAGTGTAAGAAATAATTCTGGTTTCAAAGGGAAGAAAAATGTCTAAAAAGAAGAGTATAAAAAATGATAATAGCAACGCTATTCAATATAATCAGGTATGGATTGAAGAATACAAAATGATGCGTGAGGAGCTTGTCAACTATATGAACAAACTTCATGAAGTAAAAAATATGATGTATATAGCAGTCGGATCTATATTATTATTTACAATTTCTGATACACTTCCAATTATTTGCGTCCTGTTACCTCTTTTGTTTGTGTTGCCTATTTATATAAGTGCTGTTAATTACTGGTTATGTATTAGAAAAATATCTTCGTATCTTGTTGTATTTCATGAAAGCTATGAAGATTGTCCCATTCATTGGGAATCCAGAAATAATATGTTAAAAAAGATAGGAATAAGAGAAAAAGAAAATTTTAGTAAAAGCACATTTAGTAATATACCAACACAACTTTATCCATATTATACTTGTGCAAGTATGACAATAACTGTTTATTTTCTTCAATTGTATAAATATGCAATAAAAGAAATGAAATTGCATTCATCAATTAATTTTTTGATGATTAGTATTGATGGCATTAAAGTATACATCCATATAATAATAGGAGTAGTAATAATTATTTTTTTGATTATTTTCTTTATCCGAATGTCTAAGGGTACCAGTTATGATGAATTGCTAATAAAGTTTTTAATAATAAAGGATAATGAAGAACAGAAGAAAATAGGAAAGTGCTGGAAAAATGAAAGCTATATAAAAAATGAAGCCTATGATAGAGACTTTACTAATATATCTGAATTCATAAATAAATATTTATAGATAAAATAAGGATAGATAATAGAACGATTGTTGATATGAAAGAATATTCCATAAAAGTTTTATAGTATTACAATTAACCTAAAAGGCTATGATAATCCAATATAGAAATATAAATTAGGAAAGAAGGTATTTGTATGAGCGATAGAGAAAAAGTGTATCAACTTTTAGACATTGTACCTGATTATAAAATAGGTTATGTTGTGGCTTATCTACAGGGCATGACTGAAGGAGAAGACGAAAAACCAAATGCCGAAACAATAGCAGCCATGAAAGAATTAGAAGACGGTGGAGGCGAATGTTTCGATACACTTGATGAATTATGGGACAGTCTGGAGGAATAGCAATATTAAAAGTAAAAGATTCTGGGCAGTTCAAGAAAGACTATAAAAGATGTCTCAAACGTGGACTTAATATGAATTTGTTAAAATCCGTTGTGGCTATATTAGCATTTCCGTCAGTGTTACCTATAAAGAATCAGGATCATGAATTAAAAGGGAATTATAAAGGATTTAAAGAATGCCATATTGCGCCGAATTGGTTGTTGATTTACCGTTATAATGGCGAGTATTTAGAGCTTTCCAGGACAGGTACACATTCAGATTTGTTTGATGAATAGGGGAGCAATAGAAATATTTGCAAATATAATATAGAAAATTTTGATGGATTGTGAAGATGAAGAAAGAAAAATTACACAAGTAGAACTTGCTAATGTTCTAGGAATTAGCAGACAATCATTTACTAATAAAGTAAACGGTAAATAGTGGATACCGTGCATAAAATAAAAGATTACTGTATAATGGCTTTGAGAATCGATTATAGTTTTCAAAGTCATTTCCAGTTTCAATAGCTACAATGAAAACTGCACATTAGTTTTCACAGTTTCTATACATGGCTTTGAAAAATCGAATCTGTTTTGAAAGTGGGGTGTATACTTATGTCATATTTAAAGCATGAAGTAATTGCAGAACGATGACCTGCTCCCATGGTCACCGAATTTCTCGGAGTATTGCCGGAAGTCCAATAAATTTGAAATGAAATAAGAATCAAAGCAAACCTGCTATTATAATACAGGTTTTCTCCCGTTTTATAGGTACTCATGTTTTACCGTTTACGATGTTTAAGCGGATAGAGTTTTTTGCAGATGATATTCGTTCAAATGGTATCATCTTATTGTATGATTTGAGTCTTGAAAATGGGTAATAATCTGATATAATAATAGAAAAGGAAAAAGGAGCGTAATCATATGCCAAATACAAATTTAGAGATTACACAAAAAGCTATGGAAGACTTCGTAAAAATTCAAAGACATATGTTAACAGCTAAAGAAGAAAATGCTACTAAAACATATGAAGGCTTGAAAGAAGAATATTTGTACCTTAAAAGTTTTCTTAATGTTGCAGGCGTTAATTTAACTGAGATTGACAGAATAAAAGAATAGGAGCTTCCTGTATAATTCAAGTATAGGGAATTCCAAGAAAGAAGGTTGAGAAAAAAATACCTCAGAGTAAAATAAGATTACTGACTTTGGAGGTTAGTAAAAATCTTATTGAACAGAGAGGTATCTGAAATGAATTATAACACACAGAACGCAAAAATTGCATCCATTACTGAAAAAACTTTGATAGTTGGTATTGATGTCGGAAGTGAAACTCATTATGCCAGAGCTTTCGACTGGAGGAATTATGAGTATAGCAAAAAACCGTTAGAATTCAGTAATACGGAAGCGGGATTCCTGACATTGAAAGCATGGATGGAAGATCTCTCAGAAAAGTATGGCAAAACTGCTGTGATTCCCGGAATGGAGCCGACTGGACATTACTGGTTTGCGTTAGGGAAATTCCTGCAGGACAGCGGCAGAATGGTGCTGAAGGAATTTCCGTTGCCGGAGGATATCGTAAAGCTCGGGGTAGAAGGGGTGAACCAGATCTGGAGAGATGCAAAGCTGAGAGGCGCTGGAATGAAGAGGGCAAAGGCCCTGGTATCAGCCGCAGAACATAGCATTGGGAGTAAGGAAGGGACGGAAGCAGCAAGAATCGAATTAAAAAATCTGCTGAATGACCTGGAGGTATATGCGTCAAGGCTAGAGGAACTGCTTTGGAGTATAGAAGAAAAACTAAAGGAGATCCCATATATTGATAAACTGATGGCGATCAAAGGGATCGGTCTGATTACAGTCAGCGGTTTTATAGCAGAAGTGGGGGACATCGGACGTTTTGATAATCCCAAACAACTGCAGAAACTGGCGGGATATGCAATCGTGGCGAACGAGTCCGGCAAGCATAACGGAGAAAGCCGGATCAGTTACCGTGGACGGAAGCGACTGAGATATGTGCTTTATGAGGCAGCGATATCGCTGATTGGAAAGAATGAACAGTTCCGAGAAATACATGAGTATTATCGGGGCCGGAAGGAAAATCCGCTGAAAAAGATGCAGTCAGTGGTTGCTGTAGCCTGCAAGGTTATAAGGGTATTCTACGTAATCCTTACAAAAGGTGTAGATTATGATGCAGAGAAACTGATGAGAGACATCAAGAGGCCGCAGATGCAGGCAGCATAAGAAGCAGAGAGAAAACATGTAATACCCCTGTCACAGTTGAATTGAGCCTTTAGAAAACAGATCTGAGAGCTGAATTCAGCTGTGTCAGGAAAGCTGAAATGTATGAGAAACGGGCCGGGAAAACGTCCACCACAAGGTGCTGGTTTGTGGAACATACAGAAGAGGTCAGTAAGACTTAAGAAAAAGAATGAGCCAGTAGTCGGCAGGAATGATCACCATAGGGCATGACCCTGACAAGGAGCTAAGCTGACACCCTGGATATGGACAGGCGGGACGAAGGAAGTTAGGACCCTACAGAAATGGAGGAGATCCTGGTAGACACGGGAGGTGCGCTGCCATAGATGGATGGGTATACACAAGGCCATGTAGAACGGAAAAGCAAGACGTTTTACTTCGTGTACCCAGAACCAGCTATTTTCGTACCAGATACAGAGAAATGCCCATACCAATGGCTCTTTCTTCTGAGATATTTATTGATAGTATATCGAAAAATCCTTGATTTTCAAGGAAAAAAGGCTTGACTAAATAGGGAGGTGAGGAAAATCACTATTAAGCAAAAGATTGAATCAGCTTGTGCAATGGCGGGGATAACGGTTACTGAGTTAGGTCGGAGATGCGGTTATTCACAATCTGCTTTTTCACAGAGATTAAAACGCGGTAAATTTACTCAGGAAGAATTAGAGCGATTTGCTGAGCAACTAGGAGCAAAATATTTTTCTGGTTTTGAATTTTCAAATGGTTGCAGAGTGGAATAAAGACATGCTATAAGAGGTATGTCTTTACTTTTGTCTATATACATCACGGAAATATAATAAAATATTATGAAAATGTGTTGACATTAGAAAAACGTAATGCTATAATAAAGACAGTTAAAGGAAAGAAAAATAAACCTTTAGCAACTTATATAACTAGGGTTATTTAATCCGAATAGTGTTTATACAGGCGTGTATATGAGTTACGACCTTGCCAATCTAGCTTCCCAGCTACTTGCATCTAATCGGACGGGAAAATATTCAAACTGTAAAATCAGTTGCTAGGTTCAGTATTTTAATTTATTGTTTATCAAATTAGACGATAAAATATCATTTTCTTTGATAAACAATAAAGAGAATTAATAACAGTAAGATCAAAACACAATAAAATGGGGGTAATGATTATGGAAGCTATAGCATTAAATAATGTTACATATACAGAAGAACCACATAAAACAGAAAGAAAAACATGTGAATATTGTGGAGATGATTATCCAATCTTAACAAATATGAAAGGGAAATATTTTATTGAAGTAGATGGCGAACGAAAATACCTTGATAAAAATGGTAAAGTAATAAACAAACAGCGTGGTACGAAATCTATCAAGACAGCTATTGAAAATTTTGAAGATATGAAAAAAATTCAAAATTACTTTATTGAACACAATCAATGGAATTTCTATCTACTTTTCACATTGAACGCCAATACAGGTAGGCGTATATCTGATCTGCGACAAGCTTTATGGTCAGATTTCTTCTATAAAAATGGAAGTATGAAAAAGTTTTGGAATATAAAGAAACTTGATGAAGACGATCAGAGAATCCCCGGCGAACAAAAAACTGGAAAATCAAAAGAACTTTTTGTTAATATCGCTGTTCAAGAAGCATTTAGAATTTTTCTCGAGAATGAAAAGAGTATTAATTTCAAATATGATTATGATGAACCAATTTTTAAACAGTTACATGGTACTCATAGAGGTAAAGTTATATCGGAAGAAGGATATAGGAAAGCACTTATAAAAGCTGGTGAATGTCTTGATTATGAAATTCGTTCTCATTCCATGCGCCGGGGAATGGGAAAAATGCTATTGGAACTGCATCCAAACGATCCTGTAGCAAAATCTGTACTAATGGAATTATATAATCATTCGTCGGAGAAAATGACAAACAAATATTTAGGTGAAACTGCTAAATTAGAAATGGAATATTTAGATGATTATGGTCAGAAGTATAAGAAGTATGTTATGGATGGTGAAGAAGTTCCGTTTTTAGTGAAAAATCCTGTCAGCGTATATGACAATTCAGAATTGAGAAATTATATGCTTTGTGCATTTGGAAAGATTCTGGACTTAAAAGACGAAACTGACGCCACTATACTAATAAAATTATATAACGAATTATTAGATGGATTAGAAACAATAAGCCGCTAATATATATTAGTTAGAGATGGTGCAGCCCGAATTAACGCCTATGGAGATAGTAGGTTGCGAGGTCGATAACGCAGGAGATCCATTGACTTTAGATGATGGGTAGTTCACTTTAAAAATTGTAAATAAATACAAGGTGTACTTTATTATCATTATTAACACTATTGTCCCTAGTGACATAATATATGCATTATTATAAAATAGACATAAAAATATTAAAGTAAGGATGTGAGAATATGATATTAGCTACAAACGAACATTGGAGAGATGAAAAAATTGACGGAATTATTTATGATATGTCTCCTGCCCCTGGATATCGACATGGAATTATAAATAGTAATATTCATACAATAATTAAGCAAGGATTAAGAGATAGCATATGTCTTGTATCAATGGAAAATCTTGATTTTAAATTTCATCCAGAAGAAAATGATGATTATATCTGCCCAGATGTGATGATTGTATGTGATCGGAATAAATTAAAAGGCGGAACTTATAGTGGTATTCCAAAATTTATCGTGGAAACCTTAAGTCCATCAACAGCTAAAAGAGATAAAACTGAAAAAAAAGATATCTACGAAACTGCGGGAGTAGAAGAATATTGGATCGTTACACCACAAGGGAAATCTGTTGAAATATATTATTTAAAAGATGGAAAGTATACAATGGAACAAAATTATATTTTAATAGAAGATCCTGATGATGCTCATTATAATGCAGAAACTATTATCAGTTTAAAAGCATTCCCACATATAAAGATGGAATTAAAAGATATATTTGAAAAAGTTGACTAAAAAATAGTTTAGGACGATATTATTTTAAATATCGTCCTAAATATTTATTCTTTATTGACAATTGACAGATTTGAAAGTAATTGCTGTATATGTGGATCGTCTGATATAAATATATCATTTGGAGTACAATTAAGTTCTTTGCATATAGCTTCTAATGTTTAAAAAAAATTCCTTTATAGATATTGTCAACTGTTGGATAAGTTATACCAACCCTTTTAGCTAATTCATATCTACTTATTTCTATATTATTTAATTTCTTCTGTATAGATATTTTCATACGTATACACCTCACTAGAGTTGTAGTATCTTATACACAAAAGGAATTAAATATAAAAAATAATATATATACTTCATAATGACAAGTACAAATGAACTGCAATGAATGTGTGGAAGGAGGCATTACAATGACTACTTTTAATAAATATGACGTTATATTTGGAGAATTTCCAGATAATGATGGCTCTATACAATCTGGTTACCGTCCAGGTATTGTTATTCAAAATAATATTGGAAATAAATATTCTCCAACGCTTATTGTGATGCCTTTAACATCAAGATTAAAAAATTTAGAACAAGCAACTCATTTATTTATAAAACATAGCAAAGAAAATGGTTTGAAAAGAGATTCTATACTATTAGCAGAACAAATCTCAACAATTAATAAAGAAAAGGCAAAAAAGATTGGTCATATAGAAGACAGGATGTTGCAAAAAGATATATTTAAATGTTTTATTTATTCAGCAGCATATGGGGAGCGTGATGCTGATCTTAAAGAATTGAAGATGAGTTGAATTATTAATAAGGAGAATAAAATGTCAAAATTAGTTAGTATCACTAAGCTTCAGGCTATTCGCTTAATGGAAGCTAATTTACTTGAAATAAATGAATATTTCGGATACAACAAATTTATCTTGTTATCTTATGATTTAAAAAAAGGAATACCGATTCCAAAAAAAGAAATTGATAAAGAAAAAGGACTGCAAATAATAAAAAATTGTAATACTTTTATTTTAAATGAAGATGACGAAGAGGATGGAGTTTCAATATTATCTATGTACACAGAATTGCAAAAAGATATATTTAATATACTTCCTATTGGAATAAAACATGATATGTTAATCATGCTTCATCCGTTCTCATGTTCATTTAACTGTTAGTAAACTATGATAAGATAAAATAAATTATAAAAACTCCAAAAAATATATTGACAACATCAAATAAGCCTTATATACTATATATATAAGTCATTAAACTATTTAAATTAATAATAAAGGAGGCGATCATTTGAATGTGGTTAATAGATGGTTTATATTACCTGATATAGGTTTATTTGGAGATAAGGTTTTTTCGTGTTTTACCAGTATCAATCAATCATCATTCCGTTTTAACATACTAGACTTAAATTTTAAAATTGCAGTCAAGTTACAATGGTTTGCATATAATTGGCGAAGACGTGAAGGTGAAAATATAACTTATCTGTCGGCACATTGTGAAATATCTGTTCCATCTAAAGATATATTAGAAATTCCTTTTTTCAAATCAGTAATAGATGAAATGGATGAAACAGATAAAATAAAACAAATGAAGTTAATAGAAGAAATAACAGAAGAAAACCAAGATGTAAAGCAGGCATTAATTGAACGATATGGAAAAAGTTTAGGAAAACCATTATATTCAAGAGAAGTGGAAAACAACATATCAGTAGTGTCTGATAGATATTGCGGAATAGATGAAATAAATAATAATATATACTATTTTGTAAAAGAAGGAGATGACGCATCACAATTAAAAAATATCAGAAACTGCATAATAGATTCATATTAATACTTATAATGGAAAACAAAAAGACCCATCAAATCATACAAACGGTGTTGGCGCACCTCTGATTCGAACAGGTCTTTATACATACACACAAATTCATAACCTGATAGGCAGAATTTGAACATAACAGATACGTTATGCTATTATTAATTATTACATATTTTATTAATAAAATCAAGTTGTTTCGATTCGTTTTTAAATGATTTTAAGCGTAACTCAATCAATTTCTGGTTATATCCAAGTAACATCGAAAGTTGTTCTGTAGTATAGTTCATGTTTTCCATTATAATTTCATCTGGTATAAGCAAATTTACAGCAAAACTATTAGCTTCTATTTCTATTTTAGAATCAAGTAATAATGTTTTATTGCGGATAAAATAGCAGTTAAGTTTTCTGTGCATGATAGCATGTCCAAGTTCATGCGACATTACAAGATTCATTTCATTTTCAGATAAATTTTCATTGAGAAATATACACCTATGGTTTTTAAGAAACATATAACATCCACAAGGCGTACCAAGTTGTCCTATTTGAATTTGAATGTTTAAATAATCAGCAATATCAAATGGATTTCTGCTATCACATTTTTTGACATAATAATCAACAATATGTTTTATGTTTTTATTCAAATGTATCCACCTGCTTTTTATGTTTGTTTGGATTATATTTTTCCTTGTTAATTGGTTTTAAACGTCTGAGCATGATTTCGACTTGTCCAAGAAACATATCCAGATCATCATCCGGTATATCATTTCCGTCGAAGTTTACTGGGCCGTCTTCACGGTTGGTTAGTTTTCTTTTGAGACTGTTTAAATCTTTTGCGATATCACGGTTATCTTTTTCAGAAAGACCATTTTGATCAATACCGTTTAATAAGTAATCCATGCTTACACCAAAATACTGAGCTACTGTATTTAACTTATCGGCATTAGGCGTATTTTTATCCCATTTTGTAATAGTGGCATTACCAAAACCGAGTTTAGATTCAAGTACGGTTAAGCTCATTCCATGTTCATTAGCAAGGTTTTTCACACGGGTTTTTAATGACATAATATTTACCTCCTTTAATTTACAGAAAAAAATCTAATTTCATTATTGACATAAGGATAATTTTCTAGTATAGTATCTGCATGTAGAAAATAATCTATTTGCATTGAATATTTTCTTTTATATTATAATAGAATATTTTCGGTAAAAAGTCAATAAAAACTGAACATTTTCCTATTTTTTATAGGTAATATAATGTCATTTTTAATTTAACGTTGATAGTAATTATAACACAATCAGTCAAATATGAAAAGAAGAAAATAATGGGTTTGTTTTAAACGCAATTGGTACATTGACAATTTAATAAGGCTTTACACTTTTTACATAATCCGTTATAATTAAAATGTAACAAACAGTGAAAATTATTAAAGAGAGACGGGTGATTGTATGCCAAATAATGAAAAGGAGTTAAACTGTTATCTTTTTGATCAACTTACGCTTTTAGAGAGGCTAGAAATTGAAGCAAAAAAAGATAATGCTGAAAATGTTTTAAAACAAATTGAATTTGAAAAAAAAGCAATTAATCGCAAGTTGTATCAAAAACCATCATTAACAGTCAACTAAATATTAACCACTAATCAAAAAAGGTGTAAAGTCTTAATAAATTATCAAGACTTTACACCTTTTTTGATTTTGTTATTGCTATTTAGATTGTGAGTTTGGCTCATCGTCTGGTATATACTCAAAAATATCACCAGGTTGACAATTAAGGTATTTACATAATGATTCAATGGTTCGTGTGTCAATATGTCCGTTTTCATGAATCTTTTTCCATGCAGATTGACCAATAACCTTTTCCTTCTTAATAGTATAAGAAGTAATGCTTTTTCTTCAAAAATTAATAACAATTTACGGTAGCTTATTGGCATATTATGAAACCTCCTGTTAGTAAATGTATGAGTAAAATATACTATAACAACATCACGATTACTAGTGACAAAATTTACAAAATATCATCTCGATTATTAGTGATATTGTCAATTGAATATCACGTTTCTGGTGATATGATCATTGCAAGATAAAGCAACCGTATACCAAGCACGCCTTGCCTTTTATCAAATAAAAGAGAAATAAAATCCTATTAAAAAAACCAATCAAATTATATCACAAAAAACTAGAAAAAGAAAGGAAGAAAAAATTATGTATGAATTTAGAATTATCACATGTGCAGATGGTTCAGAGATTATAGATCGTTCATTAAAAACACCATATAGCGCATTAACTCCTACTCAGATGATAGAGTATCAGGAAATAAATATTCAGATTGCTATTTCAGATCGTATGAAGAGAAAAGCACAGAGGGAAGAAGAAAGAAAAATAAAGCGTGAAAGAAATTTACTTTACAGGTTGGCTTGTATCTTTGGAATTGTTTAAGAGTGTGACGAAAATGCGAGTCTGGATATCTTTAAACGGGGAAGGAAGTGATGTAATGAGGAACAATCTAAAAGAAGCCACCGAAAAGCGGGCATGACACAGAAACAAGTTGCAGAATATTTAGGAATAAGTGAAATAGGTTATAGATAAATAGAATCTGGAAAGCGACTTGGTTCAATAAACACATGGGATATGCTGGAAGATTTATTTAGTATTCATCAGAGAAAATTGAGAAAACTTTTTTAAAATCATCAAAACACAATAAATCGTCAAGAGATACATAAAAACGCGGCTAGTTTTAATAATTTTTTAATGTTTGGTTCACGAGTTCCTTGCTCATATTGACGAATTGTTATAACAGATACACCTAAAAAATCCGCAACATTTTTTTGTAATAAATTTAATTATTTACGTAATTCATTTAAATTTTCATTAAATTGCATATTCCCCACCCCAAAAAACATAGTGACAGACGCAGTAAGATTTGTCATAATAGATTCTAGTTAAATCGGTTCGTACGAGTTGATATTATCACAAATTATTTTATCACTAAATGTGGAATGAAATAATATGAAAAGATCTAAAGTTACTTTTACAAAGAACACATTATTTAAAAAAAGATGATGAAAATTCACTATATATCCAAAGACATAAGTAGAAAATACAAACAATAATAAAATACATATTAAGGAGGATTCAAGTATGAACACAGTTGCAACAATGAATGAGGAAACAAAAAGAATGCAGTTTAATGATATTGTAGCAAATATCAAACCACTTATGACAGTAGGAAAAGGAAAAGCACAGAGAACACTTACAGGTAGTGCCGTAGTTCCGTTATCTTGTTGCTTTGTTGATTGGCGTTATCAAGGAATGAGAACACATAAACATTTGAACAGACTTAAGAATAAATGGGATGAACGGAAGTTGACTCCTATTATCTTGGTTCCACATCCAGAAGAATACAGATTTGCGGTTGTAGATGGTCAGGGAAGATGCTTAGTTGCTCCTGAGAAGGGAATGGATCGTCTCAATGCAATTATTCTTATGGATGCACCTGAAGATCTGAATGAGCGTTTAAAATTTGAGGCAGAATATTTTATTGGACAAGATTCAGAAGTAGAAAATGTAAAGCCACTTGAGAAACATCTTTCAAGAGTAATTATTGGCGATGAAGCCGCAACAATTTTAGATAAGCTTCTGAATAAATACGGTATCAAATTTGTTAGTACAAAGGGAAATAGAGAAGAATCCGTACTTGGAAGTTATACAGATACATATTCGATTGCAAAAGTGCATGGTGAAAAATGCTTAGATTTTATTTTTTCAATTATTGAAAATGCAGGCTGGAATAAAGAGCCAAACGGTTATGCTACTTTTGTTATGAGAGCTTTACGGGAGATATGGATCGCTCATCCAAAGAACAGAAAGAAAATACATACATTTTTATCAAAAGAATTACGTAAGATCGATCCAGCTTTGTTTAGTGCAAATTCTAAAACAAAATATCCAAAAAGAGATCATAGAGTATCTTGCGTGTTGTATGTTGAAGACATGTTATGTGACAAACTTGGAATAGAAAAGAAAATATATATAGAAAATGAAAAGAAAGTTACAATTTGCAAATAAAGCAAAAAACGGAGGAATTTATCATGAAGATTATCAAAGGAGCGCAAAATTCAGAAATACATTGGACAGCAAGAAAACTTGCAGAATTAATAGCTGATGGTACTGTAAATTTTAATATTGACATCCAGAGAGGATATGTATGGAAGAAAAATGAAAAGAAATCTTCATTTATTCGCTCTTTAATTCTAGAAAGAGCAGTTCCTCCGTTATATTTCAATAAGGTAGATGATGTATTTGAAGGAGAAGATGGAAAGCAGAGAGCACTTACTGTGGTGAAATTTCTTAACGATGAATTTGCATTAAGTGATTTAGACACATTTATGGTTATAAATGATGATGGAGAATTAGAAGAAATTGATCTTAATGGATTAAAATACAGTGAACTTCCAACATGCTTTCAGGAATCTGTCAAAGATTACAATTTTACAATTTGCTATACAGATAATGCAGAACAGGAAGAAGTTGCTGATACGTTTTATAACTTGAATAACGGACAAACTTTAAATGCTGCAACGATGAATCGTGTAAAAGCGAAGTCTAAAGATCAAATTATAAAACTTGGAAAGCACAAGGTGTTTACAGATGCATTAAGTGAAACTGCTTTAGATGGACATGTTAATGAAGATTTGATAGTAAAAGCACACGCCGTTCTAAATGATGAAAATGTTTCTACTGATACAAAGTGGATTAGACCATATATGAAAGAAGTTGATATTACACAGAATGATGAAATCTTACTTGGAAATGTATTTGATCGTATTTATAACATTCATTCACTTATTGAAGACAAGAAAATTGCAAAAAGAATATATGCAAGAACACATATAATTAGTATTGTGCCTGTAATTGCAGAATCTATTGAAACTGGAATATCGGATGAAGAAATGATGGAATGGTTTGTAAATTTTTTCTCTGGTAAAAAATCACCAACTATATCAAAAGCATACAATGAAGCTGCTGGAAGGGGAACAGGGAAAAACTCTGCAGTTAAAACACGATTAAATGAGATAAAGAAAAGTTTTGACAAATATTTCAATGAGAAAAGAGGCGATAAACAATTAAATATGTAATAAGAAATTACGAAAAACTGTATATAAAATTAAGCAAAAATGGGAAAGCTGAAACCTGCTCAGAAACTGAAAAGGATATTTTTGAATTTACTAAAGCAAAAAATATTCTGGAACATCTTCCAAAGAATCTTCAAAGATTAAAATTTGAAGTAGAAGCTGTTCCAGAAATAAAACCAAAATCAGAAAACAAAAGAAAATTAGAAAATAAGGAATATGAAGTTCCAAAGAACGTAACAAGATGGATTGAAAAATTTGGAACTTGCGCTGATATTATAAATGAAGCAAAAAATAGAGAAAAGGATTTGATTGGAGATTTAACAAAATCAGATAAAGAACTTCTTGATATTTTACATATTATCGAAATGGAAAAGCCGTTAGATTTATATGGCGGATGGTTAATATACAAAAGGATTCGTGAAAATCGAAAGAAAAGAAGGGAATATAAAGATGAGATCTTGATTGTAGAAAATGTTTTAAAAGAAATAAATCCTACATGTTTACAACGTGAAAAAGTTAAAAAAGCTATTAAGGGGTTAATTGGTAGAAAGTACAGATTCAGAATTATAGAGGAGGAATCAGATGATATGCAAAACATGCAATAAAGTAATGAGTATTACTGGGACAAGATATGAGCAAAAGAAAAATAAAGATGGAAGCAAACAATTTTTACATAAACCATATTGTGAATGTGGAAATTGTAAGTATAGAAAATATACTAAATTTACAAACTTTCAGGAAATTATCAAAAGATTTACAAATACATAAGAAAAAGGGATAATAGTATTATTCCTCATCCTGTTTCTTTTCCAAAAAGATCAAGTCCTAAGCGTATTAGTTAAACAGTAGCTTCTGAATGTATTTGATAACGATGCTTAAAACGAAAAACTTCAATTTGGGGGAACATATCATCATCTACAGATATGGTATATCTTGATTATTAGTAGTCATATATATCACCTCATAAAAGAAAGGAAACAATAATCATAAAAATATTATTCAGTTAAATATTTGATAAAAGCAGATACAGCATCTATTTGTTCATCAGTTAAAGTATCAATTGAATCTAAAACCTGTTTTTTAGCTAACGAGACTCCTTGATTGGGAAATATCTCTCCTACCCCATTTTCTAACCAGTCTTTGTTTACATTAAAGACATTTTCAATAAGTAATAAAATTCGATCTGGTGGATTAACCTTACCACGCATGATTTTTGAAAAATATCCAGGATCAAGATTTATCTTTGTTGCAAATTGACGCTGAGAGATATTAAGTTCATTCAAAAGTATTTTTAGTCTATCGTAAATCATTGTAGCCACCTCGTTAATATAAAAATAACAAACAATGTTGCCTATGTCAACGAATTATTTTGAAATATTACTTGACATATTGCTTTTTGCACTACACAGTATTGCTTATGTCAATTATTTGTACAAATAATGTTGCTATAAGCACTGCTATATACTTTCATAGTGTAGAAATATATAATATATAAATCAGATTGGATGTGTCTAAAATGGAGCATACAGAATTAGTAAAAAAAGAAATAGAATCAACAATTGAAGATTTTTATACAAATAACCAAAGTAAATTGAAGAAAATTTGCAACAAGGAAATGTTAAAATTCGGTGGTTTGTCACAAATGGATTATGATTGTTTCTATTCAAGAGCTGGATATGAACTTAGTATTGCAAGAGAAACATATGATCCTTCTAAAGGAAAATCATTTATGGATTATGCTATTGGTGTAATTAAATTTTCTGTTCGTAAAGAAATGACATATAGAAATAGAGAAAAAAGACAGGTAGTTGTTAAAAAAGAAGAAACAGATGAAAATGGTAAAACTGTAAAGAAAAAAGAATATATATCTAATATTTCTATAGATACACCAATTGGAGATGAAGATGGTTTAACTATTGGAGATACATTACAATCTGATTTTAATATTGATGATGTTATTGGTGAAGAAACAAATGAATATAGCGATAAGATAGAAAATTTTTTGCAAAGACTATCTAATATACAAAAGAATATTGTAAAACATATCATGAAGGGGTATTCATCAAAAGATATCAAAAAATGGCTGAATTTATCAGATGCACAATATCGAGATGCATGGAATATTATATGTTCCTATGATAATAAAAGAATTCTTTTTAATGAAAAATATGATTCGGAGGAATACGAAATGAATGAAACTGTTGTAACAGAGGATGTGTCTGAAACATACAAGAATACAAGTTATTCTATTGAGTCAATCAGTAAACAATTAAAGAAAAAACGTATCAGGGATGATCATATTTTGCAACGTCATAGTGGACAATGGAAACCATTCGCAAAAAGCGAGCTAATTTCTGATATTTTAAGGGGAAAATCACTTACACAAATTATTATTTCAGAAGAAATAAAAAATGGATTAAAAATGCAATGGTTAATTGACGGAAAGCAACGGTGTACAACATTAGATGACTATCTGAATGACGGATTTGCTATATCAAAAAATGTTAAAAATTATAATATTAAATATCAAGCTCCTAAAATAGATGAAAACGGTTATGAAGTATTAAATGGAGATGGATTTACAGATATGGAATGGAAAGTTTTTGATATTCGTAGCAAAAAATTTTCGCAACTTCCAGAAGAATTACAAGATATATTTAAAGATCGTCAAATCCCTGTTTTATATAATATGAACTGTACAAAGAAAGATATTGCCGACGATATTGCACGGTTCAATCGTAGCAGACCTATGAACAAAGCCCAAAATGGATGGTTAGGTTTAGATGAAGATTTTGCCGAATTAGTTGAAAAAATTGCAAAAATGCAGTTCTTTCAGCCAGAATATTATGGAAGTTCATATACTGGTAATTCTAATACATCAGGCGCACTTAGAAGAATTATTGTTGAAAGTATTATGGTTTCAGATTTTATAGATGAATATTGTGATTTTGAAAAGATGTGCGAATTTTTAACTGAAGAAGCAAGTGATTCTAATTTCACTGAATTTTATTCTCTTGTTGAACGTTTAACTACTGTTAGCAATGAAGATGTGGCAAAATTATTTAATGTGAAAGATTCATTTTTATGGTTTGGGCTTTTTTCAAGATTTATAAAGCTTAATTTCGATGATCATAAATTTATTGATTTTATGAAAGAATTTAATAATGCTTTACATAGCAAAGAAATTGATGGTGAATCTTTTGATAATATTCTTATAAAAACAAAGTCAACAAAAGATAAAAGTGTTGTTGAGAAAAAAATAAACTTACTTGAAAAACTTATGCTTGAATATTTACATATTACAGAAACTAACGAAGTGGATATTAAAATTCGATCAGATAAAAATATTAATGAAGTTTTATTCATATCAGAGAATGTTGGAGTGGATAAAGACAGTGCAGCAAATAATTTAGATTTCTACAAAGAGTCGTTAGAATATCTAACAGAAAATACTATTAAAATTGGTTCAAAGCTATTAGATAAAGAAAATCAATTATCTTTATTAGCATTGGTTGCTTATTCATATAATGCAGATATTGATTTAGACGAATGGCTAACTGAATATGCTAAAAATAATAATACATACGAAGTTGATCAAAAAACCAATTACTTATATATGAAAGAAAGCTTAAATCAGTTTCATGCAGCTAAAAATACTGTAAAAAAGAAAAGTGCATAGGGAGGGATAATATAGTGACATACATGAGACTTGAAAACATAAAAATTAAAGATTCTTTTTCAACTACACTTCCAAAAGAAGAAAAAGTGGCTGTATGCAAAGCATATTGGGAAATACATAAAAAACAGGATCGTTATATTATAGTCGATCATAACAATGTTCTTATAGACGGATATATTCAGTATCTTGTTTTAAAAGAAGTTGGCATAGAAATTGTAGAAGTAAAAATATCAGATAAAAAGAGAAAGAAATGGAGCCGTAAAAGAATGCTTCCTAAACAATCTAAACCAAAAAAATTAACTTATAGAGAATCTAATACCACATATGTTTTTGGTACGCTTCTTTATTCAAGAAGCAAAAAAGAACGAGTATGGAGGATACCAAGTAACTGGAAGGATGATCGTATTGCTGATTTTAACATAGGAGATGTGGTTATGGTACATAACCAAAATGGATTATCTCCAATCAAAATTACAAGAATTGAAAAACTCAATAATTGCCCTGTCGATATACCAGTTAAAAAAGTCGTAGGAAAATATTATTAATAATAGAAAGGATAAAAAATAATGAGATATATTAGTGATGATGGAAAAGTATTTAATACAGAGGAAGAATGTTTAGATCATGAAAATTCAGAAAAGAAAAGGGTTGAAGAAGAAAGAATTAAGAAAGAACAATTTGAGACCGAACGTAGGAAGCTATTAAAAGAAGTTCAGGATCTGTATAGTACTTTAAAAGGAAAAGTTCAAGAATATGATAAAAAATATGGTTTTCATCAGAAAGTTTATTTTACACCATTATATGACATTATGAACATGTTTTACAGATAAGGGAGGGATAGATAAATGAGTGATTTTATTGATGCTTTAAAAATAGCAGAAAAATACTATAATAAGGACGCTTTTTATCACGCTGTCCGTGTAACAGTAAATGTAGCAAACAACAATTTAATTCCTGTAGATAAATTAGACGATTGCATTGTTTTAGCACTAATGCATGATTTGTTAGAAGATACAGATTTCAATTTAGAAGATTATAATGGATGCTTTAACTACAGAGTAGAAACATGTTTAAACTTAATTACAAAAAATAAAGAAGATACATATGAGCAGTATTTGAATAAAATCAAAGAAAACTATATTAATTATCCAGAAGCATACTTAGTTAAACTTGCAGATGTTAAAGATCATCTTACTCAGATAGAAACTTTAACAGATGAGTTAAAAGAAAAATATTTAAAAGCATTACCATGTTTATTGTGAGGTGAATAAAAATGAATTTTGATATGAATTTTAATTTACATATACGTTTTTATACTTCCTGTGGAGGAAGACAGAATATGTGGATTGAAAAACAAGGTTGTGATGGAATGCGTTATGAAGTAAATAATATTGACGATGCTAAAAATTCATTTGAACAATATATAACACAGGTTGTTAATAAGGATACACATAGATTTGATATGAGATGTTAACTGTTACAAATATTAAAAATATCAGTACATAATATGGAAGTAATATAGCAGATTATTTCACTAAAAAATCGCGGATTACGGAGGATGTAAAAACAGAAAAAGACCGGGTAGCTAATCCGATCTTCTCTGACCAGTTTCTTAACAACATTGCCGGATGTATGTAATTGCAAAATATGCTATTATCACGCAAATGATAGCAAATATTTTTGGGTTACACTTTGATATGACCTTGTGAACCCATGTAAAAACAGTAACACCGATGATGCCAAGAAGAAACAGGCAAAAGTCCCATGACGCTATCATTCCAATTAGCTCCATAAAACATCCTCCGTTTCTATATAGATACAGGACTTACAACAGTCCGAAACTGATGTCCACTAACGAAAGATTATGGTTGAAATGAAGCATATGAGATTTTTCGAATGTTTAATAGGAGTTGGAATGATAGCTTACATTGTTTGGATAAATAATGCTTTTGCTTTACAAAATAATATTTTCCATATAAATGTTAAAATAGCAATACCTCCTTCTTTACATTCTCAAGCACTCTGCGTTAAGTGCCTAATTCAGAATATCATACTTACATAATACAGTCAATCTATATATTTCAAATAAAACAGGAAATTAAATAAATCATGCATTGAAAGCCGCATTTCATTGGGAAATTGGAGGAAAATTTTATGAAGATATATTTTGGAATTGATTGTGCTCCTGGTGGTATCAGACCTAATACATATGCTGAGAGAGTTTTTGAGAAATTAGGGATTAATTCAATAGAAGCATATAATAAATGTTTTGGTGCGTGGGAGTGGGAAGTAGATGTTGATGATAATTTTGATTATGAATCTTTCAAAACGTGGATGAAGGCAGAAATGGATGAACTATATAAAGCAGGTCGTATTCGTGGTGCGCAATGGGATAAAGTAGAAACGGAGAAATAGTATGAGTGATAAAAAGATAAAAAGAGATGATTTAGGGAAATCGTATGAAAACATTTTATGAGAAGATTCCTAATACAAGATTAATGAGAAGGAATATTTTAAGAATTGAGTAAAAGAATTATTTTGGACAAAAATGAGCTGCACCAAAAATATGTAGTGGAGAAATTATCACAAGCTAAAACTGCAAAATACTTTAATTGTTCTATTGACACTGTTGTAAGAAACTTAAAAGATTATGGGATAAAAGCTCATAAACAAGGAGCTTGGTGTGTTTCAAATAGAGTGGAATTATCAGAATATCAAAGAAATAAGTTATGTGGTGCATTATTAGGTGATGGTAGTCTGATAAAGTGTAAGAACGGTATAAATGCACAGTTTACATATGTTTCAAAATCAAAGCAACATGTTGAGTTTGTATGTAAGGACTTTATGGAATATTCATATAAAGAGGGAATAAAAAAATATGAATACATTGATAAAAGAACAAAGAAGCAGTATTTACGGTATACGTTTAGAACGATTACAGATCAAGGATTTACTGCTGAATATTATAGGTGGTATAAAAATGGAATTAAGCATATTCCAGAAGATTTAATTTTAAATCCCTTAATATGTTTAATTTGGTATATAGGAGATGGTAGCATATGCAACTCTTTTAAAAATAATAGTCAATGTATAAAAATTGCCACTAATTGTTTTGATAAAAACGAGCAAGAAAGAATTTTACTTCCTCAATTATCTGATTTTGGTGCAAGATTATGTAAGGCTGGCAAAAATAAATCAACTAACAAATATCAATATGCAATTTACATTCCTAAAAAGAAAATGGAACAGTTCTTTGAATTTATTGGAGAATGTCCATTTCCTGATTATAAATATAAATGGGATTATAAAGAGAAATTTTATCCATCTTATGAAGATTATTATGAAGAATGGAAAAAGTTGTATTTAAATGGAATGGGTTACACGCATATTGCTAGATTATATGGAGCAGATAATACAACAGTTCTAAAATATTTAAGAAAAGTTGGAATATATAAGAGATTTGAGGGATACAAGCAATTTTATAAGGAATGGGAAGATATGTTTATTTCTGGAATGAAATACTATGATATAGCCAAAAAATATAATTGCTGTTCTCAAACCGTATTACATCATTTAAGACAAGTAAATTTATTTTAGAAAAGAAAGGAGTTATACAGGATGGACAATAGTAATATTGCAAAACGAATGAAAAAATATGAAGCAGTACATAAAAGTGTATTGATGAATCGTATGCCAGTCATCCTTCGTCTTTGACGGCAAGGCATTCCACACATTCACAAGAGGATTCAAAAGACCATTTGATGATGTCCTTATTAAGACTATGCAAGAAACAGCAAAATATCTTTGTGAAAATATCCAGGGTTGCTCATTAGCATATACACAGTCGGACGAAATTTCTTTGCTATTGATTGACTATCAGAGATTTGAAACTTCAGCTTGGTTTGATTATGAAATTCAGAAAATGTGTAGTATTTCTGCAAGTATGGCGACTATGGCGTTTAATAATATTTTTCGCGATATGGTAGGAGAATTACATATTAAAGGAACGTTAGAAGAAGAGTATTCTTGTATTTTATATAAGGCAGCACAGAAAGGTGCTATGTTTGATGCCAGAGTCTTCAATATTCCAAAAGAAGAAGTGACAAATTACTTCTATTGGAGACAATTAGACGCTTCCAGAAACAGTATTCAGATGGTAGGACAAGCAAATTTCAGCCATAGGGAATTGCAGTTTAAATCTTGTAATGATATTCAGGATATGCTCATGACTCAAAAAGGTATTAACTGGAATGACTTTCCTACATATCAAAAGCGTGGGAGTTGCGTAGTTAGAAATAAAATTGTTCTTGAATCAGATGATGTAAAAGAAACGTGTATGTTGCGCGATCCGAAACAGGGTGAGAATAATTGGATTATTGATTATGACATTCCGATTTTCAAGGGCGATGGCAGGAAGTATATTGAACAGTTTGTGAATATGGGAGAAAAATAATGAAAAGTGGAGATATTGTTATATACAAAAGTGAAGTTGGAACTGTTGTTACAGATTATGACAATAGAGAGGTTATGAGATTTTTACCTTGCAATTATGGAACATATTCTACTTCAAGACTGAAAGCAATAGCAGAAGATGATATAAGAGAAGCGACACATGAAGAAAAACTTGACTTGATAGAGCGAGAGTATCATTGGGGAGAAGTAGTTAAAATTCATTGTGTTGGAGAATATCAGATTATTGAAGCAATAAAAGATCAGAAAATTCATTATCATGGATATATCAATTATAAAGACACCAATACAAGTTACTATTCGTTAGATTCTGCTTTAGTTGGATGTATTGGAAGGAAACATGAGGGCAGAAATGGAAAAGCAGCGATGTATTTTTGTAAAATGATAGGAATGAATTAAACAATAAAACTAACATTTTGAGTTGAGAAAGGAGATATGATGGCAAGACCAAGAGGAACAGATGATGCAAGAGTAATACAGGTTATAGAAACTACAGCCTTACGAGGTGAAGGCACAGAAAAAGATAAATGCAGAGAAGTGAAACAGTATTGGGATTTTGAAGGTAAATTATTAGCTGAGTGTGATCCATGTGCAAAAGAAAAAGAGTAGTTTTCTACTCAGTTTTCTTTCGTTCAGATTGTTTTGCTTTATCAATGTCAATTATATCAGTATAAAGAAGTTCTTGTTCATGGCGGTTGATATACCATTGATCCAATAAATGCTCTATAAGTTTAATAAGTTTTTGTGCCTCATCTGGGTCAATATCAACAATAAGATTAATGTCTTTTTCCATGTGGGCGCCAATATTACCAATCCGGCGAATTCCATCAATAACCTTCCATTGTTGTGCTGGAATTTTATTTTGAAGTTCGTTTATTTCATCAATAAGACGTGCTTTGCTAATTCCCCAAAAGTCACGAATTATACCTTGTAAGCAACGGCGAGAAAGAGTTGCAGATGCTTTTGGACTAAGATTTACGATAGCACATGCTTCTTCATAATCTTGTCGGATTGCTTCTGGTATGTAATCAGGAAATTGTTTGGCTGATGATTTTGGCTGCAATGATGAACTTATATTATTGACATTAGTACCTAAACCATTAGCCACAATTGAGTATTTTTCACAATTTGGACATTTATAAAAATCAATTTCAACGCATGACTCATTTGGAGTACGATTTCTGGGATCTCCATTGCTTTCAAAAGGATATTCAGCAAAAGATACATATTTTTTCGCAAAGGTTCCAAAATCTACAGACATAAAATTGGAACAAAATGGACATTGAAAACTAGACATAAAAATCACGACCTTTCAATAATATTTGACAGTATTATACTACACATACGGAAAATTGAAAAGCAAAAGGAGAAATATATTTTGAAAATGAGATTTGCAACTTTAAAAGATGAAAAAGCGAAAGTAAAAGTGGTAGGAAAAAATCTTGATTTGTTGACACCGCTTGTTGCAACAAGTAAATATTTGGCAAAAAGAATATCGAAAGAGAAGGGAGTGAGTTTAAAAAAAGCAGAATATATAGTGGTTGATTGTATTAAGGATGGTATGAAAACAATAGAAGAATGAATAAGTCTTTGAAAAATTCATTTCATGAAATATGGGATAGAGAATTCTATCCCATAAAAAACATTATTAAATTGTACTTTTATAGCGTTGCTGATTTTGAGCAGTTTTGCCAAGTGCGATTATGTTTTCACATTTGTTTGAATTTACATAAGTAAAGAACTGTGAACCTAATTTGGTACGATTGCCCTTTGGAATCCTATTCCATTCAAATCCACGGAATAAATCTTTAACGATGAATTCCTCATTAGGCGAAAGATCTTTAGTGGCTTTGATTGCAATCTCAAACAAATCGCTTAATGAAGTTTCTGATGTGATAATCATAGTAATGTCCTCCTCACAAAATTATAGCTAGTTGCTATTAGCTTATAGCTATTATAATATGAGGATAAGAATTTGTCAAGATAAAAATTTGATTTTATCTAAGGAGATTTTAAGATGAACTGCAGAGATTGTTATTGGTCTAAAACAAATAACATATTAACTGATGAAGAAATATGTTGTAATGAAAATTCTTCATATTATAATCAAATTATTTCTACAGAAAAAGTAGAACAAAACGGATGTGAAAATGGAGAGACGAAACAAACTGTTGATTATAAAAATATGACAGCTTGGGAATTTGCTTCAAGATATTATATGTAAAATGATAATGGTGGACGATAAATTAAGTGGTAAAAATGAATATAATTGGATTTTGCGTATCTGGCATGGGAGGGAAAAGAGAAGGTGATTTATAAAGTACGAGTAGGAGATATTTTGCTTGCAGAGAATAAAATCTGTAATCAAACAAATATATATTTAGTTGTAAATTTAGACGGTGATGATGGATTTGGACTTATTTGCTTGTCTTGTGGGTCTAAAGTTGGATTTTATGGCAATGACAAAGAAGAATTTAAAAAAGATATAGATGGTTTCTTAAATGTGAAATATATTGTTCCAAAAGAAAAATTTTGCGAATTTTTTAATAAGAATTATAAGCTAAGATATAAGATTATGGCACATGATGTTATTAATGAAAGATATGAGTTAGGAATAGAAATTGAAAGAGAAACCTAATATTATAATGAATTGAAACTTTCAAGTAAGAAAAGAGAAATATATATCACAAAAATGAAAAGGAGAGATGATAAGTTATGTGTAATTTTAAGAGTGGAATTATTTTGAAGAACAAGGTGGTTTTAGCACCAGAAGGAAATGAAAGCCATTCGGATTTATTGGAAAGTCTTGGAATTGAAGATACTCACATGAATGCATCTAAAACATTTGTAAGAGCAGAGTTAATTCCTAAAAATAATGATAAAATGACCAATGTAAAAGACTGGAGATATAAGGTCGATCAGGATATTGTGCCTGATTGGTACGAAAAAGACCCAGAGAGATACAAACAAGATTTTAGAAATGCAGTTGAAGAATATATGAATGAGTGGAGAAAACAGTTAAAATTCATTTGTGGGCATTATTGGACAAGTGTTCAGGATGGGAAACGTACATATTATTTTATGAATGGGATTCTTAAAAAGTCAGACTTTGGTAAAACAAATAATTATGCAGAATCTTATGTGCGGAGAGATCTTATTAATAGTGAGTTGGCAGAGGATTTAAAGAAAGAATTTGGAGATAAACTTGTTCCGATTTCTCTTGATTTGACTTCTATGGATGGATTTAAAGATTATGGAAGTGTTGAAGGTGATATTTTAGCAATCCCAAATATTCAGTTGCTTATGAAGTTTGGTGAAAGTATTCCATTGATTGATAATTGGTATTGGCTTGCTAATCCTAATCAGACACCGAAGAGAAACGATGCCCACTGTGTTCAGTACGTTGACTCCGATGGCAGTGTGGACTACGGCGGTTGCCGCTGGTATGGCGGGGGCGTGCGTCCGTTTTTCATCCTTCAATCTTAAATCTTTGAATCTTGCAAAAAACCATCGGGTAGCCAGTAATCAGGAATGCGTCAGCATTCCGTAGGTAGCCGATGAGCGACTGAAAGGAGCGGGAAAAACCAGTGAGCGAAGCGAAACTGGATGTTATTGTAAAAGCAATAAATCTTATGGAATATACTATGACAATTACATCAAACCGAAAGAGGTATCCAGTTAAGCATTTAACATTGGTAAAACGCATCCAAAATCGCTGTATGGATATATATGAATATTTGCTTGATGCAAATAGGCTGAAATTGGATACTTCAAAATCGGAACGCCAAGAATTACAAACAAAAGCAATTTCATGTTGTGATAAGTTGTCTTGTTATGTGGAACTTTCTATGAAATTGAAATTAATTGGAAGTGATACAGTAGGATATTGGCAGAAACAAATAAATGATGTGAAATATATGAGTATTGCATGGCGTTCAAAAGATAAAGAGAGATAATTTTAGGTTGTTTGTTGTATGACCCACTATGTTCAGTACGTTAACTCCAATGGCAATGTGAACTACAACGATTGCAACTGGAATGACAAAGGCGTGCGTCCGTTCTGGATCGGAAGACGAATGAAAGTAAGAGAAACACTGAAATTAGAGTCCCGATATCAAAAGAATAAACAACCTTTCCTGATTCAAAAATGTCAGGATAAATACAAAGGAACAAAATACTATGATAGAAGATAAAACAGATTTTGAAAAAGTAGTAGATTTCGGTAATTTGTATCAAGCATATTTAAAATCTAAATCAGGTAAAGGTTTTTCAAAAAGCAGTCAAAAATTCCAAGTATTAGCTCTTGATGGAATTCATCAAATAAAGAGAAAATTAGAAACTAAAACATATCAAGTATCAAAATACAATGAATTTATAATATATGAACCGAAAGAGAGAGTCATTAAAGCATGTTCGTTTGTAGATAAAATTGTACAGCATAGTTTGTGTGATAATGTACTGATTCCAAGATTGAATAAAGAGTTTATTCAAACAAATTATGCTGGACAGATTGGCAAAGGTACATTGTATGGATTGGATTGCTTAAAAGCTCAGATGTATCTTGCATATCAGAAGTATGGATATGATTGTTGGATTATAAAAGCTGATGTTAGCAAGTTCTTTTACAATATCAATCACGATATTTTGAAGGATATTTTGAAATATTTTATAGAAAATAAAGAAGTGTATTGGCTGTGTGAGAAGTTTATTGATAGTACTGAGGGAGTAGGACTTCCATTAGGTAATCAGGTTAGTCAAGTATTTGCACTTTTATATTTATCAGTGTTAGATCACTTTATCACAGGAGAACTTGGAGTTAAATATTATGGTAGATATATGGATGATTTTTATTTGATAGTACAAAATAAAGAATATGCGAAATGGTGTTTAGCAGCTATTTATGAGTTTGTGTATTCATTAGGTCTTGAATTAAACAGTAAGACTCAGGTCATTCCTTTTAAAAATGGAATCAAATTTTGTGGTTTTCATACATATGTGACTTCAGGTGGTAAAGTAATCCGAAAGCTGAAGAACGAAAATAAACATGCCGCTAAAAAGAAATTTAAGAAAATGGTTGGATTAGTGAGGTGTGGAAAACTTAGCAAAGAGAAATTTTATGAGAGTTACAATGCTTGGAAAAATCATATATCACATGGCAATTGTGTGAAATTGGGATATGAGATGGATAGATATGTAGAAGAGCTATTTGGAAAATAAAAGAGAGGTTTATTATGAATTACGAGGTAGAAGATCAGTATAACGTTTTTATCAAAGATGTAGAAACAGGTTTACTTTCTCACGAATTATATTTAAGAGAAAGACGAGTACGAAGATGAATATTCTCACAGTGTGATTGATAGAGGACATGCATTATTATCTGAAAGAATTAGAAAATATCTACATGATAAATTACCCAATCAGTATTGTGTATTTGTAGATTGGTGTGTTCGTGTTATGTCAGTAGAAATGGCAGAAAAGAAAAATATTAACAATTACAAAAACTATATTGTTAAGTAGTTGAAACACGAGTTTTAAGGAAGGAGAAAGTATATGAATATCAATCAGGAATTTCATATAAAGCAAACTCATCATGAGATAACATTTTTTGCTTATGACATTGATAAAATTGAAAAGATTACACCGTATAATTTGTCTAAAATTTTTATTCCTGAATGTGCAGAAAGAGATTGTAAAAGCGGATGTGATCAAAGAAATATTAAAGAGGCGTGTTGCGTATGTTGTTCACCACATTTACAGGAATTATTGCTTGATGGTTGGTATGTTGGTAATGAACATGGATTTTTAGATGATAACTCCTATTATGCAGAGTTGAAAACTGGTATTCGTGTTCCTGTTGATAAAATGATATTTGATGCGTGGAGTCAAGGGTGGGAGATAAAACCGTATAATGGATTATTATATGAAATAACTACACATTAAAATTTCCGTTTCAAGGAGATGGACAGATGCTTTACAAAATACGAGTAGGAGATATTTTATTAGCAGAAAATAAACCTTTAAGCCAAACAAATGCATATTTAGTTGTCAACTTAGGAATGGATGAAGGGTTTGGATTGATATGTTTATCCTGTGGATCTAAAGTTGGTGTTTATGGAAAGGATATACAAAAATTTGGAGAAGATATCAATGGATTTCTAAATGTGAAGTATATTATTCCCAAAGAAGAGATTTGTGATTATTTCAATGGGAAATATAAACTGAAATATAAGGTAAAAGCACATGATATTGCTAATATAGATGATGAATTCGGATTAGAAATAGAACGATGAGATTCTGTTTAAATTGGAGGAATGTATGATTTATAGAGAAGAAATTAAAGATTTATTTTCTGTTTCAGAAGATTATTATTTAGCACATTGTATTAGTGCTGATTTTGGAATGGGCAAGGGAATCGTTGTTGAATTTAATGAAAGATTTGATATGAAAAATAAGTTGCGGCTTAAATATCCTGATTACTTAGATGCATATAACCGTCATAGAATTGGTGGAGATTGTATCTTGGAAGGTCGAGTATTAAATTTAATTACAAAAGAAAGATATTTTCAGAAGCCAACGATTATTACTATGAGAATTGCGTTACAAAAAATGAAGGATATATGTATAGAGAATAACATTACTAAAGTTGCTATGCCGACTATCGGAGCCGGACTAGATAGATTTGTCTGGGGTGTTGTGTTGGATCAGATTCATATGATATTTGATGATATAGATATAGAAATTTTGGTATGTAAGCTTAAATGAGCTGGAGGAAATTTATATGAAATTAGGTGATATTTACAGACACAAGAATAAAAATTCTATTATTCAAATAGATAGTTTTGCAACACCGATGGGACAGTCTGTGGACAATAGTAGTTTTACCATTGTTTTTAAGCAAATTGAAAGACATAATCAATATGAAATTGGCAGCTGTTCTAGTAACAACGGATATGGCTCACAAGAAGAAATAGAAAAGGAATATAAGCTTTTGATCCCACAGGAAAAATTAAGTGAATATCAAGATTGGAATGAAATTTTTGAACTATTGAATTGAAATAAAACGAAGGTTTCAAGTGAAGATGAGGTGGTAAATTGAAAAATATTTTAAGTAAAAATAATGACGGATCGATAGATATCATGGATAGATATGGATTTACGGAATATACAGTTGCCAAGAATGAAAATGGTATAGTTGCTAGATTGGCAAATCAGTTATATGAATATGAGAATTTCTTTACAGAGAGGCTTAAAGATGTGTTGATGAATTACTTTGATGTCCCATCTGACACATATGCGTATAATTTAACAAGACATAAAACTGCTTTTTCCGAAGGAACCATGTCTCTTGATGATTTTGAAGAATTTGATGAAGAAATCATTGATGATATTGTGAAGTATATTAAAGACAATATTTAGCCAATGAATAAAACATTGTAATTGGAAGGAGTGTGAATTTGTGTATCAAAATTGTTGTAAAAAATGTGGAAGTATATCATTACATACAGAGATAAAAGGCAATAATACGGGTCTGTATTGTGACGATTGCGGAGCCTAGGTGAAGTGGATAGGAAAAGATGAACTTAGGACATTTGAACATGGTCAGAAAGAGTACAATAAGTCATCTAATAAAGATATGACTGCTAGACTAAAAGAATTTGTCGAATTTCTTGAAAAGAAAATTGATTCTGAATATGATAATTTACCAAATTCAAAGGATGATGCAATCAGAAAAAATGTTTGTTGTGCAATTATGGAACGTGATAAAAATGCGATTCAGAATATTTTATATGGACATGATTTTGATTATGTAGAAGAATAAAATAAGAACTCTGGTAACTTTGGCGAGTGAGCAGAGTTCTTATCCAACACAAAACGGATAACCGTCTTGACAAATCTAAGTATATCAATTCTTAATGACTTAATCAAGTCGGTAATTCCAAGAAAAGTATTCCTAAAGTGTAGAACAATAGGATAGTGATTGTGGTTTTCAGCCATTATATCAGAATTTTTGATATATAAACGGATATTTTATCCGATGAATTAAATCTTTCATAGGGAGTCATGAACCCACGAAAGATTCACAAATAACAAATTAGAGAAAGGATATAACAAGTAATTCCGGATAAATTAGCGTTGCAACGCCTTGTAGATAAGGCATTTGGAAAGTAATAATAAAAGATTTAGTTTAAAAGTTATTGAGTTGTGTAGTGGAATTGGTGCACAGATAAAAGGAATTAATAATACAAATCTGTTTGACGCAGAGGTTGTCGCAACAGCAGATTTAGATAAAGAGGTTATTGTTAGTTATGCTGCTATTCATTGTGGATTAACTAATGAAATGATTAATGAATATGGTAATTATCCTTCCAAGGATGAAATGGTGAATGAGTTATCTAAGAAAAGATTAGGATTTGATTTTAAAAAAGATGAACCATATGATTGGGAAAAGTTATCAAAAAAGAAAGACAAAACGAAAGGCATAGAAAAATACTGGTTGGCTGATCATATTTCACATAATTTGGGAGATATAATGCAGATTAAAGAACTGTCGGATTGTGATATGCTTACATATTCAACGCCGTGTACTGATTTATCGATTGCAGGAAAACAGGAAGGGTTAAAGTGGACTTGTCAAGATTGTGGTATGGAATATGACCCATCAAAATTAAATGTTGATACAAGATATAAATGTCCTTGTTGCGGAAGTAATAATATTAAGTCAACTCGTTCAGGGTTGTTGTATGAAGTAGAAAGACTGCTTGTAAAGGCAAATGAAAACAATAATTTGCCAAAATATTTACTTATGGAAAATGTAGATGCTCTTGTGTCTAAAAAATATATTGATAGTTTTAATGATTGGATTGATAGATTGGACAACTTGGGATATAACTCATATTTTCAAACAATCAATGCAAAAAACACAGGCATACCACAGAACCGAAATAGAATTTTCTGCGTTTCCATTCTTAAAGAAATTGATACAGAACAGTTTAAATTCCCTCAACCATTTGATAATGGAATTCGATTAAAAGATTTATTAGAAACGGATGACGAAGTTTTAGATAAATATTTTTTGTCGGATGAAGTGCAAAGAAGACTACAAATTACCGATCCGAAATTTGAAAAAAATATTGTTGATACAACAAAACCAGAATTTAGGACTATCGGGCAAAGAGATTTAGTATATCAAAAAGATTCAATTATGGACGCATTACTTGCTACTGATTATAAGCAACCTAAACAGATATTGGACACAACAAATGAGCCGATACATATTGCTGATTTGTGCAGTGAGAAATTCCAAAGGATGCATGAACAGTCACGGGGAATATATAGTGAAGATGGTATTGCTCCTGCGATGCATACTTGTGGTGGTGGTAATACTGAGCCAAAAGTTGAAAGAGATAATCTTAGAATTGTAAGAAAGCTTACACCTAAAGAAGCTCATAGACTTATGGGATTTGATGATGAAGATTTTGAGAGATGTAAAGCAGTTGGAATGTCTGATACCCAAGGGTATAAACAATCAGGAAATTCAATTGTAACAACAGCAATTTCACTATTAATTGAGCATTTGTATAAGGCTCAGTATGATGATACATATATTTGCATAGATGAGAAAATGATAAATTTTATCAATCCCACAAGCGGACTAGATTCTGTTTGTGGTAATCATAAACCGATATTAGTTGGTGGGATTGGAGAAATAAATTTTGGTAAGCAATTTAGACAAGGAAATAGGGTGTATGATGCAGATGCGATTGCAATGGCTCTGTTGTCACAGCCAGTAGGTAATGCAGGTGGTTTTAGTTATTTATATGCTGTTGGTGCTGCTATGCGTGGTAGATATAATTCAGAGGGTAAAACCGAGCAACAGATAGAAGTAAGAAATGATGAATTATCAAATGCAATTACAACAGTTCAGAAGGATTCGTTGGTTGTAGTGAAAAAGTCTTAAAACCCACGTTTCAAGAAAGGGGGTGCGATCTATGAAAATATGTGTTACTGGTCATAGACCAAATAAAATGTATGGTTATGATATTTATAATAGGCAATGGTCGGAATTAAAAAATAAATTCAAAGAATTACTTGTAGAAAATATCTGTGATGAAGCAATTACAGGTATGGCATTAGGAGTGGATACAGTATTTGCGTTGGCAGTTCTGGAATTAAAAGAAGAGTGGTATGATATAAAACTTCACTGTGCAATCCCATGTAAAAATCATTCATGTAAATGGATTAAGGAAAGTGTTGATTTATATAATGATATTTTATCAAAAGCAGACACAGTAAAACTTGTGTCAGATGAAGAATATAAACCCTGGCTGATGCAAAAGAGAAATGAATATATGGTTGATTTGGCTGATAAAGTGATTGCTGTGTGGGACGGTTCTAAGGGTGGTACTGGTAATTGTGTAAGATATGCTGGGAAATGTGGAAAAGAGATTATTAGGATTGTGCCATAAATTGTAGAGGATATAGACGATTGAAAACTGTAAAAAATGGAAGTAACACTGATTTCCAAATTAAAATTGGGAATAAATATGTGACAATCGCTTCGCTTGTTCCTTGGTTTATTAGTAAGCATTTACATAAATATGAACTATATTTCTACTATTATGGAGAAGAATATACAAAAGGAACATATGCATGTCAACATATAAATGGAAATGTAAGTATGACAGTATGGTTAGAAAAGTATGAGCGTTGGGAGGATTTTATAAGTAGAATTAGCAAGATAGTTTCTAAAAAACTATACATTATAGGAAGTTCTATACTTGATGAAATTAAATCTATAGAATCTATTGATGATAGAGCATATTGAGTCTTAAAACTTGCATTTCATAGGAGGAGAAAAAGAAGTTATGAGCATGGAAAGTAATTATTATGTAATAGCTGGTTATGATTTGACTGGCAACGAAACAGATAAATTTAAAGATTGGAAGTGGTCAGATGAAGGAGAAGATTATATTTGCAACCAGTGCAAAGGCGAGATTCAATTTTTCGATGATCAGATGAGTGGTTCACATTTATATTTTGGATATGTTTTGGCTTCTGGTAATGAGTATAGTTTTGATACAGAAATGTTTGATGTGTCTGATATTGAAAAATGTTTTGGTAAGGTGAAAGCAGAATTGGTAAAACTTCAAGAACTGGGAGTGATTACAAAAAATCCACATTTTAAACCTGTGTTTAAGATTATTGTATTTGAAGAATGTAGATAGAAGAGAGGATTGAGAGAATGAATATTGAACAGATTAAAGAGAAATTGAAAACAAGTGAATATGACTTCCTGAGAAAAGATAAGAATTTAGGTGATAACATCATTCTCTTAACTCTTGGAGGAAGTCACGCTTATGGAATGGATAAAGAAGGATCTGACTTAGATGTGCGAGGTATCGCCTTAAATTCTAAGAAAGACATTCTGTTAGGAACAGATTTTGAGCAGGTCGTGAATGCAGATACTGACACTACGATATATTCATTTAATAAAATGATTCAATTACTTACATCCAACAATCCTAACACAGTGGAAATTTTGGGCTGCAAGCCAGAACATTATCTACATTTATCAAGTGTTGGAAGAGAACTTTTGGAAAATAGAAAAATGTTTCTATCTAAAATCTGTATTCATACATTTGGTGGATATGCCGGTAGCCAACTCCGTAGGATGGAAAATAAAGCCGCAAGATTAGTTGGTCAGGCACAGAACGAAGCGTATATTTTAAAAAGTATCAATAACGCAAAATATGATTTCAAAAACAGATATTATCCACATGATGAGAGTGATGTAAAGTTATATATTGATACAGCAGTCCAAGAAGGATATGATAGCGAGATTTTTATGGACGTATGTTTGAAACATTATCCTTTGAGAGATTGGACTGGTATGTGGAATGAAATGAAGGCGATTGTAAGCAGTTATAACAAAATTGACAAACGAAACGAGAAAGCGATCAGTCATGACAAGTTGGGGAAGCATATGGCTCACTTGATTCGTCTTTATATGATGTGTATTGATATTCTTGAAAAAGAAGAAATCATCACATATAGGACGGATGAACATGACTTACTTATGAGTATTCGCAACGGTGAGTTTTTAGATGAAAATAAACAACCGATTACTGAATTTTATGATTTGTTGAATGAATATGAGAAGAGATTTGATTATGCTAAAAACAATACATCTCTTCCTAATGTGCCAGATCATAAAAGAATTAATGAATTTAAGATGTATGTGAATGAGAGAATTGTGAAGGGAGAGGTATGATGGAAGTATCTACAAGAGCAAAAGAGAGGTTCTGTAAAGATTGTAATATTCCAATCAGGATATTCCAGGAACCATATTTTACTGATATATTGGCACTATATGATAAGTTTTATGGGACACTTGAAAAGTGGGATATCTTTTTAAGCGAACTATCCAAATATAATTGTGAACAGGATTATTTTGAAGAATATAATCGTGTAAAAGATGCTGCTATTTTGGATATTAAAAATACAGAAGCATATCATAAGTTTAATGAAGAGGATATGAACAAGTATGCTGTTACACATAAAAATCTTCCAAATAAAGATATATTTAAGTCTTCAAATGATGGTAAATGTTTTATCAGCATTGATATGAGAAAAGCTAATTTTTCTTCTTTACATCATTACAATTCAGATATTTTTGGTGGAGCAGAATCTTGGGAAGAGTTTATTGGGAGATATACAGGTAATCAGCACATAATCAATAGTAAATATATTCGTCAGGTTATTTTGGGTAATTGTAATCCTAAGAGACATATCACATACGAAAAATACCTTATGGATGGTGCATTGACATATTTAACAGAAGTGTTTATTTCAATGGATCGTGTTGTATTCTTTTCCAATGATGAAATTGTGGTTGATGTGTCTGATATGGACAAAAATAAGCAAGAAAGAATCGTGTTTGCAATTCGCAATGGTATGAAAGATATGCCTGTTCCGTTAAAAACAGAATTGTTTATACTTCATAAAATTGTTAAGACAGATGGATATTATAAAGAAATTATTGATGAGAATGATAATACAGAGATAGAGTTTAAATGTTTAGATAATTATGCGTTACCATTTGTTTTAAGAAAGTTTCTTGGAGAAGATGTTACTGAAAATGACAAAATTTTTTACCACGAAGGATTATTGGCTAAGTTTATTGAAACTCCACAAATTGAGGTAAATATTGATGAAAAGAATTAATGTAGAAGTTCCGGCACCAGTAAATTACATCATACAGGAATTAGAGAAATGCGGACATGAAGTATATATGGTGGGTGGATGTGTAAGAGATAGCGTATTGGGAAGAAAACCTCACGACTATGATATTTGCACATCTGCCACACCAGATGAGATATTAAAAGCGTTTCCTGATGAAGAAATTATTCCTACTGGTTTGCAACACGGTACAGTAACGATTCTGATAAATAAAGAACCATTTGAAGTTACAACTTATCGGATTGATGGAGATTATTCTGATAATCGTAGACCTGACAATGTAACATTTACAAAGAATCTGGTTGAAGATTTACGGAGAAGAGATTTTACGATTAATGCTATGGCATACAATCCTAAAACTGGTTTAATTGATCCGTTTAATGGCATGGAGGATATCAAATATAAAAAGATTCGATGCGTTGGCTCCGCAGAAGACAGGTTCAACGAAGACGCTTTGAGGATATTGAGAGCAATAAGATTTGAAGCACAACTAGGTTTTGCAGGACTCCCAGAAACAATGTTTGAAATAGAACGACAATATGACAGACTAAAGAACATCTCAATTGAGAGAATTAATAGTGAATTTTGTAAAATAGTTGCTTCTGAACAATTCTGTGTTGAATTAGTTTTATATCCAAACGTATTTTCCTTATTTATCCCAGAATTAAAAGACTTGATAGGTTTCCAACAAAATAATCCATATCATGCATATGATGTATTTGATCATACAGTCCATGCAATAGAGAAATGTGAGTCTGATGATTTAGTGGTTAGACTTGCTGTTTTCTTTCATGATTTCGGCAAACCATATTCCTACCAAGATGGAGAAGATGGTATTAGACATTTTAAAGGTCACGGAAAGGTAAGTGCTGAAATTACAGACTCTATTATGAAACGTCTTAGGTTTGATAATGAAACGAGAAATAATGTAGTAGAACTTGTTTATTATCATGATGCGACTTTTGAGGTAGGAAATAAGTACGTTAAGAGATGGCTTAATAAAATCGGTGAAAAGCAGTTTAGGTGGTTGTTAGAAGTCAGGAAAGCGGATATTAAAGGACAAAAACCGGATTATGAAGAATCTCGGATAGAGAAAATAAATAATATAGAAAATATTCTTGAAGAAATATTATCTGAGAAATCTTGTTTCTCATTAAAGGATTTAGCGGTTAATGGTAACGATGTAAAAGAGGTGATGAAACTCAAAGAAGGTAAAGATATTGGGTATTGGTTAAATGAGATACTGAAACGTGTTATAGATGGAGAATTAGAAAATAATAAAGATGATTTGGTTTATTGGATGACAGGTGTTAGAGATGGTTGGATAAAATTTTAAGGAGGGTTTGATAATTTGAAATGTTTTTATCATGTAGATGATGATGGGAAATGTGCTGCATCTTGGGTGTATTTAAGTGCAGGAGTATATGATGGATATGAGTCAGAATTTATTCCTATCAATTATGGAATGGAATTTTCTTTTGACAAGATAAATCCTAATGAGCAGGTATATATTGTTGACTATTCAATTATGCCAGACGAAATGAGAAAACTGTTAGAAATAACAAAAGATGTAACCTGGATTGATCATCATAAATCAGCAATAGAAAGATATACGGATTTTGAAATTCCTATTCGTGGAATTAGATATGACGGGATAGCCGGTTGTATGCTTACATATTGTTGGTTACATCATATGACTGAAAGAGGAGGTGGCAATCCGAAAAAATTTAATATTTCTATGACAAAAGATGCACCTATGTTTACAAAATATATCGCTGATTATGATGTATGGGCTTTTGAATATGGTGATGATACAAGATATTTTCATATGGGATTTGATGCATACGATAAAAGCCCAGATAACGAGATTTGGTATAACCTTTTAGATGATGATGCAGAGAATAAATATATTGAAGAAAGAAAAGTAATCATCAAGTATCGTGATAGTTTTGCAAAAGAATACTGCGAGTCCAAAGGTTTTGAAACAGAATTTGAGGGATATAAAGTGTATGCAATGAATGTTGGACTTGCTGGTAGTGATTGGTTTAAATCTGTGGATGACAATTCATATGATATTTTAATGCCATTTTCATTCAATGGAAGGAATGGTACATGGACATATAGTATGTATTCAAAAACTGTGGATGTTTCTAACATTGCAAAGAAATATGGTGGTGGAGGTCATAAGGGAGCTGCTGGATTTAATATGGATAAGCTGATTTTTGAGAAAAAGGAGAAGTATGAAGAGACAGATTAGAAGAAATGTTTTTGAAACAAATTCGAGTTCTATGCATAGTTTAACAGTTATGAAGAGAGATGATAAATATACTCCAGAAGAAATTTTAGACGGAATATATTTATGTAAAGATGAAGATACAGGCGAGGAATCTTGTGTTTGGGAGCCTTGGGATCACGATTTGGAATTTGGTAGGAGTCCATTTAGGGCTTTGGGAACATTTACAGATAAATGGTTGTATGCGTGTGCTTCGTTGGTTCATGACTATAATGATGATGTTTATAAAGAACTCGTTGCACTTGCATTGAAATATATACCAGGTCTTAAAAAGATCAAACTGCCAATGGACAGTGATAGTATTGTAGATAAAAATGATGAAGAACATAAAAACGATGACTATTATCAGAAGTATGGTAAGACAGAAGATGAACTAAAAGAATATTTATCACAGAAAGAAAAGGATTGGGGTTTTGAAATTGAGTATTGGAAATCTTCAAATGGCTGGTGGCATTATGACATACCATGCACAGGATATGTTGATGAAGATATTCTAAGTGGATTTTTAGAGCATGAAGGTATTTCTCTTGAAGAATATCTTATAAATAAGAAATATGTCGTCATTCAAGACGGTGATGAATATTGCTATTGGGACAATATGAAGCAAACAGGGCTAGTAAATATGGATATGATTGTTCATGAATATCCAAGAGAGGATTAAGGGAGGATCAATGAAAAGGAAGATTAGAAAAGGTGTATTTGAAACAAATTCGTCTTCGGTTCACAGTTTGGTTATTTCTAATGAGGGCAAGGAACCGAGTGAATTCAAACTGAATAAGGATGGAGAAATAGAAATTGATTTTGGACAGTTTGGAAAAGACAAACGTATTTATACATCACAATATGACAAACTTTCCTATCTGATTACTTGTTTATATTATCTGTCAGGATATGATATATCTGATATTTATGACAAGTGGGAATTTAGAGAAATTCAGGATGCTATTTGTAAATATACAGGTGCGACAGGAATTAAGATTTTAGGAGAACAGGAACCAGAGATTGATCATCAGTCGCGGCCCTGTGGCAATATTGAAATTGTCAATGTTTATGATGAGGATGCGGTTATCAATTTTGTATTCAATAAGTATGTGTCATTAAAAACAGATTGTGATTAAGGAGGAAATTTATTTTATGAAGAGACAAATAAGGCGTGGAGTATTTGAAACAAATAGTAGCAGCACACATTCACTTACTATGTGCAGTGAAGAGGAATTTGAGGCTTGGAAAAGAGGAGAAGTATTATTTCATGAATATGGAGAAGAAAATTTTATATCTGCAACAAAATTAAGTGAACATGATAAAAAAATGGCACAAGAAGATTATGAAGAAAATAAAGACGATTTTCAGAAAGATTGGAATGATTTGTCTGAGGATACAAAACAGAAATATTATACTAAATATGCAAAAGAGAATGACATTATTGATGAAGACGCAAAGACGTATGACCAATATATGCATGATGGCGATTTAGAAACATTTGTACAGAGATACACTTCCAAAAATGGTGATAAAATTGTTGCATTTGGTGAATATGGTTATTGCTAATTAAGAAAGGATGATAAAAATGAATCTGTTGGGAATTTATAAGAATGGGAATATGCGTACACGCATATTTTCAGACGGAACCAAAATAAGAGAGACAGAAGATGATGAATTTATTCCTGAGTTTGCAGAGAATATGGATATCAAGATAAGTAATTATTGTGATATGGGCTGCAAATTCTGCCATGAAGGTAGCACAAAAAATGGTAAGCATGGTGATATTCTGAATCAAAAGTTTATCGAGACTTTGCATCCATATCAGGAGGTTGCGCTTGGTGGTGGTGATGCAACAAGTCATCCAGATTTGATTCCGTTTTTACATAAGCTAAAGGATAGAAAAGTCATTGTGAATATGACCGTAAACCAGCAACACTTTGAGCAGAAACAGGAATTGATTAAGAAGTTGGTTGATGAAAAATTGATATATGGTCTTGGTGTGTCACTTGTAAATCCAACAGATGAATTTATATCACTAATTCAGCAATATCCAAATGCAGTTATACATGTGATTAACGGTATTCTCAAGCCTTCAGACGTAGAAATGTTATCTGATAAGAATTTGAAGATGCTTATCCTTGGATATAAGCAGTTAAGGCGTGGTGGTGAATGGTATAGTGAGGATCACGAAAATATCATTATTAAGCAAATGTGGCTGAAAGAAAATCTTGGTGGAATCATTGAGCGTTTCAAAGTAGTGAGTTTTGATAATCTTGCTATTGAACAGCTTGAAGTTCAGCGATTAATGAGTCAGGAAGAGTGGGATGAATTCTATATGGGGGATGACGGTTCAATGACTTATTACATTGATATGGTTGAACAGAAATTTGCAAGAAGTTCTACTGCTGATTTTAATAGGAGATATGATTTATTGGATTCTGTAGATGAAATGTTCAAAAAGATAGTGTCTGAACAATAAAAATATACCATATATGGTGCTTGACTATACAAGCGATTGCTATATATGGTATAGACATGAAATCGAGATTTTAAAGCTATTTTTAGAGGTCATTGTGTCAGACCTTATTAAATTTGGCACTTTATTATTATAGATATTATAAAATAAATACATCAGAAAGGATTCTTATTATGGGATTATTAGGAAAGTTTTTCAACAAGGAAGTTGACAATGCTCAAAAGAGTGTAATAATCAATTTGTCAAAATCAAAAGATAATTTAGATAAGGTTTTGGTGAATTTATCAAAAGAAGGTAAAGTAAATTTATCCAAGCATATCGCGAAAGTAGCACTTGCTATGGATTATTCTGGAAGTATGGATAAACTATTTTGTAGTGGGGCTATACAAAGAACTATTACAAGACTGCTTCCAATTGCTTTACGGTTTGATGATAATGGTGAATTAGAATCATGGTTGTTTTCTAACGAAAAAAAGAAACTAAAATCAGTAACTACTAATAATTATGAAGATTATGTTAAAAATATTATGGTCAAATCTGGCATGTGTATGGGAGGAACAGAATATGCGCCAGTATTGAGAGATATAGTCAAATATTATAACAAAACTAGTTTAAATGATATACCTGCATTTATAATTTTTATTACAGATGGAGCGAATTCAGATCAGAGTGAAACAGATAAAATTATAAGAGAATTATCTGAATATAATATGTTTGTTCAATTTGTTGGAATTGGAAATGAATCATTTACTTATCTACGTTCTTTAGATAACATGCCAGGTAGAAAGTGTGATAATACTGGATTCATTTCAGTTAAAGATATGGAGAACATGAATGACGAAGAATTGTATACAGAACTTATTCGACAATATAAAGATTGGCTAGACAATAAATAATCTGTTTCAAAGCAAAATTTAAGGAGGAATATTTTGAAAGTAACAATTGATTTAGAAAATTTAGAATCTTTGGTAAAAGAGACTACAGAAAATAATATTGAAACAATTATTAAAGAGCAAGTAAAAAAGAGCGTAAATAAGACAATTGAAGAGTTGGCAAAGAAAGAAATAAATAATGCAGTATCATCAAACTTTCAGAAATTTGTAGATGAGTATATTAAAAATACTGTAATCAAGGTTGGTGGTAATAGCTATTGGGATGATGAGGAGCAAAAAGAATATACAGTAGAGCAGTATATTAAAAAGGAATTAAAAGATCGTCTGGAGTCTAAAACTTTGAAAGCAAAGAAAAAAGGCAGAACTTCTTCATATTCTGATGATTTTGAGCAAGTATCTTTTGAAGAATATATTAATAGATCATTTAATGTAGATGATTTGATTAAAGCTGATTTGGACAAATTTATGGATGGTATTAGGAAAGATATTAATAAAACTATGAAGGACACCTTTGATTCTTCAACAAAGAATATGCTTTCCAGTGCTGTATTAAGTATTTTAACTGCAAATGATACGTATCGACAGATTGAGAATCAGATTAAATGTATTGCAGATAAAAGGGCGTAGCTTATGGAAGATATTTATGAGCAGAATTGGGAAGAATGCGAATATTGTGAACAGAGTTACTATGAACATGACACTGGGTATCCAGAGTATGAATGTGGTTTATGTGAAGGTGAGTGCCTTGGTGGAGATATAGATAGTGGATGTCCATTATCTTTCAAATATCAAATTGAATAAAAAATAATACAGAAAGGACAAAGGTGCTGCAGCCGTAAGATGTTCATGCCTTTCTGGGAAAAGAAAAATATTTGAAAATAGTAATTATGAATTATGGCAAGGTGATTGTCTGGAATTGATGAATAATATTCCTGATAAATCCATAGATGCAATTATTACGGATCTCCCTTTCGGGCAGACCGCCAGGAATTCTTGGGATATAGTAATTCCATTTAATGACTACATAACTATAGAAGTTAGAAAAAAACCAAGAATATTTTATAGAGATGATTTTCTTCTGTGGTGTTATCAACAAGGAGAAGCAGATTATAACGGCGCACTTATATACTTTGAAGAAAATAAATCTACAGGGTTATGGACTCAGTATAAAAGAATTATCAAAGATAATGGAGCGATAATTTTATTTGCAAACGGTATGTTTACTGCTGATCTTATGGAAAGTAACCGAGAAATGTGGAAGTATAATCTCGTTTGGGAGAAGACTCAGCCTACAGGATTTCAAAATGCTAATCGGATGCCAATGAGAAATCATGAGGATATGTGCGTTTTTTATAAGAAGCAGCCAACATATAATCCGCAGAAGACAAGTGGGCATATCAGAAAAGTTAGTACAGCATCACATAAGAGAAATAGTAAACAGTCAACAAATTACAACGAAATCAAAAATCATACATATGACAGTACAGAGAGATTTCCTAAATCAGTTTGGCTATTCGCCAAGGATACCCAAAAGTGTGCATTAACTCCAACTCAAAAGCCAGTAGCGTTAGTAGAAGAAATTATTAAAACTTATACTAATGAGAGTGATACTGTGCTTGATTCAACTGCTGGCAGTATGACAACTGGAGTAGCTGTTATTAATACAGGTAGGAAATGTATCTGTATTGAGAATAATGAAGAGATTTTTAATATAGGCAAGAATAGAATCATGGAATGTGTAAAAGAAATAGTATTTAAGAAGGAAAAGCCAATTTCAAAATGAAATATGAAGAGGGGGAGGTGAAAAGTAGTGCTACATCCAAGTAAATTTTTTGAATGGTGTGTAATAAGGACAGGAATTGATGTGTTTGAGATTTTTGATGATAGTTTAAAGAAAAAGTTGATGAATATTCATCCAAGGAACTTTATCAAATCAAAATTGGAATTGCCAGTTTATAAAGTTTTTGTAGGATATGAGACGAAAAATGGAAATTACAAAGAATCTGAAAAATACATGGTCCTAAACAATGTTAGTGAACAAGAATATGATGATATGTGGGCAGATATGTTTGCCAGGGATTATGAATCAGAATACGAAGAATCTATCCAAAATATAAAAGTTCTTAATGTAGAATTTGTAGGAGATGCTGTACTACAGATTGGTTAAACCATCACCCAAAGTATTTATAACCTTTAGATGATAAAGGTTGTCACAAGATTATTTATTGTGGCACGTTGATAATAAATAATCGAAAAAGTTATGTGGTAGTGATGTAAAAAGACACCCACGAATACGAATATAATTCGTGAATAAAGTATGGCTTTACCTCACGTAAACGTAGATTAAATTACGTGAGGAAAGATACATATTGGGTGAAAAAACTTTAACAGGACTGTTAGAGAACTGTCCTCAAAATCAAACTATTGGAGACAACTTAATAAGAGCATGGTCAAGGATTAATAATAGTAAATATGAAAAAATAGTATGTTCAATATCTGGAGGATCTGATAGTGATGTGATGTTAGATATTTGTACGAAATGTGATAAAGATAATAAAATTGAATATGTGTGGTTTGATACTGGTTTAGAATATCAAGCAACAAAAAATCATTTGAAATATTTAGAAGAAAAATATGGTATTAATATTATGCCATACAAAGCTATAAAATCTATTCCATTAACATGTAAACAATATGGACAACCATTTCTTTCAAAACAAGTCAGTGAATTCATGCAAAGACTCCAAAAATATAATTTCAAATGGGAAAGTGAAGATTTTGACTTATTAATTAAAAAGTACTGTATTGAAATATCAAATGAGAATGCTTTTAAGAATGGGAAATTTAAGAACGGTGTAAAGGAATATAAAGGGAAATATTACAGAGGATGTGTTTCAGCTTTATTGTGGTGGTGCAATAAGTATAAGAAAGGTAGTAAATTTAACATTTCATATAATAAGTGGTTGAAAGAATTTATTATAGAAAATCCTCCAGAATTTAAAATTTCTAATACATGTTGTAAGTATGCTAAAAAGGATGTAGCCCATAAATTATTATCTGATTTTGAATATGATTTAAATATAGTTGGGATTAGAAAATCAGAAGGTGGTGCCAGATCTTCGGCGTATAAAAGTTGCTTTGATGAAAATGGTAAAAGCAAGAAGAATACTTATGACAATTACAGACCTTTATTCTGGTATAAGAATTCTGATAAAGAAGAATATGATAAACATTATGAGATTACACATAGTTTATGTTACACGGAATATGGATTAAAACGTACTGGATGCTGTTGTTGCCCATATGGGAGAGATTTTGAGTATGAATTGAAAATAACAAAGGAATATGAACCAAAATTATTTATAGCCGTGAATAACATCTTTGGCGATAGTTATGAGTATACAAAAAAATACAAAGAATTTTGCAAAGAGATGAACGAAAAGAAAATAGAAGTAAGTAAATATGGAAATGAAAATTTCGATTCATTGGATTATTAAAAGTAGAAATAGTAGTTAGTAACGTCGAAAGATGATTATATAAAAATGCTACTGGTCTGACTTTGGCGAGACAACCAGTAGCATGAGATTAAAAACTGTCAAATGATTAACTTTGACTATCTGATTATATCACAAGTCGAAGTTAATCTCAATAAAAAGTAAAGGAGATATACATATTGAAATTAAAAAATGAATGGATTAACGGAGACTGTCTTAAAGAACTGAAGAAAATGGATGCTGAAAGCATTGATCTTATTATAACCTCACCCCCATATCACAATCTTAGGGTTTATAGCAATGACCCGTCTGATCTATCCAACTGTGAAAGTTATGAAGAATACTATTATTTGTTGGGACTTGTAATCACAGAATGTGAGCGGGTTCTGAAGCCAGGTGGAAAGTTTGTTATGCAGTTTGAAGATTACAATTACACTGTTGGTAGAGATAACAAAATGGGACAGGAAAGTTTGACAGGAGATATTAACAAGATTTTCCTTGATAACAATTTTTCACTATGGACAAAAGCATTTTGGCGTAAGTATTCAGCACAGAGAGCCATGCTTGCGCAGGGTAATTTATATTATCGTAATATGAAGGCAAGAGACACGATTTTAGCTGCCAATGTAGGATTTGTGTATGTATATAAGAAGTCTGGCAATTGTGAATTGATTAAGGCATCAGATATTACATTAGAAGAGTGGGCTGATTGGGCAGATGGTGTATGGAATATTAGTAATTCTGGCATAGGACATACTACTCCATTTGCTGAAGAATTGGTGAAACGGTGCGTAAAATTATGGTCTTGTCCAGGTGATACAGTGTGTGATCCTTTTGGGGGAGCAGGAACAGTTAATAAGGTTGCTATTGAATGTGGTAGAAATGCAGTAGGAATTGAACTCAATAAAGAGTTTTATGATTTAGGGAATGAAAAGAGATTTAACCTCTGGGATAATTCCATATTTGAATCTGATGATTCTGTAGAGAAAATGAAGGAACGATTTGAAGCAGAATTGCTTGCTGGTAAAGAGCAGAGTGCTAATGCTAAAGCAGAAAAGGCAGAACAGAAAGAATTGACTCAAAAGAAAAAGGATATTCGTGCCGAGATTAAAGAATTGGAAAATCAACTTAAAGCATTGGGATTAAAAGTAAAAGAAATTAAGGAAATTAAAGAAAAGTCTACAGGAGGAGAAAAATAATAAATGGTGTCTTTAGAGATTCCAGTAGAGAAGATACCATACATAAGAACCATTGAGGGAAGAAAGTTTAAAAATGGTAAATGGGAATTTCCAGACTCAGCAGTTAAGAAGTTACAAGAGTATGGTCTTATAGATTCAGAAATTGAAGTAAAAGAAAAGGAGATTGTTCAATTTGAACTTTCTCCTCATCTTAGAGAATATCAAAAGAAAATCGTAAACATTGCTTTAAATGAAGGCTGTTATGGCATTTTTGCCGATACAGGCACAGGAAAGACAATTATGGGTTTGGAACTTGCAAAGCATTATGAAAAGACTTTAATTTTGTGTCCTTTATCTGTAATCGAAACAGCATGGATTGACGATTGTAATGAATTTTACCCTAAATTAAACATTGTGAATTGTTGGGGAAGTAGTAAGAAAGAACGAATGACATTTTTAAATAGTAATTCTGATATTTATGTTATGAATTATGAGAGTTTTAAGATTCTCAAAAATGATATTTTGAAAATGAATTTTGATTGTATGATAATTGATGAAAGTCAAGTAATGAAGAATATGACGAGTCAAATTACAAATGAATTACTACAAATGATAGATATTATTCCTCATAGGTTTGCATTATCAGGCACACCAACACCCAATCATAATTCAGAAATTTTCCCACAGATGAAATTTGTTGATCCAGAAGTGTTTGGTAATAATTTTTACGGTTTTCAAGCAAGATATTTTCATCAAGATATGGCAAATCCACATAGATGGTATCAAACAGAAGAAGATAAAGAAGCGTATTTTAACAGACTTAGAGAAAAATCTGTGTTTTTAAAGAAAGAGGATTGTGTTGACCTTCCTCCAAAAGTATTTGAAGTAAAGCGATTTGAACTAGGTAAAGAACAGAAGAAATATTATGATGATATGATTCGTGATATACAGGACAACATAAATGAGTGGTCTAAGTTTGAATTTACTGCAAAGCTGATGAAATTAAGGGAAATAGTAAGTGGATTTGTTATCAATAAAGATGGTTCTATTATAGATTTTGATACAAATAAAGATAAACTATTAGATGCTGCATTTGAAGAAATAGGAGATAAACCTATAATAATATGGTGTCAGTTTCAGCATGAAATCAATAGACTTGCAGAGAAATATAATGGTGTAGCACTTACATCACAGACGAAAGATAGAGATTCGATAATTCGTCAGTTTAAAAATAATGAGATTAAATTGTTATTTACACACCCTAAGTTGCTTGGAAAAGGTTTAACATTTGTAAATTGTACCTATAACATTTATTATTCTTTGAATTTTAGTTATGAGGAATATCGCCAGAGTCAAGATAGAATACATAGAATAGGTCAGGATAATAAATGTACTTATATTATTTTACAAGGCAAAAACACCATTGATGAAAAGATTTATAACTGTTTAAAGCGAAAGGGTAATGCGGTTGATGAATTATATCTTGAAATGGGATTGAAAAATAAGACTTGAATCATCGGTTTCATGGCAGGAGGTGATAAGCATTCAAAAAGGTTTTGAAAAAAGATTTAAGTATGGAGATATTGTTTATTGGTGTAACAAAAGCGGAAATGAATATAGTGTGAAATATGGCAGAGTAGACGAACAATTTTCTGACGCTGTATGTATAGATTTATTGGAACCAAAAGAAACAAGATATATAGATGGAGTTCCAATTGATGAATTTAAGGATAATCAAAAATATAGAAAACTTCCTAAAGGCTGGACATATAATACAAAATTATTTGATTTGGAATGGAGAACCGATCCTGAAGATGAAAAATTATTTAATGAATTATGTGTACAGATAGACGATTCTGAGTCGATCAAGAAAGCATATGAAGCGGGATTGCTTGTTAAATCAGATAAGATTTTTCATGGACATATTGAAACAGATATTACTAAAGAAGGGTTTCGTATTATCAAGAAATATCCTATGTGGCAACATCATATAACTCATGTGAGTATCAGACCAGATAAAGTTTATTTTACATATCAAGAGGCAAAAGCTGAAGTAGAAGAGTATCTTACAGAATTTAGGAGACAAGCTGCATTATCTGATTATGAATGGGCAGTAGAGGAGATTGATAAAACTCTTGATCACTGGAAAGCGTTTCAGGATGCCACAGATGAAGAGGTTAATGCGTATCGTGAATGGTTACTTTCTATGAAAAATGTAGAAGATATTGAAGTGAGAATTAGTTTAGGAAACATTCAGTGGAAATATGAAAAGAACAAGAAATGGAATAGCATTATTTTGTAAATAGAATTTTCATTTCAAAGGAGTAAAAAAATATGATTCAAAATATAGTTATTTGTGATAGATGTGGAGAAAAAGCAAATTCTTGTGGTGCTTCTTATTATTTATACAATAAATATTTTTGCTCACGATATAAATCCAACTAATGATGGACGGGTATATGCTGATACAGCGGTTCAAAATGTTCATGAAAATATGAGTAAAATTTTTGGTAAAGAACGTCATTATTGTAGAAAGTGTAAAGAAAAAATAGAGAAATATATGAGCGAGGTAGATGAATGATATACACAAGTTATTTCGCAAAACTAAAAGAATTAGAAAAGCATAACATTATACCAATCTCAATATGTGGTAAAACACCTGATTGGTATAAGGGGTTACAGTATAAAAAGTTGGCTCCAAAGTATGGATTCTTCATGGAATGGAAAAAGAATCATGATAATGACTATTATATAGAGCGTTTTAAAGTTGAGGTTCTGGATGTTTTAGATGCTACCACTGTAATTAAGGAATTAAATTATTTAGTTCCGAATGTAAATGGCAAAGACATTGCGCTGATTTGTTATGAGAAACCATCAGATTTTTGTCACAGATATTTGGTAGCTGAGTGGTTAAATCAGAACGGATTTCAGTGTGAGGAATGGAGAAGAAAATGATTAAAAGGATTATGGATTTGTTTTGCAGACATAAAAATAGTGAGGTGGTTTGCTGGCATTGGACTCACGGATATAACGATAATGATATCCGTTTTTTAGAAATAGAATTAAAATGTAAAGATTGTGGAAAATACTTTTTTCGTTACATAAAAGATTGGGATGAGTGTGAAAAATTCATAGAAAAACATAAAGATAAAAGATGGTCAGATCCATGTAAACCAGTATTAGATTGATGCCAGAAAACAACTCTTTCATGAGAAAAATCAAAGGTAATAGAATGACTGAACAAAAAATTTTGCATGATATTGAATTTTTAATAGGAAGCTGGTTTTCAGCATTAGAAGATGAGGACTGTAATCCATGGGAAAATGAAGTGTGTATGGATATGGCAAATAAATATGAATATACAAGGGAAGATTATCAAAAATATTGTAGGTTAGTATATTACAGGAGATGGATAATATTTTAAATTATTATGTTTTAGAAAAGAATAAAGAAAGTAAAGATTTCTATTTTGAAAATGAAGGTATATTTAATTTTTGGAATAAATATTTGATTATACATATTGGAAAAGATAATATTGTTTTGGCTAACAGAACCAATAAAACTTTCAATGGGAAATTATTATCAAAATATGAAAAAGTTATGTTATATACAATAATTAAAGAAAATTTTTGTAGCTTGAGAAAATGTAAAACAGATAGTGTATCTTCATTATGTAGTTTAGCAGAAGAATGGGGAAAAGTGATATGTAATATAGATATGCAAAGAAAAGAGGAGAAATCGTTTGAAAAGTAATATATTTATCCCGAAAGTAATCAATGTAGGATATCAACATCGTTCTGGTACTTACACAGGCAAGTTAGCTTATATAATTTATTATGATGAAAAAGGCAAACTACGAAAAGAGACTTCCTGGAATAGTTGGCGTAATGAAGATATTCCAAATGAAGAATTTGATAATGTACCAACAACTGGTTTTGTGCTAAATAAAAAGGTTGGAGATTATTCTTTAGGTTGGGATCACCGCCAAGCATATTGCAGAGTATATGATCCACGTAATTTTGAATTTGAGATAACTATTGAAAATTTGTTGTACATTCTTGAAAATGTAAATTCCACCAAGGGTAAAGGGCTTGAAGGTGAATTTGTTTATGGGTGGGATGGTAAAGATTTAGTTTTTATGCCAGTAGAGTCTCCTGATTATAAACAGATTTCAGAATACAATAAAGTGGTGCATAACAAAGAAAGTATAAAAGCAAGAAATTTAACTGTTGGTGCTACATATTTATCAAAAAGTAATGAAGAAGAAATTTATATGGGTAAATTTGAGCATTATGATTATGGTGGTATAGCAGATGGTAAAATGTTTTGGTTTGCATACAAATATCACGATTATGATTATGTGAGTGGAGAAAAGATATATAGAAATGAATTTGAGTGGCGATTTGTAGCACATAAAAATTTATCTGGTAATAAGTTTATCAAGTGTATAGAAGAAAACTGTACTCCTGAATACGCAAATCTCTTTGAAAGATTAGAACATGATGAACACTATTCTCCATACGATGAATCTAAAGATAAGTATATTCGATATACATTAGATGAGTTTATTGATTTCTTAAACAAGGACGAAACAGAATATTATAATTATCCAAATATAAACAATGATGCTTTTGAGTATGATGTATATAAAGAAAAAGATGGATTATATGGTTGTAAAATTTCTTGGCACTGGAATAGGAGAGAAAGTGAAAATAAAGCAGATTATAGAAAACGGTTTGAGTTTAATGTAATAGAAAAACCTAAGAGATATAGTTGGTCAACACAAGAATATGAATATAATTTTATTCCTTTAACGATAGAGCAGCTATATGAAAAATTGCAACCAAGCTACAAGATTGAATATTTAAAAAATGGAAATGAGAAAGGAAGGAAAAACTATTATGGCAACAAAGAATGATGAAAGAGTTTTACAGCTAAAACAGGTTATCGATAAGAAGAAGTCAGCGTTAAATGGTTCAAAGAAGTTTACGCCACTTACAAATTGTGTCTTAGATTTAGAAGGACAAAAGTTCAATTTAAATGTCCTTCAGTCTAATGATTTGCAGTTATTACTTGTTAGGCTGAATATGTACTTAATGTCAGCTAAAGATTTAGGAACCAGTTTAGAAATTTCAGGATATAACATTGCGGAATGGATCACGGATATCAAATGTAAAATTGAAATTTTTGAGTATAAGAGGAAAGAAGCAGAGCTGAAGGCTTTAGAAGCTAAATTGGACAAGATGTTATCTGATGAAAAGAAGACTGAGCTGGAGTTAGATGAAATTGCTGCATTGCTGAATTGAGGTGAATCATTGAAGTTAAAAGATAAGATTAGGAAATGGCTGTTTTCAGATGAAATGAATCGGATTACTTCTTTGGAAGAAAAATATAATGAATTTGATAATTGGATTAAAATATCAGGTAGAATGTATTCTCTTTCTGCTGAGGCAAAAAAGAATTGTGAATGTTCGCAAAGGGAACTTGAGGAATGTAGAAAATTAATTACTCAGATTTGTGATGTCGGTGTAGATGTAGGTTTTAGAGGAGAAGAACATAGTTGGGCGGTAGTTTGTGTTGCTGGTAATCCAGAGTATGTAAAGTTTATTTCACTTAATCGAGGAGATGCACAACAAGTTATGGATTTCTTAAAGAGATTTCAATATTCAAAGCATGTAATTGATAGTCCACTAGCATTCAGGAATATATTAAGAAAAGAAATGTTTTTGTAGAAAATATTAGTCTTAAAATTTTGCTTTCATCGGGTGAAAAAGGAGAATAAATGTGACATTACTTTGTATGGAAGAATTAGAAAGGTTTAAAAGTGATTTACAAGAACATAATTTTCTTGATATACAGTATCTTGATACGTGGGAATATGAAGATGAATATTCTCATAATGAAATAGAATTAAGTAGAGGACAATTTATTAAGGAAGCAAATGAGATATTAAAGCAGAACAATTATCCATTTGTAATGAAAGAAGTTTGTGAGAATGCAATGATTTGTGACAAAGACACTGGAGAAGTGATAAGAGTATAGAAAGAATGGTGATTTAATTATAGTAAGAGAAGTAGTATACATAGCGGAATTAGATGCAGATGTTGATGATGTGATTGCTGCGGAATATTTATATGATAAAGGTGTCTTACAAGAGGTGGTTTGTGATCCGCTTCCAAAGACTTCAGAAGGAAAAAATAGAAAAGAACAGCTTGAAAAGTTGGGAATTAAAGTGTCTAATAAAATGCCACCTATTGCAAAATATGTATTTGTAGGTGGAGCATTAACTGAGTTGGCAAGATATTTGATAAACCATAAAATAGATTGTTTGGTCATGAATGGTGGTTTTGTTGGTAGCAATATTGTAAAAAATCCATTGGACAAGTTTAAAGATAAGCAGGTAATTAGAACATTCAATTTTAATTGTGATGTAGTTGCAGCAGATTCAGTTCTGAAAAGTAAGAATATAGAGAATGTAATATTAATTGGTAAAAATGTATGTCATAGTGAGAAAAATACCCTTCTGGGTGTTTGGTCTGATGAGAAAAGACTATTAGAGAAATATCATTCTAAGCCTGGGAAAAGACAGCATGATATACTTGCCTGTAGAGAAGGGTTAATAATGCTTGGAATGTTAGATGAAGAATCGTATTTGAATTATAAGATTGTTCATCCGTATAATACAGGAATTAAAGGAAATATGACTGAATGGGGAAGTACATTTGGCAAATCACCGTATAGAAGCGTACTGGCGGCTACAGGGTGGAGAAAAAAATAAAACATAGGAGGTAAAGAGGTTTGTCATGACAGAAAAGTATACTTTACTCCTAAATAATATTGAAAATAGCAATTATAGATGCAGATCTGATAGGCAGAGACAAGCATAGGTTTCCTAATTTAGTTTGTATGAAGTTATCAGGCTATTACAAAGAGTTTGGACATGATGTAAAACTAATAACAGATTATAAGGATTTATATTATGATGAATCAATTTGGATTGATTATCAATCAGCACTTGAAGAATATGAAAAGAGGTTTAAGAAGCACGATGAATTAAATTCAAAAATTTTATGTGAAAAAATGTCACCATGTTTCAGAGAAGAAAATATAAAGCTTGATAAGGTTTTTATTTCTAAAGTGTTTACTGATACGCCAATAGATGAAGACCTATTGACTCTATCTAATGTAGAATATGGAGGTACAGGATTCTTTTATGACAAGGCTCCTAAACTTCCTGAAGAAGTAGAACACCATATGCCAGATTACCATTTGTATGATGATTGGGTAAATGAGCAGATTGAGAGTGGTAAAAAGAGAAATGATTTTAAGTATTATCTTGACTATAGCTTGGGCTATACCACAAGAGGCTGCTTCAGACAGTGTGAGTTTTGTGTAAACCGTAATTATAAAAAAGTAGATTGTCATAGTCCATTAAGTGAATTTCTTGATCCGTCAAGAAAGAAAATATGCTTACTGGATGATAATATTCTAGGAAGTCCACATTGGCGAGAGATTTTTGAAGAGTTACAATCTACTGGAAAACCATTTCAGTATAAGCAAGGCATGGATGAGAGACTTCTTACGGATGAAAAATGTGAGGTTCTTTTTAAAAGTAAGTATGATGGGGATTATATATTTGCGTTTGATAATGTGGCAGATTATGACCTGATAGAGAAGAAGTTGCAGTTATTAAGAAAGTACACAGATAAGATTCCAAAGTTTTATACATTTTGTGGGTTTGATAGAGAAGATAAATGGGATGACGAATTTTGGAAGCAAGATTTGTGGGATCTATGGAAACGGATCGAATTGTTGATGAGATATCAGTGCTTGCCATATATAATGCGATTTAACCGATATGAAGAATCTCCATATAGAGGTACATATATAAATCTAGCTGCATGGTGTAATCAACCATCTGCATTTAAGAAGAAGTCATATAAAGAATTTGTTAAATATCAACAGTCAAGGCACCAAAAAGAATGTTCCGAAATGAGATATTTGAAACAAGTTGAAAAAGATATTCCTGAGTTGGCAAAGAAATATTTTGATATGAAATTTATGGATTTTGAATGATCAGATATTGGAGGAAAAATTATGAGAGTGCAACAGATTCCGAATTATGAATTAATTATAAAGACAAACAGTTATACGGGAAATTTTGAAAGAGAACTAATAAGTTATGCCTTGGGAACGCTTGATAATGTCCAGATGGAAATGGGTAATTTTCATGGCGATTATGAAATGGATTTGTTTTGGGAAGAGGAATTCAGTTCTAAAAGAAAAGATTACTATGATGATTATGAGTTAAAAGACGAATATTTAATGGAAACATATCAAGATGTTGATGATTGGGAACAGATGACATTTTATCATATGACAGATGAGTGTAATTCATTAGCAATTCAGTTGGTAAAACCCTTAAATGAGTACTGGGAAGAAATTGTTATTAGAAGAATCAAAAAGTTTTTTGATGAGCGTCCATGCAGATATAGTTGGACACTACCTAAAGATGGTAAATTGGAAGATTTATATTTAATTGATTCAAATGAAAATAGGATCAAGGATTATATGTAAGGACAATAAATCCAGAGTTTCAAAGGATAAAAAATTCCTCTAAGCCGTAACTGCTTAGAGGAACAATAAAGATATTCTGTTAATTACGAACTAAATGTATATACGGTTTTCCCACTTTTGTATTGTGTCGCACTAGCTTTTTTCCCATTCTTTTTAACCTTTATTACTTTGCGACCAGTGGGGGTAATACGTGCGTAGAGTTCATCTCCAGGATTTGATAAGATACCATTATTTAATACGGAACTTAATTCGTTTTTCATTCAATATACCTCCTTGAATTGAAATATTAATTATACATTATAGCACGCATATGTGTATTGGTCAATGATATAAAAATAAAAATTAAGCAAAATTCTATTATAGAAGAGGTGAAAGATATTAGTAATTACATTCCAATAAATTTTACATATTATGATCCACGAAACAGTTTATTTAAAGCTGGTAGAAGAGATAGAGAGAGGGTCACGGTTTACACTTGCAATAATTCAGAAAATTGTGATGCTTGCAAAAGAAATAAGTGTGCAATGTTAAACGGATTATATGCTCACTCTTGTTCTTATGGACAAATAAAAAGAGAAGAAGGATATACAAAAGCTGCAAGAAGATGTGGTGACTTAATACGAAAGAGAAAAGATGAGTATGGAGATGTTGCATATTCCAAAGGAGATTTAAAATTTTTATGTTATATTGGTGATTATGTGTTTCTTCCGTTACCACATTTGATCAATTACTCAAATTCCATTAGAGAAAAAAATTTCTTTAAGGGTGATGGAGATATTATCAGGAAAGAAAATTTTACACCAGAATTCATTGTAGAACTTATAAAATATAGACCAAGAGCAATGATGGGCGGTGAGATTACATCTTATCAAAGAGAAGAAATTCCTAAATTTTGTTCTCAGCTAAAACGATATATGCCAGATATATTTGATAAAGTAAAAATGATATATCCAGAAATAGAAGATAGAATTAAGGATATAGATTATAAAGACAAAGAGGCAAAGGTGGTTACGTTACTTCCTGGAAAGGTAAAACTTAGTACAAAGATACTGGAATGGGACGGAAGTGTAATAAAAGCAGAGGGAAATCAACTTACATTTTGGGGATTAACTAAGGAACCCGTTGTCATTACTCCTGATGAAAACACTTATGTTCAGATTATAGATAGTGCAATGGTTACTGAGGATACAGAATTTAAAGATGAATAAGCCATTGAAAAGGTTAATTTCAATTGGAGAAATTTAATATGAAAAATGTAAAAATAGATACAGATAAAAAAGATGGTTATATTGAATGGTTGGAAAATATTTGTTTGACATTTTTGACCAATAACAAAATAGTATCAAAGGAGAGTATACTGAAGAGATTAGAGAAAAAAGGAGTAGATATAGAAAGTTGTTTTGTTACACATTTATTAAAAATTTACAGTAATAACCTGGAAAAAAATAGAATAATACAAAAACTTCCTTTGTTAAGATCATATCCAATTTGTATAAATGCCGATGTCTATGATAAAGAAATTGAAACATTATATAAATGGGAATTAGAAACAATTAAATCACTCTTATTAAAACTTAATAAACAATATAATGGAAAAAATATTACGCCTGAAGTGTACTTTGATTTTTTCATCAAAGAAATTAAACCTTATAAAGAATATTTCTTAGATGATATGGATATGGATGGAATGATTTTTGAAAAAATTTTACCAAAGAATATATCGTTGTATTGGAGTTATAGAGTTAATGATAATATTTCATGGGATAAAAGTTGGGAACAAAACAATGTATGTATATCTATTATTAGTATTATTGAGGGGAACTATTTATTTAAAGATAAAAGGATGGAAGAATTTCGACACATAATCGGATAGAATCTTGGTTTCAAGACTTGATGGGAGGTGATTTTTGATTGTTAATACCTGCAATTATAAAGAAAAATGAAATACAAGAAGCATTTAAAAGATATTACTATTCGGATGATATGATGTACGAAACTGGAGGTTTAAATAATTGGTTGCCAAATATTCAAGAAGAAACCGAAACAGGAAGATTTCAATTTGCTATTGTAAATTCAGAAGAAAAATTAGTTGGATATCTTGATTATCATATTGATTGGTATAATTCTTGTGCTTCCAGATTTGGATTAATTTCTTTTGATAGAGGCAATCCAATTGTAGGAATAGATTTATATAGTGAATTGAAGAAACTTATTTATGAGTATAACTTACATAGAATTGAATGGCGAATGATAGGTGGTAATCCAATAGAAAAACATTACGATAAGTTTTGTGATAAATTTGGTGGCACTAAGTACGTTCTGAGAGATGCTGTTAAAGATAAATATGGAAAATATCACGATGATATTATTTATGAGATTATCAATGATTAAGAAGGGAGAAATATTATGTATATACCACAAATAGGTGATGTAGTAAAGGATAATGGTTATCCAGTTGTAGTAGTGGATTTAAAGAATTTTGAAAATAGTGGTGATTGTTCGTATGACAGGAAATATTTACTTTGTGATTTAAAATATCTTCAAGATAATCATGGTATTGTTACAATATCAGATTTAGAACGGCATGGAAGATGGGCTACTATTCGTGGGACTGAATTTCCTATTATTGAAAAAGTTGATGTTGCACCATTTTTTATTGAAACTGTTGAATGTCGTATGATACGACAAAAAGTAGCAAAAACAGTCACAATATATGAATAACCGATGAATCCGAAATTTCATTTGGCATAAAGGAGATAAATGAAAAAATATTTTATAGATAATACACATGTAATGACTGATTATATGGGTGGATGGACAGATCAGTGGATTGAAATTGGATGGTATGATTGTAAATCTGATTTTTATTTTAATCTTGATGAGGTGAAAGAAATCTATGAGAAAGGTGAAGCTGATAATGTAGGAGTTAGAGAAGATGGAAGTTTATATATGAAAAGTAATTGGCTTGATGCGAGAACTGCCTTTTCTATTATTTGTGGAATTCCATTTGGAGTACACGATGAAGATGAAAATCTTCTATCCTATGCAAAGAAGATAGGACTTGTAAAAGAGAATCCAATACCTATTCAAATGTATTCTGGAACAAAGTATCTTGAAATAAGAGAAGACGGATTATATACAGTTAAATATACATTAGATAAAAGCAAGTTTTTTGATCCAGCAGTAGATTTTATAGAAAAAATGTGTGTGGGAAGAATTAAAAAACTAAAAAATAGGACATATTCTTGTTACCATGACGGAGTAAATGAAGAAAAGCATTATTTCGCATGCGGAGAAGTAAGTTTTGATAAAGATAATTTGACTTTGATAATCGATAAAATCCCATATGAAGAAGTATACAAGAGAGACTTAATAGATTCCATTAGAAATATGGATTTGGAGTTATTGATATCGAATCCCAATCTGATAAATTTTTCAAACGTTTTGTCAGCATGTCATGATTGGTGTAGAGATCATGGACAGTTCCATTGGATTGGCGACTATCATAAGGAAAAAAAAGAAAATTCTAATGTTTATTGGTTTGATAAATAGTACTTGAAAGCGTTCTTTCAAGAACAAAAATATAAAAAAGGAGAAGATATTATTGAGAGAAACAATTCTAATTTTATGTATGCTATTTTGTCACATTGTAGATGACTATTACTTACAAGGCTGGCTTGCATCAGCAAAACAAAAGAAGTGGTGGGAACAAAATGCTCCGAGTCCGTTGTATAAGAATGATTACATAATGGCGTTGGTGGAACACGCATTTAGTTGGACTTTTATGATCCATATTCCAATCATTATTTATTCTGTGGTTTGTGGATTGCAGCTAAATATCCTATTATTTATTGTAATATTTACAATGAATTGGCTGATACACACAATTACGGATAATGCAAAAGCAAATTTGATGAAAATTAACCTAATTCAGGATCAGTGGATACACATAGCACAGATTTTTGTTACATGGACAATATATGTTGTGATAAGCAGATAAAATATACAACATATTGTATAATGCAAAGACAATAAACATTATATACTGATGTGATAGGCAGTTGAAATTCTTATTTCATGGTGTGGACTTGGAGGAGGTGAGGTTTGAATAAATAAAAAGAAGTATACGATTGATGGAATGCTAATGGCAACATTTTTGACAACTATTTTTCATTCATCAACATATCCGTATATACACAAAGAGGTTATAATGGTGGCTTCTGACTCATTAATTGCACTAAATCAAATTATAAATTGTATTAGTATTATTGTATATGGATGGATATGGAATAATAAGTCAGAAAAACTATTTAATTTTTATCCTGTATATTGCGTGTTAGAAACTGTGTTTGGAATATTAACAACAATATATGCAATTACAACAAGAAATATCGTTGCTTATTATCTATTAGATACTATTGTATTTGCTGTTATAACAAGAAATATATGCTGTGGTGGAGTTAAATTACGTGCTATCAGATATAATTCAGAAGAAAAGAGAGAACATTTTGATAACAACAATAATTCGGTTTCTTCACTTGCAACTATTTTAGGATCAGTAATAGCAATGTTCTTAAATTTGAACTTTGAGATTATGTTATGTGTTGCCACATTTGGTAATATGATTGACAATTTATTTTACATATTCATTTTTTATCACACGAAAGAGTGTAGAAAAAAGAGAAAATATACATATGGGGATTACATGTAAGCTGGTAGGCAAGATGAGAAGTATCACAAGAAAGTTAGAGAATAAGTTAGCTGAGGAAGCAAAGTTACAGAAAGAGAAAAAGCAAAAGAAAGCAGATAGGAGGTAGTTATGGCGGTTTGGATCACAGGTGATATACACGGAAATCCACAAAGATTTTCAACAGATATTTTTCCAGAGCAGAAGGAAATGACAAAAGATGATGTGGTAATTATTCTTGGTGATTTTGGTCTTGTGTGGGATTATAGCGGAGAAAATAAAACTGAGAAGTATTGGTTAGATTGGCTTGAAAATAAACCATTTACCACATTATTTGTTGATGGCAATCATGATAATTTTGATAGACTTGATGATTACCCAATAGAAAAATGGCACGGAGGAAATGTGCATTTCATTCGTCCATCAGTTATTCATCTAATGAGAGGACAGATATTTGACATAGAAGATAAGTCATTCTTTGCTTTTGGAGGCGCAAGCAGCCATGATATATCTGCAGGTATTTTGGAACCTGATGATCCGGACTTCAAAGAGAAGAAGAAAAAGTTAGACAAGAATCCATATGCTTTATACAGAATTAATCATGTAAGTTGGTGGGAAAGAGAACTTCCAAATGAAGAAGAAATGAATGAGGGATTAGCTAATCTTAAAAAGCAGAATAATCAAGTAGATTATATCATTACTCATAGTCCATATACTTCATTGCTTAGACAGATGGATGGTGGCTCAGGATTATATCAGAGACATAGACTGACTGATTATTTACAAGAGATTAAGCAGAATGTTGATTATAAGCATTGGATGTTTGGACATTTTCATCAAAACAAAACTTTCCATTGGGAGAGAAGTAGCTATTTATATGAGCAAATTATAAGGATTCTGTAATGAGGGAGGTGAAATATTGGAGAAACTTAATCAAGATGATAAAGATAAATTGTCTCGAATATTACATAATAGTTGGGATAATGTATTTAAACTTTTAACCGATTCTTCTGTTGATGAATACGGAGTTCCCTATAAAGAAGTATATAAGTATGAACTTGCAGAAAGAGAGAAAGATTTTCCTAATTTGGTTGATATATATTTGGAAAGTAATTCGTTCTTTGATAGGGGAGCAATGAAAGATTGGTTGATTCAAGAAATTGTTGGTGCATTATTAAGAGATACAGATTGCAGAAGGTTTCAATTTTTTATGTGTACCAATCAGTTGTATGATTTAGTTTTAAGGGTTATCAGACCATACTATAGAGGCTTGTATCCAGATAGAAATAACATAGAAACAAAGGTTATAGAAACAAATTTGAGTATAAAGGAAGGCGAAATCTTTGATCATCAATCACGAATGGTTTCTGTAGATAGCTGGGAGGATTACATACAAGCATATGTAGAATACGATGGATTGGCAGTAGGAGGTTTTCATGCAATAACTAATATGCTTGGTAATTCAATTCAAAAAGACGCACAGATTTCTAGTCTACAGTATGATGAATTTCATTTATCCTGTGATATAAAGTATAAAGATGGATGGGTAGAAAAGAAATTGGCGTATAAATGTCAGTTGAGATAATTTTATCAATATGTGGTTTGATAAAATAGAGAATAATAAATTATAAATACTTGCAGTAACAAGTAAACAATTCGCACGGTTATCCGTAGACAATTCCAATAATTACAACTGAACAGTTATATTCGTTTTTGGGTGGTAAACAGCATACCCGTGGCTTAAATTACGCAAAATTTAGCCATAAACCACTGATTAGCATAGATTTTATATAGATTTAATCTCTATGTTCCAGTCTGAAAAGGCTGTTGATGTTATATATAATTTGAAAATATTTTAATAATTTTATTTTACAGGAGGAATGCTGCTTAATGGCAAAAAAGGAAAAGAAAGTGTTAGAAAAGAAGAACTGGTCAAATTCATTCATGCTTATCGGTGAGGCAAAGATTAATGAGTATACCTATAAGACAGATGAGAAGTCAGAGAAGTCAGATTGGATTTATAACAGTCTCAATTTGGGCGTATATTGTGGAGAAACTTGCGGAACAGTATATGCAGAGTTGATGGGTGGATATGGCGCAGAAAGAGACAATGTAGTATATGTTCATGGTAAAGGCGAAGATGGAAAAGATGATTTTGACAACAAATTTACTATTGATTGGGATGACAGATTTGATGAAACCATTCTTGAATCCGTTGGAGATCTTTGCTTCCTGACAGTTGGCTTGGAACGTGATAAGGGTGGAAAAGTATTTTATAAGAAATTCCTTTCGCCTTATGACATGATTGCTTATATCAAGGACAACTTGGAAGAAGGTATGGTTGTAAATGTCAAAGGCAATTTGAAATACTCTACATACAATGATGTGACACAGGTAAAAAAAGAAATCAATAGTGTCGTACTCTCTAAGGTCGATGATAGTAGTAAATATTGTGCTAGATTTACTCAAACAATGTTACTTACAAAAGACAGCGTAGGTAAGGCAGATAAGGATACGGGTGTTCTTCCAATTTATGCGAAAGTACTTGATTATGTCAAGGAATATAAGGGTAAGGAAGTAAAAACTAATATCCCATATGATAAGGCATTTGAATATGAGTTGAATCTTTCTGATCCTGCAACTTCTCAGAAAGTCGTAGAAAAGGTATTCAAGGTACAGAAGGGTGTAACAGAGGTTACATTTGAGGGTGATTTAATCGAAGGTGGAGCGGTTGTAACTGCAACAGAAGATGATATTCCAGATGATATCAAAACGCTTATTGAAATCGGCGTTTATACTCTCGAAGAAGCATTGGCAAAATGTACAGTAAGTTCTGGCAGAGAAAAGAGAATGGTAATCAGAAAACCTTCAATCAAGATGGTTGAGGACAAAGACGGCAATAAGACACCTGTTATTCAGAAGTTTGAGAAGAAGTATGATGAAGAGGATCTGATTCTTGACTTTATGACTGGTGACAATGACGATAGCGGAGATACATCTGAAGAAGCAATAGATACAGAAGACGAAGAAGTACCTGCTAATGATGACAGTAGTTGGTTGGATAATCTGTAAAATATAAAGATTATTTATATTGAGGTTGCTTGGATGCAACCTCGCAAATTCAAAATATAAGGAGAATAATAACTTGGGAAAATACGGAAAAAAGAATGAAGTAAAGATTGATCCATTATCATATAATATTTGTTTGCTTGGGGAACCTAAGATTGGTAAGACCACTATTATTAAAGAAGTTTGTGAGAAATTAGCTGGTGAAGATGGTTATATCTTCTTGGAGATGAATGGTGAAGCTGGTGCAGATGCAATTTCCGGCATTGTATATGAGGATTGTGACGATTGGGATAAGGTAGAAGATATTATTGACGATATCGAGAGCAACAAAACTACAGAATATAGCAATTTGAAAGCTATTGTTATTGATACATACGATGGATGGATTAAATTGGCTGAATCAGAAGCTATTAGAAAGTGGAATGTCGATCATCCTGATAAGAGAGCAGATAGTATTGATGCAGCATGGAATGGTTTTCAGAAGGGGCAGGGTAAGGCTTTTGAATACATGTTTGATATTATTACAAGGATGCGTAGAATTGGCGTTGCTGTAATTATTATTGGTCATGTTAAGAACAGAGAACTTACCGATATTGCAACAGGAACAACATATCAGACATTAACTTCTGATGTTGAAAAAGTATATTTCAATCTGTTAAAGAAGAAGATGCACTTTTTAGGTCTTGCTTATTATGACAGAACAATTATTACTGAAAAGACTGGTAAGAAGAATGTTGTTACCAAGAAAGATATTACTGTAAATAAGATTTCTGAACAGACAAGAAAGATTAAATTCAGAGATGACAATATGGCATTGGATAGTGGTTCAAGATTTGCGGATATTGTTGATGAAATCCCTATGACAGCAGATGATTTTGTTATTGCCATCACAGATGCAATCAAAGCAGAACAGTCTAAGTCTGGCAAGTCTTTTGATGAAACAAAGGCAGAACAGGAAGCAAAAGAAGCGGAAAAGTTGAAAGAGATTGCCAAGGCAGAACAGAACAAGAAGGAAGCAAAGAAGCTTGAAGATGTGGTATCAAAGATTACTGATTTTATCAAAGAGAACAAGTCTAATATGGATAAGATCAAGCCTATTATTGCAAAGTCAAAGGAACTTGGATATGATAATCCGACTCTGATTACGGATATTGACGATGCCAATAAGGTATTAGCACTGATTTCATAATGTTCTAGGGAGGAATTGAATTGAGAAGTAAGAAAATGACGAGTGTTGAAAAAGAGCAATGGGATAAATTATACCAGTATGTGAAAAATGAAATACTCTTGTATGACAGTTCTCAGTCAATTCCTTCTGGTCTTGTATTAAGGCTGAAAGGGTTGACAAAAGGAAAGTATATGGAAAACAGAAACACTGAGGATAAAGCAGATTATTCTTATGAGGTTGTTTTATATACTTTCCAAATTTGTAAACCATCCATTATGAGTGCTATTTCAAATAAGGTATTTGAGTCTGAAAGTAATAAATTTAATTATATTTGCAAAATAGTAGAAAATAATATCAATGATGTCTACTTGAGAGTACAGAAAGCGAAGAAATCAGAAGAAAATATAGATAAGTTAGACACAAATATTTTATCTCATAATGGTGGTGAATATCAAAAAAAGACAGAAGAATTAAGAAATAAAAGACTAAATGAATTGTGGTAAGGTGGTGAAAAACATATCAAAAGTAAAATCTTCCACAAAAGGAAAGAAATTAAGTGCTTTTGAACAGGAATTGATTGATACAATCAAAAAAATAAACGAATACAAAGAAGCAGCGGAGGCAAATATAGTCTCAATTCTATATAAGGTTCCAGATGCTATTTATGATACTAACTTAGAACTTGAGGAATTTAATAACAATATTTGGAGAGTCTATTGGACAATTGCAAATGATATTGTCAAACTTGAAAAGAAAAGTTCTCTTGATGATATTACAGTCGGTTTATATCTCGAAAAACATTCCAAGTTAAGAGCAAAATATGAAGAATATGGTGGATATGACACCATTGTAAATGCTGGTACATATGTAAAAGAAGAAAACTTATATGGATATATCCAGGAATTACGAAAGTGGAATAGTGTTATTAAATTGGCTAAACGTGGATGTCCTGTTAAAGATAGACTCAGCGAATATTGTGATATGACTGCTGAAGAAATATATAACGAGTGGGAAGCGTTTATCAATGACATTTTTGTAAATGTGGATTGTGATGTTAAAAGTTATGATATTTGTGATGGTATATATGATTTGATTGAAAGATTGGATAAAGGAGTCGCTATAGGTCTTCCATATAACAATATGGAAATGATGACTAAAGAAACAGGTGGTCAATATCTTGGTTCTATTACTTTGGTTGGTGGTCTTAGTAATGTGGGTAAATCGACATTTGCTAGAAATGCAACAATTCCAACAGCAATAAAAGAAAAAGAACGTGTCGTTGCCATGATCAATGAGGATAATTTAGACAAATGGCAAAGAGAATTACTCATATTTGTTGCCAATAATATTATCAAGGAAGATCTGCAAAAGCATATTGTAAGAGATGGACATTATCAAGAGGACACTAAAAGTTTACTGTATAAAGCAGCAGATTGGTTAGTAGAGCAGACACAGAATCACATTTTAACAATTATTCCATTTACACAGTATAAGACGAAAAATGCAATAAAAATTATCAAAAAATATTCCAGTATGGGTGTTAAGTATTTTATTCTGGATACTTATAAGTTGGATGCCGGAGATGTGAGTGATAAATCTTGGCTTGAAATGCAGCAAAATATGGTTGAGATAAATGATGTCATAAAACCAGAATCAAAAAACTTACATATTCTGATTACTTTCCAATTAGCGAAAGGAAGTGTAAAACAAAGATTTTATACACAGGACAATATAGGAATGTCAAAAAATATTATTGATCCTGCATCGACATGTATCATGATCCGTGATTTGTATGATGACGAATATACAGGAGAACGGAGAGAACTAAAAGTTTATAGGCTTGAGGGGAAGAATGGCAAAACCAAAATACCTGTTAAGTTGGATAAAGATAATCATTATCAGATAGGATTTATTATTAAAAACAGGGAAGGTTCCGCAAATAGATACCAAGTAGTGTTTCTTCATGATATGTCAAGAAATGTTATGAAAGAAATTGGCATTACCAATGTACCAGTAGATTTTTAAGGTGGTGATTATGAATATATGACCGTTATCGAGTTAAAGGAGTGGATATACAGTAATGGTAAGATTGAGTTTATTTTAAATGAAATTGGGTGCGGTCATATAGTCTACCACCCATCTAAAGAATATTATAGCTGCTCAAATTGTAATGGAGATAACAAAGGAGCAGTTAATGTAAAAAACAATAAATATTTGAGTTGTGTGAATTACACCAGAGAAAAAGAATTTGATAATAATTCTGATTTACTTACATTAGTTCAGTACAACAAAAGAATTAGTGATAGCAAATTTTCATTCTTTGATACAGTGAAATATCTACATAAAATATTAGAATTGCCACTTACTTTTAAGAAGCAGGAAGAGAAAAAAGAGGTAGTTGATCCATTATACATATTCAAAAAAGTAAAGGTAAAACGCAAAAGACAGAATGTATTAGATTTTCATGTGTTAAATGAGAATGAATTACAAGACTTTGTACCACATATACATATAGATTTTTTTCGGGAAGGAATTATGTCTTGGACGGTAAAAAAGTTTGGTCTTGCTTACAGCTGCAGATACAAAAGAAATATTATTCCTTTACGGTATTGGCTTACTGGTGAACTGCTTGGATTTAACATGAGAACTTCTGTAGAAAATTATGAATTATTTGATATTAAGAAATATTTTATTACACCTGGATATCCAAAACAAATGAATCTATTTGGACTTTGGGAGAACAAAGAAATAATTCAAAGTAAAGGATATATAGTTGTATATGAGGCTGAAAAGTCGGTATTAAAAAGAGATAGTTTGAATGATGGAACTGGTGTAGCTTTAAGTGGACATGAAATATCAGATGAACAAGTGAAAATACTTATAGGATTAAATTGTGAGATTATTATTGCACTAGACAAGGATATTGATATTGAACACATTAGGCATTGTTGTGAGAAATTTTATGGAATAAGAAAAGTTTCTTATTTGTATGATAGATGGGATTTACTTGGAGATAAAGATTCGCCAGCAGATTCCCTAAATAAAATATTTGAGTTTATGATGCAATATAGAACAGTTTATGACTATGGAGAACATAAAAAATATTTACAAAGTTTGAATAAAAAGAAGTGAGGTATGAATGGGAAGAAAAACAGGAGAGGAATTAGAGCAAATAAAAAGAAAGTATGGAGTGGATCGACTGTGGAGTTGGTCACGTTTTAACTCTTATCATAACAGCCCATATGAGTATTTCTTAAAATATATTAGATGTATTGATGAAGATAGACAAGATTGTATTTACACAGTTACAGGCGGTATGTCACATGAAATTATGGAGAATCTATACTTAGGGAAAATTAAGTATGAAGATATGGATAGCGAATTTGAAGATGCGTGGATGACGGCCGGTATTGCAGAACTGAAATTTGATAGAAACGATAGCGAAAAAAATAAGAAGATTGCTGACAAATATTATAAGAACCTAAAACATTTCTTTAATAATCACCATACAATCCCTTACAAAGTTGAAATTGAAAGATTTATTAGTGTCCTGATTGGTAAAAACGTATTTCAGGGATACATAGATGTATGCTTTAAAGATAATGATGGGTGTTTCAATATCTTGGACTGGAAGACATCTTCAATATATAAGGGAGAAAAAGCATTAAATGAATGTGGTCAGTTGGTTGTTTATGCAATCAGTCTACATCAGATGGGGGTTCCATATGAAAAGATAAAGATTTGTTGGGACTTCTTAAAATATGTAAAAGTTGATTATGAACAGGCAAATGGTAAGTGGACTACAAGAGAAATAGATAGATGTGAAATAGGGAACAAACTACAAACAAGTGTAAAAATGTGGTTAAAGAAATTAGGATACGAAAATGAACTTGTAGAGTATCTTGATATGTTGGCACAGACAAATGATATAAAGTGTCTGCCAAAGGATGTACAGGCTAAATATAAATTTCATGATTGTATTGTTTATGTGGATCTAACACAGGAACTTATTGATAGATGGGTTACAGACATTACGAATACGATTGATGAGATTATAGAAAAAGAAGAGAAATATGAAACTGAGAAACTAATTGATAAAGAGAATGCCGAGATGATATTCTTTGATACTCCAGAACAAGTTGAAAAACAAAGCTATTATTTCTCAACATTATGCGCATATTCTCCAAATTTACATAAACCATATAAAAAGTATCTGGACGCATTGGCAGCACAGCAAAATGGAGATGACTTTTTTAGCGGTGTTGGTAGTGGTATATCTGAAAACAATGATGATAAAGATGAAGATTTATCTTGGTTAGATAATCTGTAAAAGGTGGTGGTTGATTGAATTATACAGTATATCATCTGCATAGTGATCTAAGTAATGGCGTGACTAATATAGATAGTGTTACAAAATACAATGAATATATTTCCTATGCGCAGTCGTTAGGAATGAGAGCGATGGGATTTTCAGAGCATGGTTCTATATTGGAATGGGTACATAAAAAAACAAAAATAGAATCATGCGGCATGAAATATATTCATGCAGAAGAGTTTTATGTGACAGAACAATTATATTTTGAACCTGATACAACAGAATTATGTAAATCATTACTTGGTACAGATGAAAAAGAAGCGCAGGAAGAGATCAACAAATATATAGAAGAGAACAAAACTCAAAAAAGAGATAATTACCACTGTGTTTTAATTGCAAAAAACTATGATGGAGTGGTTGAATTAAATGAATTATCTTCAAGAGCATTTGTAAGAGATGGTCATTTTTATTACAATCCAAGGATTTCATTTGATGAATTAATTTCCACATCAGACAACATAATTATATGCACAGCATGTATTGGTGGTATATTAGCCAGTGGAACGAAGGAAATACAAGAGAAATTTTTAAAGTTTCTGATTGATAACAAGCATAGATGTTATTTAGAAATTCAGCATCATTTTGATGATATGCAGATTAAGTATAACCAATATCTTGCTTTTATTTCAAAAAAACATGGAATACCTTTGATTGCTGGAACAGATACACATGCTTTGGATGAAAGACATTTGCTTGGCAGAACAATTATGCAGAAATCGAAAGAGGTGAAATTTGATAATGAGTCAAATTGGGATTTGACTTTTAAAAGTTATGATGAATTGGTAAAGGCATACGAAAAACAGAGAGCATTATCTAAAGATGTTTATCTGGAAGCAATAGAAAATACAAATGTTATGGCTGACTCCATAGAAGAATTTAGTCTGGATTATTCAAAGAAATATCCAAAATTATACAATGATTCTATGGGTGTTTTCAAACAGAAAATATTAGATGGCATTAAGGAGAGAGGGGTAAATAAGTACAAAAACTTTCAAGAATATAAAGATAAGATTGTGTATGAGATAGAAACATATAAACATAATGACGCTATTGACTTTATGTTGCTTGAAGAAGACTACAAAAGAGAGCTTAGAAAACAAGGTGTACATTATGGATATTCAAGGGGGTCGGTATCTGGGAGCATAATAGCATATTTGCTTGGAATCACGGATGTTGACAGTATTAAATACAATTTGAATTTTGAGCGTTTTATGAACAAAGAAAGGATCAGTCTTGCAGATGTAGATTCAGACTGGTTCAGTGAAGATAGGTGGAAAGTTAGAAAATACCTATTTGAAAAAGAAGGATTGTATTGTTGCAATATTATCACTTTTAATACAATAAAAATGCGTGGCGCGATTAAGGATGTTGGAAGAGCATTAGGAATGACACCACAGGAAACCCAGGAGTTATCTAATCTTGTTCAGGAAGACGAAAATAAAAAAGAATTTGTTGACGAAAAGGTTAGAAATAAGCATAAGGAATTATTTGAGTATGTAGATATTGTTGTTGGCACTATTACATCACTTGGTAGACACGCAGCCGGACTTGTCGTATCACCTCATGAGGTAGATAAAGCATTTGGCACACTATATATCTCTTCAGATTATAAACCGATTTCACAGATAAATATGAAAGAGATAGATTCTTTGAATTATGTGAAGTTGGATATTCTTGGACTTGATTGTGTAGGACTTATAGATAAGACATGTAAAGCTGTTGGCATCCCATTTATTACGCCAGATAATATTGATTTCAATGATAAAAATGTATGGGACGATATTGCAAAAGATACTACTCTGATTTTTCAGTTTGAATCAGATTTTGCTGGTTCATATCTAAGAGATATTCTAAGTGAGTCAACCATCGAAAATATTAAAAAACAGAATCCAAATTTCTCATACATAGACTTGATGAGTATGGCTAATGGTGCAATCAGACCAGCAGGAGCTTCTTACAGAACAGAATTATCACAAGGAATTTATAGAGATAATGGACATGCTGCATTGAATGATTTCCTGGCTCCTACACTTGGCTATTTAGTATATCAGGAACAGATTATAGAGTTTTTATATAAGTTCTGTGGTTTTACAATGGGCGAAGCTGATATTGTGCGTAGGCACTTTAGTAAGAAAACAGGTACAGAAAATGATATACCAGTCATTAAAGATGGTGGATATATGCTTGATGATAAAGGAAAGCCTGTAAATAATCATTATATCAAAGGCTTTATACAAACAATGAAAGATGAGTATAGTGTAGAGAATGAAAAAGCAGAAGAATTGATTGTAAATTTTCTTCAAGTAATTATTGATGCGTCAGCATACTTATTTTCTAAAAACCATGCTGATCCATATTCATTTTTGGGATTTGCTTGTGGTTATTTAAGGCATTATTACACAATTGAAACTTTAACGTCTGCTCTCAATATTTATACATCTGATAAAGAAAAGTCTTTGAATATTAAAGAATATATTTTGTCAAAAGGCTATACGATAGAACCTATAAGATTCAGAAAATCGAAAGCAGAATATGAGTATGACAAAGACAGTGGAACTATCTATCAAGGGATTGGAGCAATTAAATACTGTAACGATACTATTGCTGAAGAACTGTATGCACTAAGAGATAATAAATACGATTCATTTGTAGAACTTATCAAGGATATAAAAGAGTATACATCTGTTAATTCTAGGCAGTTAGAAATCCTTACTGGTTTGAATTTCTTCTCGGAGTTTGGCAAAAATAAATATCTATTAGGGTTTATACATGTTTATGACAAATTTGCAACTTGTAAGCAGATAAAAAAGAGCAAATTGGAAGAATTGGGTATTTCTGAATATATAGCAAAGAAGTATTCAGGAAAGGAAACAAATTCTTTGTTTAAAGAAATTGATAATATTGGTTTGGTTAAAGAAGTGTGTGGACATATAGAGAATAAGGAAATGGGTATCATTGAGATGATCAAATTTGAAAAGGAACATCTTGAAATGGTGGTATATACAAATCCTAAAGTTAGCGACAATTACTATATTATTGTGGACTACAAAACATTTAAAGATGCGACTAAACCATATTTTACAGCACGAAAAGTAAGGACTGGCGAAGAAATACATTCAAGGATTAAACAGGGCAGAATATTTAAAGAAAGTCCATTTGGATTATATTCAGTGCTAAAGATAAAGGAATTTGATAAAGAGTTTAAAAAGAAGCCTATCAACGGAGTCTGGACTGTAACGGATGAATTAGAAGATGTGCTGACAAATTATGAAGTGATTAAGTAGGTGAGGTTACATATTGAAAAATAACGATGAAAAAGAAGTATTATTTAAAGGTAGAATTGTAAGACCTATATACGAAAGTGAAGATTACAGGGTATATGCAGTAGATGTCAATAAAGATATCTACCCAGATATTAAACTCACGAAGTATGGGAATGCAACAATATCTGGCGAGATACATGAGTTGGGCAAAGGAATCGAATATGAGATAAAGGCGGTTGAGCAGCTAACGAAAAATGGTTGGGGATATAAAGTTATCAATATCCGAAGAAACAAGCCACAATCTGCTGATGATATGTATGTTTTCCTTCAAGAAATACTGACACTCAATCAAGCGCAGACATTATATGAGGTATATCCAGATATTGTTGATCGTGTAATGAATAATAATCTTGATGATATAGATTTGAATAAATTACATGGAATTAAGGAATATACGTTTAATATTATCAAGGATAAGATTGTTGAAAATTTCTGCTTGGCAGAATTAGTAGTAGAGTTTCAAGGATTATTGAGTCTTCCTATGTTGAAAAAGCTGTACGAGAAGTATTCATCAATTACCATGATTAAGAAGAAACTAAAAGAAGATCCGTATAAATGCTTATGTGGATTAGCCAGGGTAGGGTTTGCAACGGCAGATAGTATTTTGTTGGAATTGGAAAAGGTTTCAAAAGAGAGTGTTAAAAATGGGGGACCAGAAATTATAGAATTTGAGTCAGAATTAAAAACAAGCAATCATAGATGTTTATCCTGTATGTTGTATCTATTGGAGAAAAATGAAGAAGACGGACATACGCTAATGTCAATCAATGAATTAAGGAATCAATGTATGAAGATGGTTCCGGCGTGTTCTAATCATTTTGTAGAGTGTATGAAGCATGAAAGCATTTATTATGACAAGGAATCTATGGTTGTTTCGATCAGAAGGACATATGAAATAGAGAAATATATAGCAGAGAAAATAGTTGGTGGTCTTGTAAATACAAAAAACAGATGGGATTTTAATTATAAGAAGTACCATACGGTTAATGGCTGTGAACTATCAGATGAGCAGGTAAAAATTGTAGAGAATATCTGTAAATATAATGTTTGCATCCTAAATGGAGCTGGAGGGACAGGAAAATCCTTTTGTACTCAGGCAGTCATCAATATGTTGAAGGACAACAATAAATCATTTAGGTTGTTTTCTCCAACAGGAAAGGCAGCAAAGGTATTATCTGATTATACCAAAGAACATGCCATGACAATACATAGAGGTTTGGGATATATGCCTCCTGATACATGGAGCTTCAATGAAAAACACAAATTGGATTGTGATGCTTTGATTATTGATGAGTTTTCTATGACAGATATATTCTTATTAAAAAGAGTGCTAGATGCTGTTGATTTTGATAGAACAAAGTTACTGTTGATAGGAGATAATGCGCAGCTTCCATCGGTATCATGTGGAAATTTACTTCATGATTTTATGCAGACCAATATTATTCCAACGGTTACATTAACAAAAGTTTTCCGTTATGGGGAAGGTGGACTGATGAAAGTTGCAACGGATGTCCGTTTTTGTAAGGAATATCTTACAGGAATCAATAATCAATTCACATGGTTTGGTACAAATAAAGACTATGCGTTTGTTAATGTTGGTAGTGACATTATGGTTAAAAATGCAGTTGCTTTATACAAGAAATTGCTATCACAAGGATATAAAGTTGAGGATATACAGTTGCTTACATCATATAAGAAGGGAGATGTTGGAACAGTAGTAATAAACAACGCAATACAGAAGGTCGCCAATCCAAATTATGGCAGCACAGAATGTATGAAAGTTGGAGATACAGTTTATTTTAAAGGTGATCAGATTATACAGAATGTTAATAACTATCACGCACAGTTATTTGTAGATGATGAATATGGGTTTGACGAGGATTTAAGAGAAACGTTTATTGCAAATGGAGAAACGGGTATTGTAAAGGACGTATTTACAAGTTATCTAATCATTGATTTTGATGGTGTAAAGGTAAAGTATTACAGAAATGATATGCAGATGGTTGGTCTTGGATATTGTATTACGATCCATAAATCACAGGGAAGTTCAATAAAGGTGGTTATTCTGCTTACACCTCAGTCCCATGCGTATATGTTGAATTCCAATCTTATATATGTGGGACTGACCAGGATGAAAGAGAAGTGCTTTCATTTAGGGAATATAGATACTGTAAACCAGTCTGTAAAAAAGAAAGCGAATTTTGTAAGAAACACATTTATGCAGAGATTGATAAAGGAAACTTGTGAGAATTTGAAGAAAACAGCATAAAAATTGTCTATATATAGTGGATTTTGATTTTGCGAACCACTATATATAGACTAAATATGCCGATGAAATAGGACTTTCAAGAGTAGGAGAATGTAAGAATGTCAAACGAAACTATGTTAGAAGTAGTAGGTTTACTTGTTGGATATAGTGAACCTTATGGAGATTCTGCAATAGATGAAACAAGATATAAAAATCAAGAAAAAATTATTTCTTTAGTTGAAAACGGAATCGAAGATTTAATAAATAATTCAAAATACAAAAATAGAACAGAACAGAGTATTGCAAAAATTGGAAACAGAGCATATGAAACATTAAAAACATTGCAAATATTGATTGAACAAAATATATAAGGTGATGAAATGATAGGTGATCCTGCAACAACAAAAGTTGATATGGAAAAATTATTAACAGCAATACAGCCAAAACAAAAATTAAAAGTATTCTTAGTAACAAGAAAAGCAGATTGGTGTGAAGATGATGCTATTGTAGTTTTGGCAGTAGACAAACTACATGCTGAACGTTGTGCTAGATGTAACTCTGATGATTTTAGAAAAGGAAAAGTAGAAGTTACTGAGGTAGAAATGAATAAAGAAAAGGTTATTTTGACTTCAAATAGAGGAGCGTAATTATGAGAAACATTCTTGGAAGTATCAGTACGATAAAGAATTTTATGGGTAACGCAGGTAGAAATATTTGTAATGAGCATTTATATAATGCCTTACTTGATGTCATAGAAAGTATGGAAATGGATGTTGGGATGAAACCAATTGAAGACAGCTGTGATGAGAAAACACATTATAAATGTAAGTGCGGATATATATTTTTAACAAAATATTCTGATGGTCATCGAATGGGTAATAAACCAAATTACTGTGAAAGATGTGGACAGGCGATCGATTGGAGTAAAACTAATATCAATTTATATCCAAGAGGGAGAAGTTTATGAGAGTAGAAAACGTAAAAGTGACATTTAATATTCCAGTACATTTTAGACAACCAGATAAAAATGGATATATTTATACAAAAAAAGTTTGGGAAGAAGCTGTGAAAAAAGCGGCTGATATACCAATTGAAATTATTCATGATGATGGTACACGAACAGTAGTAGGTGTGGCACAGGATGTACAACTTGTAAAAGATGGAGATGAAGATATCATCAAAGTTTCTGGCATGTTGCGATATGGTGGAACTTCTGAAAATGTGGAATTTACTAAAGATGTTATTACGAATGTGATTCTGAATGGAATTGGAATTACGAAGTAGGTGAGGAATGTAAGAAATAATACTAGATACAAATTAGGGATGTGAGGTGGTTATAGAACGAAAGTACAAAGGTCAGAACAAAAAGTAATTAAAAGAGATCATCCCAAATTCAAAATAATTGATGAAATGTGTTTTCGCGCCAAGAATTTATATAATGAAGCAAATTATGTGATTCGTCAAGAGTTTATTTTAAATGGAGAATATATATCATATAACAAAATGAATTTTGAGTTTAAAACACATGAAAATTATAAATTATGTTTTAGTCAGCCAGCTAATTGTACGTTACGACTGCTTGATAAAAACTGGAAATCATATTTCAGAGCAATAGAAGATTGGAAAGAGCATCCTAATAAATATTTAGGTATGCCAAAATTCCCAAAGTATCTCCCTAAAGACGGTAGATTTCCGTGGATGATTCCAAACAATCAGCTTGTTTATGATTACGAAAAATCTAGTATTTACATAAGAAATAGGCTATTAAATGATTTTGATTGGAAATGTAGATGTTTCGGTAGACCAATACAAGTACGATTTATTCCAAAGGGAACTTGCTATGTTATGGAAATAGTATATGAAATAGAAGTTCCAGATCAACCATCTGAGAGCAACCACATAGCTGCTATTGATATAGGAGTTGATAATCTTATAACAATGTCAAACAATATCGGTAAAAGACCAATTATTGTTAATGGTAAGATTTTGAAGTCCATCAATCAGCAATATAATAAGCAAAGAGCAAAATTACAATCTGAAATGATGAAAATAAATAAGAAGAATTGGAGTAAACGTCTCGATTCTTTAACATTCAAAAGATTTTGCAGAGTAAAGAATTATATGCATAACACATCGGCTTTTGTTATGAAGTGGTGCAAAGAAAACAATATAGATACTCTTGTTGTGGGCAAAAATGATACTTGGAAACAAGGGAAAAAGAATATGCAGAACTTCACATTTATTCCCTATGAAATGTTATTAGAACAACTGAAATATAAATGTGAAAATGCAGGAATTAAATATGTAGAAGTAAATGAAGCATATACATCTGGTACAAGTTATCTGGATGACGAAGTACCAACAAAAGAGAATTATAATAAAAAGCGGAGGATCACAAGAGGATTATTCCAAGCAGAAGATATGTTAATTAACGCAGATGTCAATGGAAGTTTACAAATTATGAGAAAGGTATTTCCAGATTCCTATACAGGATATGGAATAGAGGTGGATCTAACGCCTATCATTATAAATGTTGTGAAAGCAGCATGATTTATGGTAAATGGATTTTAAAAACCCAATAGAAGATAGGTTTTAACGCAAAAAAAAAGAAAGAGAGGTAGATAATGGGAAGATTGATGTTTTTTATATTCATGCCAATCATTTTTGAATTTATTTGTTTTTTAATAAGCCATTTCAATCTTAATTGGTTTGATAATTTAAAACAAGAAATAGGATTGTTTTCGGTTTTATTGTTTGTTGATTACATTATTGAATTTGTTTATTTGATAATAATAAAGAAAAACTTGGGAGTTTGGATTTTTGATAATTCATTTAAGGATGAATGTAGATCATATACAATATTTATGTTTTTATCAATTGTATACATTGTTTTTACGGTATTTTTAGGCTTATTATTTGGAGTTTTTGAAGAAGGAATACCTATTGCACATACAATAGTACTTATTGTATGTTTTGTTGTTTTTTGCATGATTGAAGTTTCGATGATACATGAAAATAAGGATGATAAGATATTTAATACATTAGCATATCAAGAGGAACAAAATACAATTTATTTACATGCAATGGGAGATGGACGTGAAACTTCTGGAGAAATATATGGGAAAAGTCATCTTGGTGCAGGATGGATTCATGGAAAAATAGAAACAAACTACAATCTATACTATGCGTTTATTGATAATGAAAAAGTGGTTATAAGAAGTATTCCATACAATGAAAACAATGTGAATATTTATGAGATAGGAGATAGTGGAGAGCCAAGAATTATTTTTCATAGGTATTATAAATCATATATCTGTGAAAAAGGACATGATAAGTATGATGAATATTACATATATGATATTTATATTCCTTCAATTTCAAATAGTATAAAAATTGATATGGAATAAGGCAATGGAGGTGGTCATAAATTTAGAACTTTTGGTGAAACAGATCATCAGGATTTGTATAGAATAACAGATGACGTACTCTTAGCAGTGAACAAATTTGTTCCTATCAAATATGAAAATAAAAAATATTTTACTGTATATAGAGGAAAAGTAAAACAAGGTAACTGTAATAAAGGATACCAAGATTGGCTCAAAGTCTTAAAGGAAGATTGCTATGATGAATACAGAAGTATAACAGTTCCCAAAGGTACAGTTACGTATATAGATAGACCTGTAGTTCCAACAGATAATCAATCAGATTGGAAATATGAGGTTAAGACAACAGGTAGTGCTTTGAGCGGAGACTTTGATATGATTGAAATGTTGCTTAGTTCCATTTTATATACAATCAGGACAGGAGAGGTAAAACATGAGCAATAAAATAAGAGTATATGAAAATAGATACTGGTTGTTAAATGATGATGTCTACGAACTGCATTTTACTCAATTCTATGATGATGAAATAATTCTCAAATTCATTCAAGACAAAGAAGATTCGGAGAATTATATTTATGTATCAGACTTATTGAATGTAGAACATGATGAAGAATTTGCAAAGTCAATAGAAGATGCTATGAAGCAGTTTGAGGATGTGATAGTAGATCATATTAAAGAAAAAATTGATTATTATGATGAAATGTTAGCTAAGTTTCTGGAGAAAAAATGATTAAATTCAGAACATTGGATTGAAAAATATGAAAACAGAAAACATAGTAATTGGACAACTTTATACATATAAAGATTTATGTAATCTACTTTGTATTATATGCGAAACTGCACAGAATAAAAAAGTAGAATTATTAGAAGAATTTGAAAGATATTTTGAATTCGAACAACCAGATAAAAGGCATTTTCTTATAACCAATATATACGATGTGTCATTGCCAGGATTAGATTATGGATACTTTTATAAAACTATGATTATTCCTGTGAAGTGTTCAAAAGAGGATTATAAGTATCTAATTAAATGTAGTAAATGGGTACGTGAGACTTCTAAGTAGTCTGGTTATAACTTGATCAGAAAGTCGATTGAAACCACACGAAACGCTCATTTTAAGAAAATAAAAAAGGAGAAACTTATGGAAGAAAATAGAACAATAACAATAGCTGAGTGTCAGGTAGAAACTATTAAGCATATTGAAAATGTAAGAAAGTATATCAGATCATTTTCGGACAAACTGATTACAAGAGGAGTGGAACATGACAGATTGAAGTTGGAGTCACCAGAGGTAGAAATTTTCACAGAATATACTCCAAAGTTAGCAGAATCTACATATAGCAGCGAAACGTATAATGAATTTCTCAAAAAAAATGAATGTAGCTCTACAACATCATTATGCTAACTATAGACACCATCCAGAACATTTTGAAAAAGGTATTAACGATATGAATTTGGTGGATATTGTAGAAATGATTTGTGATTGGAAAGCAGCTACACTTAGACACAATGATGGTAATCTTCTAAAAAGTATTGAAACTAATGCAAGAAGATTCGGTTACGATGACCAATTAAAGCAGATTTTTATAAATACAGCAAAAATGTTTGACGAACAAGGTTAGGTAATTTTTATGATAATGATAAACGGAAACTGGGAACAAGTCAAAGACTTGTCAGATGTTCTAAGAATTGTATCTGAAAATATTGGCAATGAATTTGCTCAGAAAGTAAAAGAGATCTTTGAGGAGGAATTGTATGATTTCAAATCCTAAGCATGGCTGGTGTAATTTCAATCTAGGAACATTTGAAGGTACACCAAGTTATTTGACCGATGTTCCACTAGATTTACTCGTTGCCTTTATAGATTATCATAATAAAGGCTGTGGAGTTGCTTGGTTTGATGAAGAAGGGACTGAATTCTCACTGGTAATAACCCCTTATTCGCTATTTATTATTGAGGAGAAAGAAAGAATCATCTTATATGATTTATCAGAGATGAATATAGAGAATATAGAGAAAGAACTTGTTGAAGATATAGAAAATAATTTATATGGTTGGATTTATTTTATGACAGATGATAATCCAGAGGAAATCAAGCAATATGAAATCAAGCTTATGAAAAAGCTGTCAACGTTAAAAAAAATATATTGGAGGATAAATAAATGTTATGGTAATGGAATGATACAGATAATGAAGATTGTGATACATACATTTATGATGGTGTAACAGATCATGAAATAAAGTGGTTAGAAGAAAAGTTATCGTCAAAGTTGTTGTTATAAATGATATAGTATCAAAGTCTTAAATACAATTTTAAGGTTTTGACGAAAGTTGCTTATGAATGTAATATGATGTTCATTTATTTTTTAGTCAGTATTATTATTTAAATTATAAATAATTACAGAAACTGTGTCATGCTGCGAATTATATTCATTCTTATGCTGGCAGCTTGTTAAGAAATGATGAGATTATTGTTTATAAGGAAAAGCAATGTTTTAAAAATAGGAGTAAATAATAATGATAATGGATGAAACTATCAAAGGTGTAAAACTTACTTTTTCCATAGAATTTAACAAAAAAGATAAAGGAATTTATATTGATAAAGTATTAGAAATAGAAGATAAATTAGCACAAATAATAGAAGAAGAACTAAAACATGATATCATTATAGGATTAGCGGAACCAATCGTAAATAGCATTTAAAGAATATATCTTCAGCAAAAATAAAGGGTAATATTAAATAAAGATAATATTACCCTTTTTTAGAAAGGATACTATATTATATGAGTACTTTTATATGTGAAAAGTGTGGAAAGCTTGATAATACAGCTTGTGGCAACAATTATTGGCACGCTATCATAAATAAATATAGAGAAGAAAAATGTGAAAAAATAAGCATTTGTTTTAAACCTGAATTTTCATATTTTGAAAATCATGTATGTTGTTCTGATTGTTGCGAAGGAGTTGCATTCTATGACAATTCAGGAACTTTACAAAAGGGTAATATTGATATTAAGAATAAAGAGCATTGGACAAAATTTGGTAAGGAAAAACTTCTTGAATGGGAAGCGAAGAATGATGGTTCAATGGTAAATGCAACAGAATTTTTTGTAAATAATAAACTATAATAAGTAAATTCTTAAATCCAAAGAATTTTGATATATGAAAGGACAATAAATGAAACCATATGATGTAGGATTGATATGTGGAAGATTTCAAACATTTCATAAAGGACATGAAAAACTAATAAATACAAGTTTAATGTTATGTGATAGAGTTCTGATCTTAATTGGTAGTGCACAAGAATACGGAACAGAACGTAATCCATTAAATATAAATACAAGAACTAATATGCTTAAAACCGTGTATGGTGATAATCCTAATATTATGATATATGGACTATCAGACATGACTAATGAAAATGATATATGTCCTGAATGGGGTAAATATTTATTAGATAATGTTGATAGATATATTTACAAAAATCCAGAAGTAATGATCTACGGAAATGATGAAAGCAGAAGTAATTGGTTTGATAAAAAAGATTTAAAAAATACTACAGAACTTATTATTAATAGAGACGATCTTCCTATATCAGCAACAATGTTAAGAATACTGATGGTAAATAACAACAGAAGGGAGTGGATGAGATGGGTAAATCCAAAATTACATAAAATGTATGATACTATAAGAAATGAATTGATGACAGTTGAATATTATCGTTGCCTAAGTAACAATTAGTATTCATATTAAATGGAGGAACATTTTATGTTATTAAATAATTTAGAAAAAAAGACTATTAATTTTGTTGAATGTAAACAAACAACTTCTAATATCATTGATTGTAAAAAATTTACAGGAAATATTGTTGATTGTAAAGAAATTACTCTTAACATTTCCGATTGTAACAAAATAATACTCAATTTGAACGATATACAAAATATTTCTTTATTTATATCTGATTGTAAAAATAGCAATATTGCAAATTGTAAGGAGAATGTTATTGGATAAATTAAAAAGGATAAAAGAATTAATTAGACAGCTGAATCAGTGTAGAGATTTATATTATAATAACTCTATATCAAAAATATCCAATTGGGAATATGATAATCTATTTGATGAACTAAAGCGATTAGAAGAAGAAACAAATATCATTATGACTAATTCACCAACTCATACAGTTGGATATGAAGTAAAATCCGAACTAAAAAAAGTAAAACATAGTCATCTTATGCTTTCACTAGATAAGACAAAATCACTATCTGACTTGAAAAAATTCTCTGATGATAAAGATTGTTTGCTTATGTGTAAAATGGATGGACTTAGTATTTTACTATCATATAAAAACGGAGAACTAATTAAAGCAGAAACTAGAGGTAATGGAGAGATTGGTGAAGATGTAACTCATAATGCAAAAGTTTTTGAAAATATACCATTACATATTGATTACACTAAAGAACTAGAAATTGAAGGAGAAGCAATAATTACATATGATGATTTTGAAAAAATAAACAAAGAACTTCCACCAGATAAAAAATATTCTAATCCGCGAAATTTAGTAAGCGGATCGGTTAGACAGTTAGATAGTGGTATAGCTAAAAAAAGACATATTAAATTTATTGCATGGAAAGTACCTACAGAAAAAGATTTTATGCTTTCCGGATTTCAGGATGCAGAGGAACTCGGTTTTGAGATAGTACCATATTCTTACATTCCTAAAAAAACAAAAAATTTAGAATATTACATTGAAAAATTAAAAGAAGTCGCTAGTAAAAAAAACTTTCCTATTGATGGTCTTGTAATATCATATAATGATATTCAATATGGAAAATCTTTAGGAATAACTGAACACCATCCAAAACATTCTTTATCATATAAATTTTATGACGATATTTATCAAACGAAATTATTAGATGTAGAATTTACGATGGGTAAAACAGGCGTTCTTACTCCTACTGCTGTTTTCGAACCCGTAGATATAGATGGTAGTATAATTGAGAGAGCTTCATTACACAATATTTCCATTATGAACAAACTTGGAATAACCCATAAAGGGCAGATAGTAAATGTCTATAAAGCAAATACCGTAATACCACAAATTGATTCTGTAGAAGAAGATGATACTGAAATTACAAACAGTAATATAATTACTCCATTAAATCTTTGTCCATTTTGTCATTCTGATACAAGCATTATTAAAGATAATGATACAGATGTTCTTGTTTGTACAAATCCAAACTGTAAAGGAAAATTGTTAGGTAAGTTATCACATTTTGTAAGTAAAAATGCAATTGGCATAGAAGGACTATCGGATCAAACACTACAAAAGTTTATTGATTTAGGGTGGCTGAGTTCATTCAAAGATATTTATTATTTATCGGAACACAAAGAAGAAATGTACAAAATTAATGGGTTTGGAAAAAAGTCTGTAGATAAACTATTAGAAAGCATTGAGAAAAGTAGAAATACTACATTGGATAGATTCATATATGGATTATGTATTCCTTTGATTGGAAGAACTGCAAGCAAAACCATATCATCCTTTTGCAGAAAAATTGCCATTAGAGATTTATTAGATGACATTTACGTGTTTTATAACTATGGAACATTTAATGCTAATGATCTGAACGGCCTTGGAGAAATAATGTGTAAATCATTAAATGACTATATTTCTCAAAAGAAAAACGAAATAATGGAACTTTCAAAAGAGTTTAATATAGAATCTAATATAAGAAAACAAGATAATATAACCAACAATTTAATTCTAACAAACATGGTATTTGTTATTACAGGGTCACTCAACCATTATAAAAATCGCAATGATCTAATAAGTGTTATTGAACAGTTTGGTGGTAAAGTATCAGGGTCAGTATCATCAAAGACCTCATACCTAATAAACAATAATATTACAAGTACGTCTGGGAAAAATGCAAAAGCAAAACAATTAAATATACCTATTATTTCAGAAGAAGATTTTATTCAATTGATATCATAAATATATTAAATATTGGCGTATTTAATATAAAAAATTATAACATACACACAGTCATAAATATTTTCCTCAATATGAATAACAAGAAAATAATAAAAAGGAGTTTTAATTATAAATGAACAAGAACTTAACAAGAGATTATGATATTAAGAAAAGAGTTCACATAAGTACCCCAGAATTTGCAAATAAATTATGCGAAATATGTACACCATATACGAAAGAATTTGATATTGACATTGTTAGAGGAAGATGTGTTTTAGATGCATCAAGTATTCTTGGAATAACATCAATGCTTGGTAATGATGTAGATGTTATTCCACATACAAATAATCGGAAAGTAGTTGATGAATTATTTAAAAAGATAGCAGCGATTAAAGATAAATATAAATAAAATAAATTGAAAGGTTGGAATATACAAAATGAAATTTGATAACACAGAAGTAATGAATTTTGATAACGCTTTAAGGGGAATGCGAAATCCCATGAACAGCTGGGATAAATCAGACAGCTATTATGGCTGTGATATTTTAAATTATCGCTGTAATGATTGTCCAGAATATGCATGTAATGGTTACGAAAAAAAATATATAATTGGTAAAAATGATATGAAACTTGCACAACAGCTTATTAAAGCAGGATCAGAGCATAGAAAGTTTATGCGTCAAATATTTGTATCAGTAGATATTACAGCTCCGCTTTATTGGTGGAAAGAGTTTGATACATATAAGGTAGGGACAGTTGCGAATAGTACAAGTACAATGCACAAACTGGCAACTACTCCTATTACATTGGATTGTTTTGAAACTGATGATTACAATAAAGAAATAGCTTGTTTGCCAGGATATACTTTTAATTTCACAGAAACCTTAATTTCATATTGTGAATCTTTAAGATTAAAATATCTTGAAACTAAAGATGTTCGCTATTGGAAAGAGCTTATCCGTTGGCTACCTGAATCATGGTTACAAACAAGAACAGTAACTATGTCATATGAAAATTTACTTGCAATGTGTAGTAAAGGACAGAGACGCCATCATAAGTTGAACGAGTGGAGCGGACAAGATGATAATACAAAACCTAATTTTATCTCATGGGCGAGAACATTGCCATATGCACAAGAACTGATTTTTATTGATGAAGTGGAGGAATAAATACACATATGATTATTGTTTTGTTAGGGGCTTCCGGATCAGGGAAGTCCACAATTGAAAATGAACTTGCAACACACCATGGCTTTGAAAAGATTATTTCATATAGTAAATAACGGAGGAAAATATTTGAACAAACAAATTTTTGTTATAAATGGATCAGGTGGTGTAGGAAAGGATACATTTGTAAAATTAGTATCAGACGAATTAAATGATATTATGAAAAGATTTCATACAGTAGTTAATTTTTCGTCTATTGATAGAGTCAAAGAAATTGCAAGATATATTGGTTGGAATGGTGAAAAAACAGAAAAAGACAGAAAATTTTTATCTGATTTAAAATCTTTAAGTAGTAATTATTGCGACATGCCTTTTAAAAGCATGAAAAATAAAGTCAGCGAATTCCTGGAAAATAAAGAAAACATCATTCTATTTTTACATATTAGAGAACCATATGAAATAGCAAGAGCTGTCGAGGAATTTAAGGCAAAAACCATCTTAATTGTTAGAGATTCTGTTAATCAAATCACATCAAATATATCAGATAAAAATGTATTTAATTACAATTATGATTACATAATTTATAACAATAAAAATTTACTTGATTTAAGAATTGAAGCTAAAAATTTACTGCATAAAATAAGTTGAATCAAGTAACTGTTTTATCTAAAAATAAATATTATCACATTAAATTTATCTATGAGGAGACAACACTTGAGCAAATACAATATATATTTATCTGGAGCAGAAAAATGGTATATAGATAATGCAAATACAAATTATCCATTCACTTGGAGAAAATTAGTAGAAGAATGGATTAATAGATTTGGTGATAACATGAAAGCAATCAATCCATGCAATTATTACTCAAATTATAACGATAATTTTATAAGATCTGATCAAGAAATAAGACGCTTATTATTATATAAAATTAGCAAGTGTGACATTTTATTAGTCAATCTGGACCATATTAAAGATTCTGTTATTACTTTGAACGAAGTCTTTTTCGCAGACGCCCATAATATTCCCATCATTGGATTTTACGAATATAAAGATGATAAAGACTATGGGGACGATAGATATCTGACAGAACCTTGGATTTTAGATTCCTGTAGTAGAATTGAAACCAATAAAACAACAGCGTTAACCGATTCCCTTATATACATTAAAAATTATTATTGTTCATAGAAAATATATAATAATATGATATGTGTTGTTCCGTTACTCTTTAAGTATAATTTTACATGATTTCAAGAATGGAAGTATCAAAAAAGCAAAATGTTTTAATGTAGAATTACAAGTATGAAAAAATATTATCAAACAAGAAAAATATTTTGAAATGTATTATTTCTTATTTAAAAAATCATGATTATTCATCATCTTTTAGAGAATTATGCAATGTATAGGATTTAAAGTACTTCAAGCATACAATATAAAATAAAATGTTAGAATATGAAATATTCGAAACAGATTGTGGTATTGGTATGTCAAGAGCACTTAGAGTACTTGGATATACATTAATGAAGATTTAATAAATATACTTGTTTTCAACGAGTGAAGGAAGGGGTATATAAATATGAAAATTGATTTATTTGATGGATTTTTTAGGTTTGATTTTGATTGGAAAGCAGTTGTAGGTATTGGAATTATTATTTTGGGATGTGCTTTATTAAATATGTAAGGAGGAAATGGTTATTGACAGTACAAAAAAGAGATGGACGTAAAGTTAAATTTGATAAAGAGAAAATCAAGATAGCTGTTCTAAAAGCATTTATAGATGTAGATGGCGAGGAAACGGCTTATGCAAAAGAAAAAGCCAGGGATATCGCTAATTTTATAGAAGCTTTAAATAAGAGCATGACTGTTGAGGAGATTCAGGATCAGGTAGAAGAAAGACTGATGGCAAGTAATCGTAAAGATGTGGCGAGAAAATATATTATATATAGAAACGAAAGGAATAAAATTAGAAAATCTAAAACATATGCAGTATTTAACAGCATAGTTAATACTGAGTCTAATGATGTTACAAAAGAAAATGCAAATATGAATGCTGAAACACCTGCTGGCATGATGATGAAGTTTGCAAGTGAGACAACAAAAGCATATACAGATGATGAATTAATTAGTAATGAAGCAAGAGAAGCAGTTGATAATAATTATATCCATATACATGATAAAGATTATTATCCAACCAAGTCATTAACTTGCCTACAGCATCCTCTTGATAGAATTTTAAATAATGGTTTTAGGGCAGGACATGGTTCAAGTAGACCAGCAAAAAGAATTGAGACAGCTTCAATTATTGGTTGCATCAGCATGGAGACGGTACAAAATGAGATGCATGGAGGACAAGCAATTCCAGCATTTGATTATTATTTGGCACCATACGTAAGAAAAACATACATTGAAGAAGTAGAGAAACTCATTGAGTTTACTGGTATTGATTACACTTACCTCTTTGATGAAGAAATTGAAGATTATGTAAAAAGACCATTAAAAACATTGACAGGTAAAGACAGAGTAAAACAACAAGCAATTAATAAAACTGTATCAAGAGTTCATCAGTCTATGGAGGCATTTATTCATAATATGAACACAATACATAGCCGTGGTGGGAATCAGGTTGTATTCAGCTCAATAAATTATGGTACAGATACGAGCGCAGAAGGAAGATGTATTATTCGAGAAATTTTAAACTCTACATATGATGGAGTGGGTAACGGAGAAACACCAATTTTTCCCATTCAAATTTGGAAACTGAAAAAAGGATTGAGTGCAGAAAAAGGCGATAAGAATTATGACTTATTGGAACTTGCTTGTAAAGTAACGGCAAGACGATTTTTCCCAAATTTCATTAACTTAGATACTCCATTTAATATAAATAATCTATGGAATGAGAAGGATCCTGAAAGATATAAATATGAATGCGCAACAATGGGCTGCAGAACGAGAGTGTTTGAAAATAGACATGGGGAAAAATCATCTATTGGAAGAGGGAATTTATCTTTTACGACAATCAATATTGTTAAACTTGCGTTAGAATGCATGGAAATTGAGAATTATGAGAAGAAGATATGTAAATTTTATGAAAAATTAGATAAATACACAGATGTAGCAGTAAGACAATTGTATGACAGATATTGCTTCCAAAGGACAGCACTTAAATCGCAGTTTCCTTTATTAATGGCAGGATTGTGGAATGATTCTGATAAATTGGATAAAAACGATAAGGTTGAAGATGTTTTAAAGCAAGGAACATTAGGTATAGGATTTATCGGACTTGCTGAATGCCTAATTGCATTAACAGGAAAACATCATGGAGAATCTGAAAAATCACAGAAATTGGGTATTGAAATTATTACACATCTTAGAGATAGAGTAAGAGTATGGGCTGATGAATATGATTTGAATTATTCTGTGTTGGCTACACCAGCAGAAGGACTATCAGGAAGATTCACTAAGAAAGACAAGAAAGATTTTGGAATAATTGAACATATAACAGATAAGGAATATTACACAAATTCAAATCATGTACCTGTGTGGTATCACTGCACGATTAAACATAAAGCTGAAGTTGAATCTCCATATCATGAATTAACTCTCGGAGGGCATATCTTCTATGTAGAATTGGATGGTGATGCAACGCACAATCCAGAAGCAGTTATGCAGGTAGTTAAAATTATTCGCGATAATAATATTGGATATGGTTCCATTAATCATTTGAGAAATCGCTGTCTTGATTGTGGTTGGGAAAGTGCTATAAGAGACTTAAAGCAATGTTTGGAGTGTGGAAGCGAAAATATAGACACTATTGAAAGAATTACTGGCTATTTAGTTGGAGCAATAAATAGTTGGAATAATGCAAAATTAGCAGAACTTAATGATAGAGTTTGCCACAATTGAAACGGAGGTACTGATATATAGATAATATTAAATGTATATTATCGGATTCTGTTGATGTAAAACTTGGAAGCAAGAATATGAAATACTATAAAGAACTTGGTTACAATGGTAATTTTGGAGATGTCATTCATGTAAAAGTGGATGACATCAAACCAACATCGCATGTCAAAATTAATACAGAATGTCCGATGTGTAAAAAGGAACATAGAATTCAATATTGTGATTATTATAAACAACAACATACGTTGTGTAATTCTTGTGCTACAACATATTTTAACACTAAAAATAATGTTTGTATCTATTGTGGTAAAAAGGCTACTAAAATATTTGATGGTCATTATTATTGTAGTAAACATACTGAACATATGAAAAAATATGGGAAGTGTTTAGCAACTACTTGTTGTGATTTGAATGAAATTTCATATGAGAATGATTACGCCATACTACATGTTAGAGGTTCTGATCAAATTGATATAGCATTAGTTAAAATTGATTTAAACGCAGTTGATTATGTAAAGCATATCCATTGGTTATATAGCAAGACAGACGGATTTATTGTATCAAAAGATAATATCAAATTACATAGGTATTTATATCGAAATTTGATTGGTGATATAGAATGCAATTATATTTTGTTTAAAAATAATGACATGTATGATATGAGATATAAAAACTTGATACAATCTAATGAAAAAACTTTTAGATTATTTTCAGATAATAATACTGATATAGATGGGATATTTATAAAGGATAATTTACAAGTTGGAATTATAGACGACACTCATTATAAATTATTAAATATACGAGATTTAAAAGATATTGAAAGTAACAGAAAACCCATTATTGTTGAGGTTGGCGAAAATGGATGCTGGAATTGTATAAGTCATAGTCAACATCCAGATGGTTATGTTTATGTATACTCTGGAAAGAAAAAGATAAAACTCCATAAACGTGTTCTTGAAATAAAATTAGGAAGAGAACTAAAAGTTAATAATGACGAACTAACGAGACATATGTGTGACAATCCGCAATGTTGCAATCCAGATCATTTAATTATAGGAAATTCACAAGAAAATCATGACGACATGGTTTCGCGTGGAAGAGGATATTGGCAAAATCATACAGGATACTTTAAATGGTATGAACGAGAAGGTAGCAAGCAAAAAAAACAACCCAAACCATTGTTAACAGAAGAAATAATTATTAATATTTATAAGGATGCATTACAAAATTGCATTCCTTATAGGCAATTAGATAAAAAATATGGAGTTGGGAGGGGAGTTTCTTCAAATATTGCAAATAAAAAGACTTATAAAAATATCACTGAAAATATTGATGTCATAGATAATAGACACATATTAGATAATACAAAAAAAGAAGATTATATTATGGTTAAGAATCTTAAAGATGGTAATTTATATACCAATAGAGAAATTACAGATTTAACGGGGATAAATAGAGAAACTGTTAGAAATATCGTTAATGATACATGGACATATTCATACAAAGATATTAAAAATTATAATGATAAATTTATTGGCGATGGATCTGGTGTTATCTATTATATGGATATTGAATACGACACTATTGTAGATGGCGTTGGTTTTAGAAACACAGTATATTGCGCAAAATGTAATTTACATTGTAATGGATGCCATAATCCACAAAGTCACAATATAAAAAATGGAAAACCTAGTTCTGTTAATAATTTGGCAAAATTATTACTTGAAAATGGTAATGATATTACTTTTTCAGGAGGGGAATGTAGTTTACAAGCAAAAGCGTTTATTAAATTAGCACAAATGTTAAAAAACGAAAATAGAAATATCTGGTTATATTCAGGACATACATATGAAGAATTAATTGGCGACTCTGTTACAAGTAAATTACTAAATTTAGTGGATGTTCTGGTAGATGGTAGATTTGAAAATGATCTTAGAAATACTGATTTACTTTTTAAAGGATCTTCTAATCAAAGGATTATTGATTTAAATGAGACTAGAAAGGCTGGAGAAGTTGTTTTATGGAGAAGGTAATTATAAATGATTACATACGAGGGGAACCACTGGCAAAAGAAAATCTTGATGACGTTCTTGATTTGGTCAATGAATTCCGTCTTTCATCTCAATACAAATCCATTTGGATATATACAGGCTATACATGGGAATACATATTTGAACAAAAATATCATTATTATCCTAAAACTCAAAAAACTGAAATAGATAGGTTGAAAAGACAACAAATTATATCTCAATGTGATGTGTTAATAGATGATAGATACTTAGAATCACAACAAAATATTTCATTAAATTGGCGTGGTTCATCAAATCAACGAGTAATTTCTGTAAAAGAATCATTATCATCTAATAGAATTATTTTATATTGTATATAAACTGTTTTTATTATTAAAAATATAAAACTTATCTACTAAATGTAACGTTAATCACTCAACGGACTTCTTCGAAAGGAAGTCCGCAAATAATAGAGCACTCTCGGAAACTCAATAGAGAATAAGCAGGAAAAGGTTGATTTTCAGAAATGAGAGGGATAAGGGATGGATGATTATGGGGCTTGAGCAGTCCAGAGAGCATAAAGAATAAAAATGTGCATGACTTTAAAACCTGTCGAAAAACAGGCCTGAAAGAATCCGGAAGCAGGAAACTTGGTTTATGCCACTGTCTGCACCTGCTGTTTATAGCGGACATCCAGATGGATGCAGATTCCAATCATGGTTGTCATGAAAGAATAATGCTCCTTTGTGTGTATGAACATACGGTGCAGTCCGTAATCATTGAGGATGCGGTTGTTGATACGTTCCGTGGCGGTGCGTTGATTATAAATCTTCTTATAAGCATCTGTGCCGCGGCGGGAGAAGCGGTTGAATTAAGCTTGTATCCATTTTGAAAGGAAGTGAGATTTTGAAAGTTTTAGTAGCCTGTGAGGAAAGCCAAAGGGTTTGTATAGAGTTTCGGAAGTTAGGGCATGAAGCGTATTCCTGCGACATAGAACCGTGTAGCGGAGGGCATGAAGAATGGCATATACAGAATGATGTTCTGCCGCTGCTGAATGGAAACTGTGAATTTCAGACATTGGATGGCGCAGCGCATAGAATTGACGGCAAATGGGATATGAATTTTTCCTCACAAAAGAAGCTGCTGAAAATGTATTAAAGGAAATGGAAAACAAAGTTAAACATCATTATTGCAAGTTGTGTGGCGCATATATAGAGGAAGATAATTTAAAAGTATGCGATAAATGCGCATCAGAATTTAAATTTTAAGCGAATGGAGGAATAGCTGATATGAAAAGCCCACAAGGATTTATTTTATACCGAATATGGTATGGAAATTGTTTGGCATATTTAGGAAGAACAAAGCAACCGTTACAAGCAAGGCTTAGAGGTCATATGTTCGCCAAACCTATGCACAGAGCAATAGACATACATAATGTAACGAAAATTGAATATACGGAATTTCAGAGCGAAGCCGACATGAATTTGTATGAAATTTACTTTATCAATCTTTGGAAACCTCCGTTAAATGTTGACGATAAGGCAAAAGACGAATTATCCATTGTTCTTTCTGACTGCGAATGGAAGGAGTTTGTTCCTAAAAATTGGGAGGAATGGAAGAATACCATAGACAAAGACAATAAAGGTGTTGCAATTTGGCATAAATTGAGAAACGAAAAGGCGGTTGCGAAAGGGATGATTGAATGACAAGAGAACAAGTTCAAGAACTTCTCGCAACAATTCAAGTGGCATTTCCGAATTTTAACCCAAAAGATAAGAAAGCAACAACAAATTTATGGCTAATGATGTTGTCGGATTATACATACGAACAAGTTTCATCATCCCTAAAAGAATACATCCAAGCTATTTACAATAATATTAAACTTCCAACGCGTAAAACAAGCAAATCTGCAGGGTATGATTTTTTATTCCTATGGATGCAATTTTTTGTTCAGAAGGAGAAATGGTAATACCAACTGGAATTAAATGTACAAACATTCCAGATAATAAAATTTTATAATTTCAAACTCAAAATATTAATTCGATATCCAATTTTGATCTTGTAAATATAACTGGTATTATCGACGCAAATACTTCAGATCCTACAGAAGAATATCATATTATTATTAAAATTACAAACAATAGTGAATTTGAATTTAATATAGATCAAGGCAAACCATTTTGTCAAGGTATAATTCAAAATTACTACATTACAAATGACGACAAACATATAGTAGCAAACTAAATATTTATGGAGTTAAAGAAATTGACAAAAAATATTCATCATAAAAATAATTCAGTTAATGAATCTAATATTATAGATAATAAGGAGTTTTCTACAGAAGACCTTATAAATATAATATTTCTAAATAATCCTTTACACACACTATCATTTATTTCTGATATATTAAAAATTTCTAATAAAAATAATTAATCACATGTTCTAAAAAATTATGAAAGGGTAGTTTACTTGGAAAATATATTAAAAAATAAATACATAATAAAAGACTTTTCCCATAAAAACTTACATGCTTTAGGATTTTGTCATAATAAAATAACAAGTGATTGCGACAGAAAATATTATTCTATGCGTTTCCCTGTTGTAAAATATAATTCATCTGCTTCTATAGAAGGAGAAATCACAATCGACACAACTGACGGATCTATTTTTCTAAATGTATATGACCTAAAAGGAAATTATTATACTCCATTCTATAATTATGAATATGGTAATTTTGATGATATACTAAAAATGATATATAAAAATATCAACAAACAATTAAAAAAATGTAAAATAAAGAAAATGAGGCTTAAAAATTCATGAGTGAAAAAATGATAACAACAAACGAATGTGAAAAGTGTAATTATAGTATTTTAGATGAAACTAATAAAGCAAAAATAATTATATACTGCAAATTAAAAAATAAAAAATATATTTATGGACAGCGTATTCCTTGTGATAATAAAAATATTACATCGTAAACTGTAATATTAATTTACGATAATTTTTATAAAGTAAAAATCTGGATTTAATCTTAAAATTTTTATAATAGAAAGGATATATTAATGAAAGAAAAAATAAAAATAAATATTAAATATTTTTCAGATAAAATTGAGAAATTATGTTATGTTAACGGAAAATCAGATTGGATTGATTTGAGATCTGCAGAAAATATAAAACTAAAAAAAGGAGAATTTAAATTAATACCTCTTGGGATAGCTGTACAATTACCAAAAGGATATGAAGCACATATGATACCAAGAAGTTCTACATTTAAAAATTTCGGTATAATTCAAACAAATCACATGGGACTTATTGATGAATCCTATTGTGGTGACAATGATCAATGGTTTTTCCCAGCACTTGCAATGCGAGATACAGAAATACACATAAATGATAGAATATGCCAATTTAGAATTTTAGAACATCAACCTGAATTAGAATTTTATGAAGTCACTAAGCTAAATCATGCAAATCGGGGCGGACATGGAAGCACTGGAATAAAATAAAAATAATTAAGAGTAATCTTTAAAATTATAGTTTATTAAAGATTATGGATTTATATCAATACTATTCGTAAAACATGTCTTTTGCGAATAGTATTGTTTTCTATTTCACCAAAATACCTACTAACTAAATTATATCTTACAATCAAATAGTAAACGGTAAAAAGCGCGTACCGTGCATAATAGAAGAAATTTGTATATAATGGCCTTGAGAATAATCTATCTCAAGGCTATTATTAGTTACTATTGAAACTGTGAAAACTTATATCACTTTTCACAGTCCATGTACATAGCTTTGAAAACTCATACCAGTTTTGAAAGTGAGGTGTAGTTAGTGTCAGATTTAAAACACGATGTAATCGCAGAGCGCTGGGCCGTGCTCATAAAGGAACGCA